AAATAATCGTTTTTCATAATGCGAAGTAAGCAATACTTCACGAGTATAAAAAATAATCCCCGCTAAAAATCTACTGAGCCTAAATATTGACTTAGCTCAACCAAGCAAAATTTATCTGTAATACAAAAAATGACTGCTTCATTCTCATGAAGCAGCCACCAACAAAATACACGATGTAACACAACTATGTTTTATACATATCAGTTATTTAATATCGATTCCACAAGGATTGAGTCCCGGACCACCACCACCTGTATATCCCCTACTTTCTCCTGTGTCCCATGGAGAAATCCAAAAAGCATATAAATCTCCACAAGTAACATAAAACTTCACTTTAACTATCTTGCCTGAAAGAGCAGCAAGTTTTTTACCTGATTTCCAAGTTACCAATTGTTTAGTACTGTTCAAATCATTCATTTCCTTACAATCCTCTCTGGAAAATCCCGTAATCACATTACCATTTTCATCCATTATCTCCACCTGCAAATCCTTTGCTTGTGCATTCACAAAAAAATGATTACCATCAAACTTTATTTTCTCGGTAACAAGTACCCCTTCTGTGTCTGTATGCATGGAAACGAACCCATCACGACGTAAAGTTGCCAACCCAGTAGAAGTAAATCCATCCCACATCACTTTATTCTTCATTCTTCCACTAGAATACAAATACAAAGAATCACCAACAATGAGAGGTACGCCAATAATAGACTGCATATTTCCCCAGTTCCATGCCCCTTCCGTTTCATTTACTCCCATAACAGGTTCATAACTGGGACGATAAAAATGAAAACCATCCCGACTATATCCCATCCCTATTTCATTTCTTTTCTGAATACCTAACTTACCACAGAGATCATTCTCTGGTCCTTTCCACATAGCATAGAACCCTAGCATAACACTTTCATAAGGCATAGCATCAAAATTATAAATGGCTGGACGCACATCAGGAAATTCAGGATGTGGCAGTTCCTTATCGGAAGGAGTAAACCACAAAACTATATTTTTATCCTTTATTCCTTTAGCCAATGAATGCGCCACGCTAACTGCCATCTCTGGATCTTCATTTTCCAAATAGCCTCTAGAGCGTCCGTCTGCTTTACTCCCCTGCCGTAGACTAATAGCCCATTTTTGAGTAAACGGATTATAGAAAGCAGTGGTACGATCCCCCACCGGTCCTGATTGCGCAACTCCTTCCGACCAATGAATACCATCTTTTGAATATTTTAAAATTATTTTCCATCCTCCACTATGTTTTTCCACATTGAAGAATTTGAAACGTTTTTCTGGTTCTGGACACATTTTATCGAGCCAAACTGTAGCCGCATCCCGATCACAAGTATCTACAATATTCGTACCCGGCACTATATCCATATTCACTTTTTCCCAATGCTTCCCATCTTTTGACTCCGCATAACAAGTATAAAAGCTTTGACGATGTTTGTGCATAGATCCGGCACCAGCCAAATACCACATTTTAAATTTTTGTTCGCTTTCATCATACCATATTCCATCACTGAAAGGAGCAGCATAAGGAGCACGTTCAAAAGTGTATTCCCACTCCTTATCCGGAGCAAGTACCGGATTATTCTCATAGAACATAGCCTTATGGGAAACACGCTCCATATCTGTTTCTGCAATTAAAAAATCATCAACGAATAATTGGCGTCCTAGATTTACAGAAATAACAGTCGGTTTGTTTGAAATATAAGGTAAAGACATTTCGCAACGTACTCCATCATCAATCATACTAGGAGGCCATTGCTCGGGCAGCACAATGCCATTATGCAATGTTCTACCATTCTCTTTCACCGTTTTATCATTGGAAGATGACACACAGCCGGCAAAGCAAGCTGCACATATAATATAATAAAATACTTTCATAATTATTCTATTTTTAATTACCATCCTGGATTATTTTTAGTGATATATGGATTACCCTCTACTTCATCAATTGGCAATGGAACCCATTCATTCTTATTTTCCTTAAACCCCATATATTGAGCCCTGCTAAACCTTTTAAACAAAGGATCAGTATTTTCCAATTCGCGAAAACGCTCTACTACTTTACCCCAACGAAGCAAGTCAAAGAATCGGAAGCCTTCATAGGTAAGTTCTAGAATACGTTCATCTTCAATAGTTCTCATATTAGCTTCTGTTACATGAGGTACTCCTACCCTATCGCGTACTTTGTTTATTGCTTCTAACGGGGTTATGTTTGCAGTGGCTTTCCCTCCCATTACTACAGCTTCAGCATACATCAGCAAAACATCCGAATAACGAATCATTCTCCAGTTTACTCCTTGTGCACGTCCATTAAAAAAATGCCCACCAGCATCATCTGTCGGAGGTAAGGTCCAATCCAACCATTTCCTACTACACATTTTATATCCCATTGCCAACTCATATTGTTCACCAAATGTTCCTTCCTTTGAACCCATTTCTGCTTCCCAATCCTTCCCTTCAAGAAAAGTAACCTTCATACCTTTCGGACGTATAATCTCCGATACATTATCATTAAAAACAAACGAACCAAACATACGTGGATCAGTTTCTCCTGTCACTGTTTTTGACGCTACAAATTTATCATATAACCAATTGTGCATAACCTGTGCAGAACTATTCGAATTTCTACTTCTATTCATTATACACATTTTACACCGGACATCATTGAACAACCCACTGTCCACAAATCCTGGGTTAAATCCTGTATTCAACACTCCGACAAATTGTACTTCAAAAATAGATTCATCATTATTTTCATGTGCCACATCAAAGTTCCATGAATAGTCATCTACCAATCTGTAGTTTCCACAATTACCATTAATGATTTCTGCAAAAGCCGCAGCAGCCTCATCATAATAAGTTGTTTGTGAAGTTCCATATTTGGGTTCAATACCGGATCTATAAAGATATGACTTACCCAAAAGTGCATAAGCAGAAGCTTTCGTCACACGTCCTTTATTTTTAGCATCCCAAAAATTCTTGTCAGGAAGTAAATCTTTAGCTTTGATCAGATCATCTATAATAAAATCCCAAGCCTCTTCAGGTGTTGCCTGAGGCTTATATTCATTAGGAGCCTTAGGCAATTCTTTAATCAAAGGAATATTCCTATAATTGATGAATAAAAAGAAATGTGTAAATGCACGAAGAAAATAAGCCTCCCCCAAATATGCATCCTGTAATTCTTTATTGCTGAATTCTATTTCAGTAAGACTTTCAATCATTTGGTTAGCTTGGGAAGCAGCTGTATACATTAACTGAAAAGGTTGAACCAATGAATAATAAGAAGGGGTAAACTCTTCATTATAAGCACCTGGTACTCCATAATCAGCTACCGAACACCCCTCATCACTACGAGTCAACATCAAACCAAATCCACAAGCTCCCAAATTACGAGGAGTCGAAATATACCCATAGATACCAAGAATTCCCTTATTACAATTTTCTAGTGTAGTATAAAATGAATTAACGTCTGATTGATTAGGATTCACCGCCAAATCATTAAAAATATCTTCACATGAGCCCATCATTCCAATAGTTACAAAACTGATAATGATAACTATAATTTTACGCAACATTATTTTCATACTTATTCTGTTTTTAGAAAGTTAAATTGACACCAAGATTATATACTCTAGAATTCATTGTTGCTTCATGAGGACTTTCCTGTGCTTGCCAGAAACCATCCACACCTCTGTCAAACAACACGTTTGAACTAACTTCGGGATCATACAAGGGATATTTTGTGATAGTGAATAAATTTTGTACCCCCGCATATATTCTAAATGATTCTATATGGAATTTTTGCAATAATTTCTTATTAAAGGAATAACCGATTTGTAGATTCTTGCATCTGAAATAAGAACCATCCTCCACATAGAATGTACTTGGAAGCGAGTTTATGCCAGAACTGTTTTTACTATTCAGTTTAGGAGCTTCTGCATTAGGATTTTGCGGAGTCCATGAATTATAGAAAGCATCCTTTAGGGTAGCACTATTAGCTCCTCCAAAATACCAATCATATTTCATTAAAGCAAAAATATCGTTACCTTGCGTTCCTTGGAAAAAAGCAGTCAAATCCCAATTCTTATAACCTACATTTATATTTAAACCATAAGTAAAATCCGGATGAGGATTACCAATATCCGTTTTATCATTCTCATCAATCTTCCCATCCGGTTTTCCTGTCAATACACCATTCACACTACCATTATTATCCTGAAAAATAAAATTACCATCATTATCAAAACCTTCCACCACATATCCCCAAAAGGTACCAATAGGCAAGCCCGGTTTAGTAATAGTAGGACGGTCATTAAAAGAACCACTCATCATCACCTCTGCCTTAATGGGTTGTACTCCCTCACCCAAACTCTTTACTTTATTTCTTAATGCCGAAATATTGGCAGTAACATCCAAACTCCAATCCTTCCAATTATTACGATAACCTACCGTAAATTCAAAACCTTTATTTTCAACAGATGCAGAATTAAAGACTGGCAAATCCCCCCCATTAGTCATAATGGTTTGCCCTGACGATGCTAATGGAAGTAATGGAGCAAGTAAGTCATTATTATCTTTCCAAAAATATTCAGCTGTAAAAGAAATTTTATTATTCAGAAAAGCCATTTCCAATGCTACGTTTTTAGATATTGATTTTTCCCAAGTCAAATTTTCCTGAGCAAATTTGGTTACATAACCATTCATCACACTACTTTGACCAATCTGATTTTCACCGAATACAGAAGGTATTGGACCATAAGCCGTAGAAAGGAAAGAATATGAATCTATAAAATTAGCTCCTAATTCACCATAACTAGCTCTAATCTTCATTTTACTTATCCATTCTATATTAAAAAAATTCTCTTCATGTATATTCCAACCCACTGAAACCGAAGGAAAGTAACCGACCCTATTTCCTTTAGCAAATTTGGAAGATTTATCACTACGAATACTTGCAGAAACAAGATAACGCTCCTTATAGTCATAGTTCAAGCGAGCAAAAAAGGAGAGTAAAGCTGAATTGTATTCTTCACTTGTTATATCTCCTTTCCCATTAAAAATAGTAATATTAGGACCACCCAAATCTGTAGAACCAGAACCAATCCCCATAGTTCTATAGTATTCTCTCATCCAACTTGTACCTACCATTGCGTCAATAGTATGACCAGCAAACATATTCTTATAAGTCAAAATGTTATCAATTGTATAACTAAATCGCTGTCCACGACTTTCAGATAGTGAATTAATCGTTCTGCTATAATCAGGATCTGCATTACCATTCTCATCCCAATTGGAGTCAAAAGCAATGGACCGAGATATATTATTTGTTGATATATAGTCACCTCCAAGTAGTAGCTTATAATCCAATCCTTTATATAAATTCAGTCCTATATTCAAACTACCAGTAACATTAACTGTTTTATTTCTTCGAACAGTATTGGAATAAGATGCAAACGGATTAGTAACTTTTCCTTCATTTACATAATAATCTTTACCTGCAGATACATACCTTCCCTCTACATCAGTCATTGGAACAGTAGGAATCCCCATCACCATCCTTACTTGAGGCTCCTTATTTGTAAAAGCAGCAGAAAGAGTTTCACTAACAGTCAAACGTCCTTTCTTAAACGTTCCATTGACACGTGCATTATATTTCTTAAAACCAGAAAATTCCATAATACCTTGCTGATCAAAATACCCCAAACTTGTATTAAAAGTTGAATATTCACCACCACCAGAAATTGAAGCATTCAAATTATACATAGGAGCATTTCTTAGATATGCATCTTGCCAGTCAGTATTAATATCAGGATTAGTAGGATGAATATTTTCTGGAGCTTGAGTCTGGTTTGTTGAATTTGCAACAATTTGCTTAGTATATTCGCGATGCTCATTTGCATCTAGAAAATCAAGATATTTAGAAGGAGTCTGCAAAGAATAGTTTGCAGAAATTTCAACTTTTGCTTTACCTTTTTGACCATGCTTGGTAGTTATCAGCACAACCCCATTTGCAGCGCGAGAGCCATAAATGGCAGCCGCCGAACCATCCTTCAGGATTTCTATTGATTCAATATCTGAAGGATTCAACGAATTTAGCCCATTATTAGAAAATGCACCATCAATAACATATAAAGGTTCAGTAGCACCAAATGTACCTGCTCCCCGAACAAGTATCTTGATATCTGCCCCAGCTTCTCCCCCCTTTTGCAATATTTCTACTCCTGGAGCCCTCCCCTGCAAAGCAGCTGCAACAGAATGCCCCATCTGTTTACTCAGTTCTTTTGCAGGCACTGTCGCCACGGATGCTGTCAAACTAGATTTTTTTTGAGTTCCATAACCAACCACCACCACTTCATCTAATTGTTCCAAATCCTCTTTCAGAGTTATATTCACATTCTTTTCCCCTTCCAAATTAACAGCAAGAGTCTTATAACCGATAAAACTAATAATAAGAGTTGCATTCGCAGGAGCTTTAAGTAAAAACTTACCATCCATATCAGTAATAGTACCATTAGTAGTCCCCTTTTCCATCACATTAACTCCTACGATAGGTTCTCCCATAACATCCATCACAAGCCCTGAAATATCTTGTAATTTTTTCTCGTTCAACATGGACTGTTCTACTTCCTTCTTCCGAATAATGATATTTTTATCTTTTATCTCATAAGAAACATTTTGTCCTTCCAAGATTTGCTCAATAACTTCTTGCAGTTGCTCAGCGTCTATATCAACAATCTTTTTCGTATCTAAATCCCCAGCTATATACACAAATGAATATCCACTTTTTTCTTTTAGCTCAGTCATAGCTTTTTTCACCGATACTTTATTCATTTTCAATGGTATATTCTGTGAGAAGATATTCAAATTAAGGCAAAGCAAAGCCCCGACCAATAATATGGCCTTTCTCTTGTTTTTCATAAATTAGTAATTTATTAATTAAAAAATTAAATGAACTTAGCTTTTAAAGAGAAAAATCATTAACTTTGCATTCTCTAAAAGCGCACTCACAATCGTAAGTCGAAAAAGAGATTTCATCAAGGTGGGAAAATCCCTATATCTTCCCACCTTTTCTTTTTCATCCCTTTCGTACCCCTATTACAGTATTACAGCTCTAATTCTATTCATACTTTTAATTTTAAGGTTAAACAATTTTAATCCACTCCCTACTTAATATAAAGTTATATTGTGTCCTTCAATAATATAATGAATCTTACGGGTCGCAGATAATGCTTCCAAAACTTCCTGAATATTTTGCTCACGATGAACGAAATTTCCATAGAACCTGAAAGTATTCAAAGTATCACTAGCTATTTGTATTTTCACATTATAACTACGTTCTAACTCCTTCACAACATCCGGCAACAATTCCTCATCAAAAAATAAATATCCATTAGTCCATTGTAATGCATTGGAAACAGTAGAATACTCCACATGCATTCTGCCATTCTTTTTATTCAAAACCACCCTTTCATTGGGTAACAAAAAAGCTTCTTTTTCTTTTTTCAATAAATTATTCAATGCCACTTTTCCTTCGGACAAAGAAACAATGGCTTCTGCATCATCCGGATAATCCCGAAAATTAAATTTCGTTCCCAATACCTTTACCAGCAAACTATTCGTTTTCACAAGAAATGGAACTTCTTCATTTCGTTTAACTTCAAAATACCCTTCTCCTATCAATTCTATTTTTCTATTCCCTACTCCGAATCCTTGTGAATATGTTATACGCGATCCGGCATTCAACCACACTAATGTCCCATCCGGCAAGGTCAATTTTGTTCTGGAACCAAGAGGAGCCTCCACAATGATATCCGAAAATACCTCTTTTATACTTATTCCACCCCTCCAATAAGAAAAATAAGAAACTGAGAACAATACAACAATAACAGCTGCATAACGCCAAAATTTAGACAAACAGAAATTTTCACGTTCTCTTTTATCATTCAACCTCTGATTAGCAATTCTATTTTTAAATTGTTCAAATGCTTTGCTCTTATCATATTTAACATTCTCTTTCACACTTATGGCAGAAAACCAAATTTCTTGCCGCTGCATAAAATACTTTTCATTTTCCACAGACGCAGCTATCCACTCCTTCAGTTCATGCACAGCATTTCCATCCAACTCATTACTTAAATAGGATACTATTAATTCATCAATATGTTCTTTTTCTGCTTTCATCTTTGTTGTTTCTAAAGTGAAGACGATTTATTTTAAATACAGGGTAGTCCTAAAAGAACTTTTTTCTGTTTTAACACGAAAAAAATAAAATCAAAGCAATTAAATATTTGCTCAATTCAGTCTGAAGGAAAGATAATGCATTCTTTATATGATACTTAACCGTATTTATAGAAATACCTAATTCCTGAGAAATTTCTTCATATTTTTTCTCCTCAAATCTACTTTTTTCAAAAACACATCTACATTCAACCGGTAGTTTATCTATTGCCATACGGATTTCATGCTCCAATTCACGTTCTAATAATATTCCCAAAGGATAATTATCCGACTGCAAATACTTTTCTTCAGACATCTCTTCCGGTACTAAAACTGAAAATGAAATTTCCTTTTTTTCAGATCTAGATTTCAGATAGTCTATACAACGATTACGAACAGCCTTTATCAGATAACTTCTAATAGAAATAGTAATGTTTAAAGTTTCTCTGATCTCCCAAAGGTGAAATATTACATCTCCAACTATAGTTTCCGATAAAAAATTATCGTTCAAATATTGATTTGCTACATGACATAAAAGAACATAATGATAATCATAGATGTATTTATAAGCATCTTCGTTGCCATTTTTCAGTTGTTCTACAATCAGTTTCTCTGTGTTTTCCATTTTATTTCTTTTGAAAAAGGAATAAAGTTAACGGGAACAAATTTAGAAATTAATTCTGAGTAACTTTATAAAAGAGCAAAAAACAAATCCGTTAATCTTATTATCACACCTCAAATGGTTACAATAAAGACTAACGGATTTCCCTATTCTAGTTTTAAAACTATATCCAACACCTCAGATAAAACGAATCTGAATCATCACTCCATAAAGATTAAAATCGAAAAGAACCTTATCAGCATCCTTCTTTAGAAAACGCTTTTTCCCATCTTGCCTAATCTCCGAAACTCTGTTTCCCACAGATTTCAATACCATAGTCAGTGGTTCTGTAAATAATTGTGCATTCATATCCAAATGAGGAGTTATGTTATAGCCGTTTTCTAGCACATTCAAGCGATTTTTTTCTCGTTCTTTTGTTATAAGCAACTACCTCTCTAAATGTACCCACCCATATTTCATTTTCCATAGCCTTTACCTATTCCCACAATATTTCAGGATTTTGAAAAGCATTATATCCCTGCGATATTCCATGTATCATTGCCAACTCCCCATCTACCGGAGCTTACCAAGCTTTCCACCCATTTATCTAAAGACGCAGGAGTCGATTTCAACTTATCTCCCCCGATGTGATATTGTTCAGTACATGTACCTACCCCTGTTCCTATCAAATGTATAACTAATAGCACACACTCTGTCACCCTTATAAGGTGCCACATAAACATCTTGTGTGAACCCGTTATCCCTGATCTCAGCCCCTGTCTGTTTCACCAATTCTATTCGAGGCGATGATTCCGGCATAGAAACATGCTCTTCATATACTCCCGGACGGACAAGTATAGATATTGTTTTCTTGCTCCCACCAACTGCCGCATTCACTGCTTCCTGAACTGTAAAGAAATCCCCACTCCCATCTTTCGCCACCACATAATCATAACGTCGCACATATTTTGCCAAAGCCGGCACTTCTTCCATCAAAGCGTCCACAACCAACCCGGCAACTATACGTCCACCATATATATTCAAGTGAGTATTGTCAATTTTCCCTTCCGGACAAAATTCATATTGTCCGGAAGGAATCCACATAAACAATTTTCTTGAATTCTCGACTCCCATACCGGTAACCAAGTCATGGGTCAATTTATTCAAATCAATAAAAGGTACATTCATTTCTCCGGCCACCCGACGGGGAGATTCCAGATATTCCCCATGGGTATCAACCAATACCGGACCTTCTTTTTCATAACTACCCTTTATCTCCGTCACACCTTTAGGAAGGAAATTACGACGAACTATAGAATTGAACAGTACAGGATTTCCTCCCTTAGCACGTGTTTCATTCACAAAACGTCTTAAATTATCATCAAAGGTACTTCCGGGCTCTGTATGTAATGTGGCTCTAGGTTTCTCATCATTATGTCCGAATTGAATAAATACATAATCACCTTTATGAATTTTAGAAAGCACTATGTCCCAACGTCCTTCATTGATAAAACTGAGTGAACTTCGTCCATTCATAGCGTGATTATCCACCACAACCTCTTCCGTAAAATATCCGGGAAGCATTTGTCCCCAACCACGCTCTATATTACCATTCTTCAGACTTTTATTCGCCATGGTAGAATCACCAATCATAAAAATAGTAATGGGGTCTTTTCTCTCAGCAATAAAAGCCGATAACAGGAGTAAAGCACATAAAACAAGTAATACTTTTAATTTCATGTTTTTCATATACATTTTATAAGTTAAAAGATTTAGGCAAAAGTAAATAAGAACAAGAAAAGAAACCATAAAAAATGATACAAGAATATAGAAATTTGTTCAAAATCAATAGTTCAATTACTCTTTCAGTAAATAAGAACTAATAAAAAAATGTTCAAACAACATCAATTTGCCATTTGAACATTTTTTCAATTCTTCAAGTTCATATCGAAACATTGGAGGTTCTCCTAAATAGACAAACTCTTCCAAAAAGACAAAAAAATGAATGTCCAACTGTCAGAATGATGCAGGCAAAGAAAGTAACTGATACATCAATGTATGTGCCATACGTTCTTGACCATTGGTATTAGGATGCAAACGATCATAGCCCGAATCATAGAAATAAATAAGTTGTTCTTCAATCATCGGATTCATACCTGTAACCGAATTAAAATCTATTACAGGAATTCCCCACAAATTACCTGCTTCCTTAATGCCCTGTACATAAGCATCCACATATTCTCCGCATTTATTCTGATAGCTTTCATCCGGTTGTACATTCTTTTCGCCGAATTCCGCTAAAGAACGATGCAATGGGGTCAACAAAACAATTTGTTTATCGGGAAACAATTTTTTCAAATGACTCAAACCAATATTAATACGGCCTTTATACGTATCATTCGTCATTATAGGAACACGCCTTTTACGCGTTTCCAGTTTTTTAGTTTCACCACGGGCAGCCATCACCTGCTCTTCTTTCTCTGTAAACCAAGTCCCGACAGGTACACTGCTATTAAAATCATTTGTCCCCATCAAAACCACGATGGCATCAACCTCTTCTCCATGCTCCTTTTTCAATTGTTCTGCCTGACGGGGTACATCATTCCATTGACGTCCACTCACTCCATACACATAAGGAGTGATATCCAACCATTCTTTCAAAAAATCCCAATACTTTTTTATGTTATCTCCATAACAATTGGGATCAGTTATCGAGTCTCCTATATAACCAACCTTTTTTCCATACCATGGATGCCGGATATAACCTTTATTACATGATTCTTTTCCACAAAGAAACGTTTCCTGTCCGTGTAACAGCAACGGACATGCTAATAAAAGAGCAAATACAATAAACTGTCTGTTTTTCATAAGTAACTGTTATTTTTTCAATCAGTAAAGTGACATCAAAGATATAAAATAAGAAATAGAAAAACAGCTATCACATACTTTTATTTTCATTTGCCCTCTTCTATCATTCATAAGACAAAAAGTCCGAAAGGTCATAATAAACAAAACTTTACATTTTTAAATTAATTTGTTAACAAGGTGCGATATATTTATAAAGCATGTTATAAAACGGCGAAATACAGACTAAAAACTTGCTATTATAAACAAAGTCCGTATCTTTGCAGTGTGTTTTTCATAGTATTAGATTTAAGGTTAACAAAAGATTGGCTGTCTGGGATAGATAGCCTTTTTTTTTGCCCATATATAAAGAGGAAATCTTAACATTCTGATTGTCAAACAATTAATTAAAGGTAGTAGAACGGATAAATAGCCGAAATAAACAAAAATAGCGGGTAACCTCTATTCTTATGTAGGCTGTTATGTAGGCAAAAAATTGGTCTACATGAGTACACGTAAAACCTAATTAAAATGTATTCGATCAACATTAAAGGAAAAGTGACCTCAAAAGACAAAAAACTGGTGAAACTGGAAATGATCTTCTTCCAAACAGGCTACAACAGAGTTTCTAAAGTGCTAAATATCACCGGTCCCATCAAAGACTGGGACAATGCGTCACAATCATTTATTTCCAAATCAAGCGATGCTATCAAAAAGAACAAGATGTTGCTTGATCTGAAATTAAAGTATCAGAAGATTGCGGAAGAATGGGAAGAGGAAGGACGTAAATGGAGTCCGGCCGAACTGGCACTTAGTCTTGATAAAAAGAAAGGGAAGGAAATGAAAGAGGAAGACCGTTCTCTGTCCGTTTCCCAGATGATTGATTATTTGATTAAAAAATTCTCTGAAAAGGAAAAAGAGAAAAACGGCAAGATTGTGAAAAGCCTGGCGAGTGTAAAGGACTATAAAATCATAAAGAAGGCTTTGGAAGAGTTCACACAAAAGAAATACAATAAACCATTATCCGTGTTTTATTTCAGTGACATAACAAAACAGTTCCTCTTGGATTTTGTTCTATATACACAAAAAAAAGGGATTGCCAATGGTAATAAAGCAGGCTTGAACCAGAAGTTGCGTAAACTAAGAGCCATAGTCAACTATGCCAAAGGGCTGAATATGCACGGTGCTGATCCGGAAATATTCGGCTGTGTGGAGGATAAGATGAAATGGCACAAGTTTGAACCGAGAACTGTTTCCAAGAGAGTGATACAGTTAATTGAGAATGTGGATAGAAGCTTGCTTACACTTAAAGAGGAATTTTGCTTGGATTTATTTCTTTTCAGTTATTACACAGGAGGTATGGCCAATGTGGATGTCTGCCATTTGACGTACAATATGATTCAAGGAAACCAGGTTATCTATGAACGGATGAAATTCCCGAAAATTGGAAAACCCTTGTTGATAGAGAAATCAAAACAAATTATTGAGAAATATGAAGGTCAAGGCATTGACAACTATGTATTCCCTGTATTCACAAAAAAACATACCACGGAGGCCAAAATGCGTAATAGAGTCATTCAAATCTCTAATAGAGTCAGCAAAACGTTGACTAAAGTTTGCAATATTCTGGATATAAAAGAGAATATAACTTGGTATTCCGCACGAGGTACATTTATCTCCCGTATGGTAGATGCCGGTTGTTCTCCGGCTGTTACGGCAGAACAAGCAGGAAACAGTGTTGCGGTAATCTTTAAGCACTATTACAAGTTTACCGAAGGCGAAACCTTATTGACAAAAATGAATTCTGTATTCTAAAGTAGCAACCAACAAGTTAGAATTTCCGGATATTTTAATGGATGAAGCCGGATTTGACAGGGCTATTGTTTTATTATTCGGGAAGTTTCGCTATCTTTGTTGCAATGAAGACGACAGGCTGGGTATGATTCCTGCCGTCTTCATACCCAGCCCGAAAATAGACGGGGGGATATACATATTGTACGTTCGCTGAACGTCTTGGTATAGATAAACTTGCACTTTTCAAAAAGGCAAGATGTATACGCAATGTTCATGCTGTGTATGCTTATATAAAATGAGTTCACGCTGTTCTTTTGGGTACAAGGCGAACATAACCATTAAAATATTATTGATATGAAACAAATTACTTTGTACGTGTACCAATCTATCGACGGTTGTCAGGCTTCTTCGGACAAGTATTTCGATACAGCGGTGGATGCCTCCGGTTGCGTGCTGATTGATGAAGAAACTTACCTGCGCATTTATATGAATCATTTGGGCTGGCCAATTACAGCGAAAGAGACTTTGGTTGTAACGAACAATGCTATCAACCTGACTGAGAATGAACGAGTGCAGTTTATTACAGGGGATGTAGTGGCAGAACTGCAGAGAATAAAAGAGGATGGCGACGGTACGGTGGTGGCTTACGGTGAGGAGATTGGAACTCTGCTTTTGGATAACGGGTTGGCGGACGAAATCACGGTAACGACCGTACCGATACTGGTCGGAGGTGATGAGAAAGCACTGAAATGCGGATTGAGTGACGGTGGAACCTGGATTGTGCGGTCGAACAAGATGCTGGTGGATGGTAAAATACGGACAGTGTACGGAAAGGTGTGATGACGAAATACAACAGAAATGTGTCATAATTTACCACAGATTACGCAGATGTACATAGACTAAATTTAACAAACAGATGATACTCTGTAATATTTGTCTGCGTAAATCCGTGTAATCTGTGAATATAATTTTTACACATTCTCTTGGGTTTTCAATAAATAATAAATAAAATAATGGACTATATACAATTATTCCGGTATTGGGAGTATAGTATTGTCCACTTAAAGATTAGGAATATCTCCTTGAAACGGGTTTGATAAGCAAGTCGATGTGCTCGTGTTCAAGAATATGCTTCATAGCCTTGTAGATGGGCATCTTCTCAATGCCAGCAATCTTTAGAGCTTCCATTTTAATGGTATTCTCAACCAGCTGTAAGTAGTCCTCCTCTTTCAGCTCAACATATTTTTGTGACTGGGATTTCAATTTTGCCATATCATTAATTGTCTTTATTATTTATTTCCGAAATCAGCAGGAATCTCGCCCCATAAGTGCTTGTCCCAATACAATACCTCTATATCCACTATCCTTGCTTCCATTACCTTGAGAAATATCTCCGCTTTCTGTAATGCCGGGCATGTGCGTGAGGAAGCGGTCTGTCTATTATTATACCATGTAATACCCGTTATACTGTCGGAATAGATTGTGTGCGGAGTCCCCGGATGCTCTAAAATATACTTGACAGCTGTCACAATACCGAGAAACTCCCCGATATTGTTTGTCCAATTGCCAATTGATTCCGAAAAGAGTTCCATTCCGGAAGAGAGGTCGACAGCCCGGAAGCGTGTCAATCTCTCTTTTGCCTTATGGGTACCATCGGTCGCTATGCCTACCTTTGGTTTTCCTTTCATTTGCTTCTTCCCGAATGTCCGTTTTTCGTGTGGATGAATCCGTCAGATTCCATGCGTCGTACCAAAGCCTGTGCTTGGTTTAGGTAATCGTTGATTACACTCTCCTGATGCCTGATATCCTTGCGCCCTTTGAGAATTTCCAATACACCGTCTATTGTACGGCTCATAGCACTCTTTCCGTCCTTGGGATCGAAGAAAATCTTTTTGTTGCCGAATGTCACAGTTACTTGATACAATGTTTTCGGGACAATTATTGTTTCCACATGCGCTTGAAACAAGACAGGGGTAGCAGCAACCACTACATATCCTTTGGCGTTGTGCATGGGTTTCAACTCTACCGAATAGAGGATGTTTGGCTCAATAGTTCCTTTCAGATCTTCTGAAAGAACACATATTTGTTTGCCAAATCTTGAGTCTTCACGAACTCCCATCAATTTACGTGTTTTGGAGTGGCGCGAAACGAATCCGATCAGTTCGCCTGTCCGCTCCGATTTCGCAAACTTCAGTTGCGATTTTTCCGATGTCATATTACAGGTCTTTCATATTCAATCTATTACTTTCAATTAACAATATGTCTTTAATAACTCACTTTATCATGCAAATATATATCAAATAAGCGTGTTGACAAAGTATTTTAATCATTAGTTTTCAGGTAATTATGTACGAATATATAGAGAAAGACTGCACTCAGTACAGTCTTTCTTCCTCTGTAAAATGGCTGAAACGTTCATCTGTATCAGAGGTTTGCAGAAGATAACGGCATTTCCAATATCGGTAAATCCGCCCACCGTTAGGTATATAGTAATTTATATCGTCAGCGTTCAGATATTGGTTTCCCTGTTCTGTGCCGTGATGCATCCATCTGGCACATCCCGGCAGATTAGGGTTGTCCCGGACATAAAAATCCATCTTCTCTTTCCCTGTCACGAAAATGTTATGTACGCGGATATCCTTGTCAATCGGAAACCTGTAAACATATAGGGCGAAGTCGCAAATATCCGTCTCCAAAAGATTGTTTCCAAAATGTATCGGGGCTTCCTTTTCCAGACTTTCAAAACCATTCCGTACGCTTGTCCGTGTGCATATTTCCGCAAACCGTTCATCTGTTACAGGTTCGGCTGTTGCATATACCACCCGGAAGCCATTGTTCGTACTGTCCCTGACCATGACATGGGCCACTATCTCGGAAGATTTGTTGATACTGTTGTCCATTGGATCAGTCTTATCGGGAATACACATCCGTAACAGCCCTACCACAATGACAAGAAATACCAATATCGCCCGTGGACCGATTGTAGTTGTCATGAAAACAAACTCATCAGCCTGCTTTCTTAACTGTTTCATAGAATTTTGAGGATGTGGCGGCCGGATGCACCCCGGAACTCGGACACGCATACTTCATGTCCTGCATCCAACAACCGGTTTCGACATTCCTCCATGGCAGTATCTGATATCCTGACAGCAGGAATATTCGCCGCCGTCATCTTGAAAAGAGGCGCTACCATGATCCGGGAAATCGTTTCGGCGTCTTCAAAATACGCTTCGTATGAATCACCTACATGGAAAAGGGTAATGGTTTCCACGCCATGCTTTTCTTTCATACCTCCGTAACACTGACGGATAATCTGTTCCTTTTTCATATAATATATGTGTATGGTTTGGTGTCTGCCAAACATAAAAAGTACCTGCAACCAATTCAGTTGTTGGGAGTTCATCCGAAAGGTATATACAGACTTTTTTATTGGACAAATATACAATAAATTGCGGACTCGCCCCACTTTTTATAAGCGGAACTATTCTCTCATTTTCACCTCCTTTTTTCAAACTCCTCACTGATGGTTTTAACGAATTGTTCATATTGTCTATCCTATGGCTTTTACTACAGGCCTTACCATGGAACAGAGGTGTAAAAAGTAGCCCAAGTTCTCGCTTATAGAAAATCCACCAATAAGGACAGCGCCTGCTTTAATACGACAATATTTTCCGTACATAGCGTAATCACCCGTGGTTTTGATAAGGCCATATCTCGGTAACAGTTCCGGTAGCGTGTCAAGTATCGGGCGTATGACCTCTTTTAGAAAGCTCGGACTTTCTTCCGTTCTCTTCCTCCCGCTTCCTTTTCTGTCGGTATTGCTTCCTTCCGTATGATAAAAAGCCTCAAAACGTTTACGGTATTTTTCTGTCAGTTCTTTAACACCTGTTTCCATCGTTTTAATTATACTCTGCAAGCCATTCGTCCAGTGTCATGGAATCTTCAAATCCGTACTCTTCAATCCGCACGTAACCATTTTCTCCCATGACCAGCTTTTCTCTTGTAAGGATTGTTCCGGCACGGTTTACCATTACCTCCGGTTCAATGGTCGCAAAACGCCCGCCGTCATCCGACTCCCGGATATCATACGCATGCAGTCCTTCCGGCACGGCATTGCGGTCAATCTTGAAATTGGTGAACAATGCCGGTATACCGTTGACAGTCATAGAGTCAAAGTTCTCGTCTTGAATATTTCTTTGGGTAATCATATTAAATTGTTTTGTGGTTATTACTTATGCTCGGGAAGTTCAATGGCCCGAACCCAATTATCCTGGTCATTGAACATCTCGTCATTGATTCTTGCCGTGAACTCCAGCGGTGTCATCTTTTCAACCTCTGTATGCGGGTTGTTCTCGTAATCGAAAATGATCTCCTTGTCAGGAGCGTCACGCCCGAAATCATCCATAGGGAAAGAGAACACCCACACCTCTTTGACCTCATCTTTCCCGAGAAATCGTTTCAGGTTGTCCGTGTAAGCCGAACATCTGTCCCAGCCAGAGTCCACGAAAGCGGAGATCTCCGCCTCCGTTTTATCCGTGCTTTCTTTCAGGAAAGCGACGGCGTTCTGTTTCCAGAGTTTCTGCCCGACGCATAGTTCCAGATACCGTTCCCAGACGGTAACCAGCCAGTCGATATTGATTTCGTAAAGATGACGGCAGGGGAAACGCTCCCGGCTGTCGGGATTATAGAGCATGCAGCTCCCGTCCGACCTGATCTCTTCCAGCTTGTACGCGGTATATACCGGTATGCCGTGATGTTCATCGTCCTCGCCTTCCTCCTCGACATAGACCGTGTGGGGCAGCAAGCCCTCCGGCATTTTTGGAATCGCCCTGAGATTGGCGATAATCTCCTGTTCCAGTTCTTTCTGTTTTTCCTGTAATTTCATTTTCTGTCAGTATTTAATTGGATTTTGCCTTCTTTGAATAACTTCTGTTTGTAGCGCCGGTATTCACGGATAATTTCAGTGTGCTTTTTTCGGTCAGGCTTGTACAGCCCCTTCGCTTTGCGCTTATTCAGCAGCTCCCTGTTACGCTTCTCCCTTTCGGGATTCACGATGAACGTAATCAGGCGGCGGCTTACACCGTACTCGCGTGCCAGCTGGCGCTGACTGACATCTTCCGTCATGTAACGGTGGAAAATCTCTGCCCGCTGTTCGGGTGTCAGTTTTTGCCTGCGGTCATACCGTGTCCCGCAAATGGTTATTCCCGTGCTTCTGTATGGCATGGCTGTGTCTGTTTATCGTTTGCATTCCATGAATAAAAGTCGTAATAGCCTGATTTTTTTTACAGTTCATATCTATTTGATTTTGATTTAATTCTTGACCAAACAGCATTTCCGTTGTATATCAACTCATTTACGCTGAATTGCCCATTAGTGTACAGAGGAGTACTTCCAAACGCATCTATATTTCCGTCCATTTTCTTATTACCACAGATGTATATTTGAATTTTACCGGACTTCTTCGCCTCTTTAAGTAAAGCGGAAACACTTTCATCATTAACGCAGTGCCTACATTTTCCGTTTATCCATACAGATATGGAAGTTACTTCTTTTTCATAAGCACATCCCATTCCATCGGAGGCATGTGCTACTAAAACATCTTTATTCATTACTAAATTATTTATATCTTTTTCTTTCATGTCATTTGAGAGTTTCTTGTCACAAACAAGTTATCGTTGGTCCTGAGTCAATGTCAATTCCAATCGAAGCGTACTTTATAGGGAAGTAATATTCAACACCCTTACCATTAGCCATATAATAGTGGAGATTTTCCTCTTTTATCCAACACTCACGTACCGGAGAGTTATTAATACTTACTATCCTGTTGAGATTGATTTTTACCTTTTCTTTCTTGTCCTGAACGGCCAACTTAGTTTCTTCATTTTCGCCTTCGATTGCATCTTGAATTTGTGTGTCAAGGCCAATCGGCGGTAATGTGATTTTTGTAGTTTGTATTTTCATTTTTAATTCTTTTGTTGTGTATTAATCGATAAATGCAACCATTCGGGCAAATAGGATTGGGAATAATCTGTTTCTCCATGATTAAATTCATTCCTGTTTTTAATACTTCTGATTCCATACTTTATCTCCTTTTTGTTCGTATTTAAACTAAAACATTGATATATCGGCAGGCCATTTTTCCACGTCCGTATCTATAAGCATATGCGTGTATTTATCCGACGGGTATTTCTTTTGTGCCTTAAAAGTCGCTTCGATATAATTTTCCGCTTCTACAATCAAGTGTGGCATCTCATCTATATAATCTCTATAAGTATCTCCGTCCTTGTCGGTTATCCACTTATATTTAAAAATCTCAAAGGTATAATGTGCCATTCATTTCTATGTATTAGTGAACTTATACCGTTGAGAAAATTCCCAACAGATCTTCGGCGGTCAGGGGACGGAGGGAAACGGCGTTGAATTCCTGGACGTCGTCCTCGTGTATATCCCGCACCCCTACGGTCGGATTCTCGCTACTCGGCCGTAAGTATATGACTTCAAGCAGCATTTCCTTGCGGTAAGCCGCTGGTCCGTCTCCAAAACTTCGGCGTATCGAACCGACCGTCTCGTCCGTCAGGCGTACGAAATCCCCGGTGCGGAATGATGGTGCCGGACTCGTGACGGGAGCCGGCATCTGCCGGCCCCTATGTCCTTCCAGGTCTTCCACTGCCATTGCGTAGGCCCTATATTCCGCTTCAGTCCCGAATTGCCTGGTTATCACGTGACCGCCGGAGTCGGCGGTATTCTCTTCCGGCGGGATGATCCCGGTTTTCTTGTATATGCTTACGGTGTCCTTACCGGGCAAAAGTGTCACTGTTATCATGATCGTGGCAATCGTTTTTTATGACAAGTGAAAATCCATATCCTTTTCCTCGAAATCGGTCAGGTGTTCTTTATTGTATTCCTCTATGACCGTTGCGGGAATATATGTTTCACCGCTTATCTCGAACTTTCCCCGCGCCAACAGCTGCGCGAGCGTATCCACATGACCTTTCAGTATTTTTTCGATTTCCTCACGCTTGCCTGTTACCGTGGCACCAAGGCGCATCCATACTGACTCTTCACACTGGGTGTCCGTATCTTCCGGTTCGTCCTCATGACGTATGATCTGGTAATCGCTCCAGCCGTCACCGTCATTCAACCCGGCGACATAGGCGTTATATTCTTCAAGAGTTTTGAACTCTTTCTCGTCCACGACACCCCCGTTGTCCATCAGCCATTCCTCGGAAGGCAGTTCCTTGCTCTCGTCATATTTTCTTACGGCATCCTCGCCAAAAATCATGGTTATCTTTATCATATGTCTTTTTGTTTTGAATGGTTTATTTGTATAATCTTTCTTTTCTACGCTCTTTCAGGGTATTCCGGAGATATTTCATGAGCTTTCCGCAAGGACACAGGGCATGTTCCCGCTGGCGGGCATAGCTCAGGTCACCGTTGGAGAGAATCATGCCTTCGGCATTGAGACAGAGATCGCCATAAACGTAGTTCTCCTCCGTAAGGTAAATCCTATGAACGGGATTCGGATGTCCCTCCGTACTGCGACCTTCCCGGAAAAGGAAGATCCGTTCGGCCTGTCCCCTGACTCCGAAAAAGGGATACGGGGAAAGTGCCGCGAGCGTGGCGGCATGCTCTGCCGGATCATGGAAACGGTCGTCGCTCATTTCGAGCATGTGGCCGGAGTCCTGCTCCTTTTCCTCCTGGTACTCGTACAGCGCGGCACAGGCTTCTATGAATTCCTCCGAACGGGATGTGGCAGAGCCGTTGGTTACGATATAAAAGTCATTGACAGTAATGCCGTAGGCGCGTACCCGATCAAGGATATGGCGGATGGCCCGGACGTTAAGCGAAGGCTCGCCGCCCGTGATGTTGAAATGGTGGATATGCCTGACATGCCGCAGCAGGTTGCTTATATGTTTCAAAGGGATATCCACGGGCTCGGCATCTCCTCGCATGCAGTGGGCACAGCACATGTTGCAGCGCCGGGTAATCTCGATACAAAGATTTTTAATATAGAGTTCTTTCATGAGATGTTTTATAGATTTTCGACCAATTCACAGAAAGCCTCAAAGAGTGCCCCGGTGTGTAAATCCTTGGCCGGAACCTTGCGGATATCCCCGCTTTCGTAATCCAGTTCGGCATACAATTCCCCGTTGTCCACCGTAAAACCGTAAACGCAGCAGGGGTCATGGTCCTCGTCGCAAACCTGTACGGAATACCCCTCGACGGAAAACTCCCCGTCATCGAAACGGGAGACGATTTTCCGCATCAGTTCCAGCATGTCTTTTTCCAGCATACGGTAATGTTGGCCCAGTTTGTCAAGCTGCAACCGGTCTTCTTCCGATACCGGACAGGCAATCTCCACGTGTTCCGACGGCAACTCGAAAGTCTCCTTTCCGTCACCTATTTTCACGATATTTTTGACGTAATCTACGGCAAGCACATCGTACTCGCCGGATTTTTCTCGGGCGGGATCGTCCCACCACACTTTTTGTCCTTTTTTGATGGTCGTTGTCATTTGATATTCTATTATTCTTGTTCCTGAAATGAATTCCTTACAGGATTTCAAGTTCGGCTGCGTAGACTTCCGCCTCACTTACCCCGTCACCGATCAGGATGATGCGGTCGTCGAATTCCTCCAGAGCTTCCAAATCTTCGTCTGTGAGGTCCGCATATCTCTCTTCAAAGGCATCATAGACCTTGTATTCCCCGAAAGTTTCACCGGCAGGGTCATTCCAGAAGACTTTTTGTCCTTTTTCAAATTTTCTCATTGCCCCGGTATTTCAATCAAAGTAAACGGAATCCCATTCCGTCCAGTAACACTCTCCGTCCGCTTCGTCCGCGTGGCTCAGGTCTTCGTCCATCTGAGCCTTGTCCCCGTGGTAAAGGGCGAGCGCGCACTCGTCGGAACAGGCGAATTCCCCGCCCAGATAATATCCTTCTTTCATGGGTTTCCCGCAATGGTCGCAGCGGCGGACATTCTCATCGTCAGGTTCAGGTGTTGTCGCCACAATCCCGTCCGCCGTTTCCGCAGCGTTTCCAGGTCCGCGCAGGGCCGGTTCCATAGCTGTAATTTCATCTTTGCCCTGTCCCTTCCGGAAATCAAGGCTGCCTTCATAATGGCCTGCAAGTATTGTCCTTTGGTTATCTTTGTTCATAGTTCTGAATTTTTGCCCGTTTTACAATTCTCATATTGTCATAGCCGGTCTGCCTCAATTCATCCAGCAGGCCGGCATATTCCTTTTCCGTTACCGGTTTGGTCGTGGCGACGACATGGCTGTAATCCGCCGCGCCATGCTGGCCGACGTGCATGTAGGAGGTTGCCTCACCCCGCCGTCCGCTCCACGGTATGTCCGGGAACAGGGCGATGACCTGTCCGTCGGGATAGCGTCTAAAGACCATCCTCGTCATTTCGTCCGCAGATTTCCGTGTCGATTTCATAATCCCCGTATTTTTTGAATTCGTAATCTATTTCGCTGATGATTTCGTCAACCTCTTCGTCAGTTATTTCATCGACTTTCGGGTTGTCGATATCAAGCCGTACAGTCAGGTAAATGGTTCTTGTTGCCATTGTATCGTATATTATTAGTGTAACAAAGCCGGCCTATGACAGGCCGACGGTATATTTCTCTATCAGCCGTTTCCGGTACGCCTTGTCCTTTCCGGCGGCAAGGCTTGCCAGCTTGCGGATATTCCGGTTGGCTTTTTCCGCCACCTGTTCTACTGTCGGTCCGGGAATCATGAAATCACGACATCCGGTACCGCAATACCGCTGCTTCCCCTTGACCGTCCTGCCACAGGCCGGACATCGACGCTTGCCGTCACGTTCCAGTACTTCCAGAATATTGGCATGAATGCCTTCCCACCATTCAATACGGTCTATGTCATAATCGTAGACGGTTATCGTGTTCCCGAAACTACGGGCTTCGACCTCAACGGCAATGCCCTCATCTTCAAGGCAAACCTTCAATACCGGGTCTTCGTTAGGCTCACAGTGCCTGTCATACCAGATGATATAGGTGGGATCCTCCAGTTCGCCGGGTTCTCCCAGACAGAGTTCCGTAAGGCGGTTGCTCGTCAGGATATTGCGGATTGCAGTCTGTAAATTTTCAATGCTGTTCATCGATGCTTGGTTTTATGGTTATTCATTCGATTGTCAATTCATTTGGGAGGCGTAGCCGATAAACTGAAAGATATCGGCATACTGCTCACTGTATATGTAAAAACCGCTCCGTTTCTCACCGGTTTCTGCATCTATTCCGTCGGCATGAAGGTATTGCCCGTTTGTCAGGTATACGTCGGTGAGTTTAATACGGGGCGTGTCGTGCTTCCCGTACAGGGTTGTCGTGACAGGGAAGTTGTTGTCATCGAGTTCCTCCTCTTCCGTGAGGCCGAGCGATACGCGGCCGTATCGTTTTAGAAATTCGAGCATGAATTTCAGCATGGCCTGCCCGGCCTCGTGCAGCCGTTCGTCGATAAAGGCGTACTGGACGGCGAACAGGTGCAGCTCGTCGGCACTCATTTTGTCCGGGGCTTTACCCGGCTCCGCATTGTCTTTCTGTATTTTATCCATATCTGTCATGTTATTGGTTTCATGTTTCCAGCAGGGTAAAGGAGACGGTCAGTATCACTTTCCCGTCACCCAGGCTGAAGACTTCCAGGCAGTCGTTCCGGATAGTCCTTTTCAGGATATTGCCCCGGTATCGGGAATTGCGTACCTTGAAGGTAAAATCATCAATGAACGAGCTGATGCAATGAAGCACGTGGTCGAATTCTTCCTTGCCGTACCGTTCCGTTTCAGGGAAGACGCCTTTCAGATGCGCCCGCAGGCCCAATATATAGCTTGGGGTCTTGTTCGTGATCTTCCTCGAGTATGTAATTCTGTATTTCCTGTCCATGATGTACCGTTCCATTTAACCGTTATCGTCATACCAGCCCCCGATATCATCGAAATAGCCGTTCGAGTCCCATTCTTCCAGCAAGGTGGTCGGATACGTCCATTCAAGGCTGTAAAACAGGTCCTGGCACACCTCTTCATTACCCTTGCACAGGGCGAGCAGTGAGTTATGCGTGAAACAGCCGTTACTGCTCTCCGGTACACGCCAGCCCTCATGGTCTTCTGCCGCGTATTCAGGTATATAGCACACTTCATCGGGGCGGTAGAGAAAGGCATCCTCGTTCTTGTAGATGTTTCCTTCCCCTCCGTATTCCAGTTCATAGAATACACCTTCCGGCGTTTCTATCCTTTTGCCAATTTCTATCATAGCGTTATCGTTTCGTGGGTATATATAATCACCATCCGGGAGGACAGCACCTTGTCGCGTACCGTGGGGTTGGCGATTGCCCAATCGGAATGGAAGCGCATGTCCGGAATGGATGCGGTGTCCACAATATCGCCCTCGTTTTCCAAATGGAGGTAATCCGGCTGGTACAGGTCGCAAAGATATTTACCGTCCGTGTCGCTGACGGCGTATATCCTGCCGTCGAGTGCAGCCGCCATTTCCTCCTCGCTGCGGTAGACCAGCAGGTATTTACAGCCGGCCTTCATCTCTTCCGCAATCCGCTTATGCAGCTCTTCGGGGGATAATTCACGCAGTCTCGACACGACCGCCCCGATACTTTCCACGGCATCGTAGCTGTCCAGGGCATCATGGCAGGTCGTTTCAAACTCCTCTTTCGGGCGACCCGCAAAATTGATGGTACGGACTTCCTGCCTGTGCCCGCCGAGCAGGTAAAAGGGCGTGCCGTTCCATTGTTCCTTTCTGACAGAGAGCGGCCGGGAACACTCCCGTGTCTGCCGGTTCACAGTGGCATACAGTTCCAGACTTTCCCCGCATTCCATATGCAGGATATGCCGGGCGAACTCCGCGAACGTCATGATTTTGATTCCTTCCCCGTTTGCCGTGAAGAAATCCTGTCTTGTCTGTTTCATAAATCCGTTTCTTTAAGAGTAGGTAATCGTTTTGTATAAGGGGTGGAATATTCACCTCGTTGTGAAAAAAAAGACCGCCGCAGCCGTAGCCGCGACGGCCCGTCATCATTATGGCATGTGATGAACAGGTTCTGTTTCCGTTATTCGTCTTCGTAGTATGGTACACCGTGCCTAACCAGTGCTTTTTCCATTTCTTCCCACCAGATTTCACTATGGCGGTCGTTGTTAAAATCGATGGACTCGCCTTCACCGAGCCGCAGCCGGTCGCGGGTCTCCATTTCCGTTTCGTACACAATCTGTTCCATCTGTTCGTCCGTAACATGGCAGGTGTTGAACGGCTCCGGCAGGGATTCCAGCTCCCTGCGTGACAGCTCGGATTGCCCGCAAGTGAAAACCTTGTCATAGAAAGCGTCGTCTTTCGGCGGCAGTTCGGGTTCTTGTTCCGGCAGCACATCCAGATAATCCGACTCGTACAGGTAGTTCCCGTCACGTCCCTGCGTCTGCCGGTTGTTCTCGAACTCTTCCAGGTCACTTTCTGTCAGGCGGAATTCCTTTTTCTTGCGCCGCAGGTACTCCATCATGTTTTCGAGGGAGGAGAACGGGGCTATGAGTTCCATGGAAGAACGGCTGTGCCAGGCGTCGCTCCTGTACAGCAGGTAGACCTGCGGACGGTTCCGGGCCGCCTCCTTGCGGTATTCGCCGAACTCGAATAGGGCATTGTCGAAACTTCCGAACGCCAGCCTGATCTTGTCCTCGATGGATATGGATTCCCGGTATTCCTCGAACCGGCACTGCACATACTCCATGAAATCCGTATTGCCCAGTGCCTCCATGAGCGTGGTGTCATCGGCCGAGAGCGCGATATCGGCCCCAGCGAAATTGTCGGCCGACAGCACGTGTTTCTCTTCATTGTATTCGTCTTCCGCCCGGCAGACGGCCAGTCCGGGCGTTTCCGCTTCAATCTCCACGACCTTGCGGAGTGTCTCTTCGATAGCTATCCGGTATTTTTTCATATCAGATGATGTTTATTTGTTTCAGTTCACGTTTGTAGTTTCTCAATGACGGCTTGTGCCCTTTCTCCCTTACGATCTGGCGCATCTGTGCAAAGGTATACGCCTTCTCCATGTCCAGATCGTAGTCCGTGGCGAATGCCGTCATGCCGACATAGCAGAATCCGAATTTTTGGTGCAGCATGTCGGCCGTATAAGGAGTCATGTCTTCCGCCAGGGTTACGGGGACGGCCATTCCCCGGATCTTGAACTTCAGCCCCTCGATAAGGGTCCCGCAGTTGTCGCTGTGGTAGGTCAGGCTCCCGCGCCGGGCGCAGTAACCGACGGTCTCGCCCATGAAGGTGTTGCGGAAGATTTCCGTACGGTTCAGGTCCTTCAATTTCTCGACACCGTAATAACAGATTGCCTGTACGGCTTTCAGCGACTTGTCCACTCGGGGCTTGACGAAACGCGGGTCATTCTCCGCCACGTTCTTTTCCAGCCACGTGCGGTGGAAGGTTCCGACAGGCACGTCGAACACCTTCTCCGGCGTGCAGTATTTTGAATCCGACCGGGTCATCATCAGGTGTGCCGAGGACGGCTCGTATCGTTCTTTCAGGTAAAAAGCCAGACAGGTATTGCCGATTTTGCAGTAAGTATAGTCGTCACGGCTGTTTTTCAGCGACAGCATCGTGGTTTCCCTGCCGTAAAACTTCTCGGGCAGTCCGGTCTGTCGGCAGAACTCCGTGAGGAAATGTCCGGGGATGGCATGTGCATAACTGCGCTCCCGGTAGCACTCTTTCGCCATTTGCGGGGTGATGAACCGTTTGGCAAAGTCACAGATATGGTAATGACCGTAATCATACGCCGCCTGTGTGTTCGCGGAGGTCTGGAACTTTTTGGGCATCTGGCGGAACCAGCGGAAACACGTCCCGTGCTCCATGCAGTAGTCGACAAATTCCCGCGTCCATACATTTTCAGGAAATTCGGGACAGTTGCCGTTTCTTCGGACGAACGCCTTGCATACTTCCGTCGTGAGCAGGGATTGTTCAGTTTCCCCATCGATATAGCAGTTTGTCTCCCGTTTGCTGTTATCGATGGCGATGACCAGTCTTTCCGGTGTCTTGAACCGCTTCGGCAGCTCCCCGAACATGTAAGGGTGTTTCTCCATCAGCCGGTCCGCCAGCATGTCATCCAGATATGCCGACAACGGCTTGAAAAACTGGGGGTCTGTGATGAAGTTTTTCCCTTCGGTCGAGCAGACAGCCGCATGGAGAATCCCATAGGAATAGAACCGGGCGGGAACAAGCGAGAGGTCATGTTCCGCCATCTTGCGGTAATACGCCGCGTTTTTGAAGCGCGGCGGCACAACGGCGTCGGTAACCGTGCTTAATATTTTCATCTCGTCGAGCATCCCGTAATAGAACCCTTGAGTCTTTACCCCAACGGGGACATATCCGAGGATAAGACCCGTTTTCATGACGGCGTCTGTCCTGCTGTCCGTGTAATACGGATCGTAAATATAGCTGCGCAAGGCCGAGTATGCCAGCTGTGCGTCCCAGAGGCGTTCAGGTATGAAAGCGAGAATGTCAAAATCACCGCGTCCGTTTCGTATGACCGCTTCCGCCATCCCACGGGTAACCATTGCCTCGGGAACGGCGGTGATGTTCTTCGGTTTTTTGCGCGTGGCATAGTCACAGACTGCCCCCGAACGGCACGCCTCCGGGATATTGCGCAGCTCGAAGCTGTGCCAGTTGTCCGTACTGCCCGCGATGATGCGTTCAATACGTTCGGGTGTGAGGAAGCGTCCCGGAATATGGCTCAGCACCTCTATTTCCTTGCTCTCGACGGCTGCCTCCACGATCTCTTCCGTGAACAGGCAGTCCGGCAGCCATTCTATGGCCGATACGATGTTATTGTGTAGCATACAGTTTCTTTTTAAGTTTGGATGATCGTACGATTCTCACAAGACGGCTACCGCGGTAGACATAGAGTATCCGGGATTCCCGTTCGGCAAGCTCCTGAAGCTCCTGCCAATGCGGCGTTTCGATCTTCTCGAGTCTGGCACGGTTATTTACATAAACAGTTATCGGCTTCATGCTGTCATGGGAGGGCGTGTCTTCAACGGAAAGCTGCAGTTCACGTCGTTCGCCCTTGTCTATGATATACCATTTACCACTATCGAACAGGAGGCACGTGTTCTCCATGCGGCTGAAAATGTCCGTGTTGTCCGCGATGCGTGATACGGATTGCTGCCGGGTCTCCCGTCCGTCACGGATCTTTGAAAAGCAATGGACAACGTCACCGGCCCCTGTCCATTTCCCATAGGGTGACGGTCCCAGTTTATGTATGTCGCCCAGCGAAAGCAGGGCGTCCACCCGGCAGTCGTTAGGATAGAACACCCGGAGTTTCCTCACAAGGTCTTTCGAAAGCGTCTCATGGAGCGCCTTGATGTGCCGGACTCTGCCGTCCGGCAACAGTTTCCCGATTTGTATGCTCATTGTCTTGTTTTTTATTAAAGTATAATCTGGCTGCTTTCTTTCTACCTGCAGCTTTGGCTGGAAATTGATATCTGCCGGATTACTTGCATGCGGTCGCCTGAAAAGGGTTGTTTGACCGGCATGACGATGGCCGGAGAGTGCATGGCAAACGGTTCCTTCCCGTCATTTCTTTGCTTTGTCTGGCAGGATTTCCCTGTCGGTTGCCGTACGGCAGAGCATCAGTTTTCCTGAACCGGTATGCTTGTACCCTTCCACGAGCTTCCCTTCGGCCAGCATCTTTTCGTAGATCTCACGGATATAGCGCCACGCCGGGGAGGTGCTTGAATAGACGGAACTCTCACGGAACGTCTTGACCCGGAGTTTTTCGACAAGTATCTCCTGCACCTGCTCACGGCTCTTGTACAAGTTCCGGCGTCTGGTACGGAAGGCTTCGCTGAATATCCCCTCAATGCCCATGGCATGGACTTCGCGGTAATACGCCAGTTCTTCCTCTTCCGTCAGGTCGAGGACTTCCCCGTAGGTGTCGGTACGCAGGTATTGGAATGTCGTACCTTGCGTCAGAATCTTCTCGATGCGTCCGATAAGTTCTTTCCTTACGGGACCGGAGAGTTCTTGCGGGTGGCAGTAGAGCCGTGTCTTATCCAGCACGACATCCGGACAACCGCCGTATTTGCGCTCCTCGATTGTGAAGCCGTTTTGCGAGAACAGGCTTCTGATTTCGGCGAAAAATGTCTCTGTCTTTTCCTCTGACATACCACGTCCCCATTCGTAACCGGATTCGATGCGGAAGTAGGTGTCTGTATATATCGGTTTATCCATTTTTACAGTGTTGTTTTTTAGATGTTGTCATATTAAGCATAGCCCGGAAACCAACCATCCGGTTTCCGGGCGTCCTTGAAATTGTTGTCAGATATGTATGGAATTGAATACCTTGTCGATGTCCTCCTGCGCCAGCCCGATGTAGCGTCGTGTGGTCTCCAGATTGGAATGGCGGAATATCTGGTTGAGCAGGATCAGGGCTTCCGCCGAACGCCCCATCATCTCGTAGACATAGCGCCCGAAGGTCTTGCGGAAGGTATGTGTGGAAAAAGCGCGTATGGGAATCCGGTATCTGACCCGGAACACCTTAAGCAACCGGTTGATGTATTCCAGAGAGTACGGATTGCCGGTTTGCGGGTTCATGAAAATCAGGTTTTCCACATCGGGGCTGCCCTGCAGCCCGTACAGATGCCGCGTCTTTTCCTGTACATATCGGCTGAACTTCACCATGCGGCTCTTGCGGGTTTTCTTCTCCGTCTTTACCAGCTGGTTGCGGCCGAGCACGTCTTTCCATCGGAGTGTACGTACGTCCGAAGCCCGGAATGCCGTACAGAATGACAGCCAGCAGTAGGTCGCCCACAGGTATTCACCGTCTTTTTCCAATGCATCGAGCAATTTTCGGAACATATCCATGGGAAGGTAGTCCGCTGTTGTCAGTTGTCCTCTGATGCGGGTCATGGTCAGGCTTCAGGCAGGTTTTCCGAGAGCATCAGCTCGGCCAATGCCCCGTTCTGGGGAATCATGGCTGGGATGTCCGTGCGACCGGGTTTGTAGATTTCGGTTGCCACGTTATAGATGTCCCACGCTGTAAGTGTTTTCTTCTCCTCGGCAAGTTTGAGCAGATCCTCGGTAAAAATTGAAATTTGGGACTGGTTGAGCGGGTAGGTTTCCACCTTGGACGAGAGGCGTTTGTCGGAACTGTCATGTGATACGCGCAAGGCGGTCAGCAGGCCGATGTAGGCGTACATTTCCACGGGGGTAATCACTTTCGCTTTCAGACGGCGGATACGTTCCCGGTCCTCATTCATCTGCACTTCGAAGTTAGACAACCATTCATCCACGCGCTCGAAAAGCTGTTCGGTGGAGGCCTTTTCTTTCCCATAGTTCGAAACGCTGCGTTCGGGAGAGAGGATGCACTGGTTGTGGCACACTTTAACGCAGGGGCCTATTGCAGCCTGTATGCCGTCCTGATGGAACGCAACGACCAGCGTGGTGGTCAACTCGTCCGTTTCCCATTCTTTGATGCGGATGGTCGTGTAGACACGGCGCAGAATATGTGCCTCGACAGCCGATGTTCCGAACTTCTGTTCCACCTGGGGCAGGACGACCACGCCGGGCTGGGCCTTGTTCTTGTTCTGGGCGGCGAAGATTTCCTCCACCTCGTAGTTCAGGTTGTGTTTCTGGCAGAGACCCGCCATGCGCTCTATCACCTCGTAATGGTAAATTCCCTTGAGCGGGTTGCCGTAGATGTCATTCTCCTTGTGTGTGCGTCGGAGCGTGTCGAGTGTCATCACCTCGACGTTGTTGTTCTGAAAATCGAACTGCACGGGGGCAGCCGTTGTTGCTAATGCTGTTGCCATAATGATTGGTGTTAAAAAGTTATACAATAAGAAAGGCGGTGGAGCGTCGTCCACCGCCTTCCGGAATTTATTCTGTCGCGTCGGGAAGATAGCGCCGGCATATCATGTCCGTGACGCTCGGATAGTAGGAGTTCCCGTAGGTGCCGTACGGGCCGTAACGGGCCAGGAAGCGGAAGTAAAAGTCCGCCGGACGGTTGTAGCTGGTGTGTATCCGGGTCTTCCTCAGCCGGTAGGCGTAGTCCATGGACGGCACCACCGTGACTTTCCGCCCGTTGAAATAGAAGTTGCCCTCCCTGTCCGAGGAGAACAGCACCTCCTGTCTTGCCGGACGGTCGTCGGCGACCACCCGGAAGAATTCGCCGAGGGAACGGCAGTTCTGGTATTCTATCGGGATCGCATCGCCCTCTCTCAGTTTCCGGTCCAGCTTGTCAAGCAGGCTGTTGATGGCCGGCGTGTACAGGTTCTCGGACTGGAAGCAGCACGTTTCCTGCCAGTGCTTCTCGAAAAGGGAGCTGATTTCAAGGATCAGCGAGAGGGTCTCACGCGCTGTCTGCGGTCTGTCGGCCAGATAATGGATGTATTCCGTCGCCAGCGTGGAGAGCGACAGGTATTCCTCCGGTGTGGGGGCGACCTTCTGGTGCAGGTTGCAGTGCCGTCCGACCAGTCCGTCGATGTCGGTCTCCTGCAATGCGTCGTCCGTCCATGCGAGGGTCCCTTCCGAACGGCAGGCGGGACATTTGTCCGCGCCGTGCGGAAGGAGCATCACTTTGCCGCAATCGGAACAGGTGACAAAATCACCACTGATTGCATATACGTCTACTGTCATTGTTTTCTCCATCCCTTAATCCTCCACGTAAGGCCATTCAAGGTGGCAGCCGTTGCATACAGCCACGCCCTCGTCACTAAGAATGTCAATATCGGTGCCCCCGCATTCGGGGCATACCGGTGCCATTTTCTTGTCCATTCGTCGACCTGCCGCTTCTTCCGTCAGAAGTATCGGCACCCAGTATGCCGATGTGCCGAAATCCCGTATCCCGTTTTCATCCTGTATGGGGTCACAGCCCTTCGTCCCCATGTATTTCTGGGAGTCCGGCCAGCATACGGCCCGGTAACACTTGTCCCGCTCGGGAGATTTGCCGGTATGGCGGACATAGTCTTCCTCGGACACGTAAAGCGCCCCGTTGTCCCCGCTTTCCCATGCCGGGTAACCGGTTCCTTCTTCCTCGAAAGGGGCACTGTCCCCGGGAAATTCCACGAGCACATACAGTTTGTCATCCCATGCCTGAAAACACTTGTCGCAGTGGAACCGGCTTTCGTGAATATCATAACGGATATTTTCCGAATTGCATTTCGGACAGATAATGTCTTTTGTTTTTACTTTCGGGAAACCCAGGATTTCTCCGGCGATAATTTCCATGCTGAGCCAGAACAACTGTTCATAGTAATCGTTCGCCATCTTTTTCGCCAGGTTCTGCATGTCGTCATCGCTGATCTTTTTCACATCGAAACCTTTCCCTTCCAGGTCATCGCGATGGACGGACGTGATGGGGAAATACCCGGCGTTCAGCTTCCGGATAAATTGTTTTTCCTCTTCTGTCGGTTCGGGTAAGTTGTTGAAATATTCCCTGAGCCGTTGATAAAGTTCTCTTACCATAATATTATTTTTGTGTTTAATCTAATACCCACCTGCCGAGGACCAGTAGTTCCGGTCCATGGTTTTCTCAAGTTCGAGGTCGGAATGTTCTTTCCAGAGGTCGAAGTCGTCAAGCAGCTCCGTTCCATCCTCCAGAGAAAGCACCGTATCCTTATTGTCCGACAGATAGTCTTGTATGTCATATCCGGACGGATAACGGTTTTCCCGGATGATTTCTTCTGCAGTTTCCTTGTCCATTCGGTTACCATTTTTCAGTCCGCCGACATTGCGGCCGGATTCATTTGTTTTGCCTTTTTCCTGTAAAACCCGTCGATGGCAAGGAAGTAGTCCCCCGCATCCCAATCAGTGCCCGCATGTTCAGTCTCGAATTCCTCCGCCCACCGGACGATCTCGGCATTGACGGCACGGGAATCCATATCTTCCCATAGGTTGTCCGCTCCGGCATTGTAGGCAAGGTCCACGACTGCCTCCTGCAACTTGTTGTAGCCGTTACACTCCCTGCCGTTGGAACGCAGCCATAAGTCCACATCGATGGCATCCTCTTCCGTCGTCCCGTTATGCAGGCACAGGCACTGCCCGTTGCCGTCATGGCATACGAGGACCGGATGTTTGGTGTCGGGACATATCCGTACCAGCAGTTCATTGGGGGCAAGTGTTTCGGTCTCACGCCCATTGAGCATTGTAGGAAGCGCCTGGTTGACCAGACTTAGGAGTTCCAATTCCTCCTTTGTTCCGGAAGGCTTGGAAACCAACAGGTTCTGTATGCGTTTAAGAAGATTGTAAACCATGAGTCAATAATTGTTATGTTCTTTCCAGATTTTACGTTTCTCGTCGTAGTTCTTGTTGCCCCACCATATATTGCAGGCTTTTACAAATGCCTGACGCTTGTTCTGACGGTAGCCTGTAATCTTCTCCATCTGATTTGAATCCAGCGAATCCCACCATTCCTGCATACGTCCCTTAAATTCTTTAAGCGTGGTAAAGGGCAGATGATCCTCGCATTCGTCACACCAGTTGTCATCACGGTCAATGCCCGTAGTGCCAATGAATATGCGGGTATTCGGGTCCACCCATGCCTGTGTCTGGATATTGTCTGAACCGCACTCGTCGCATACGGTAATCTCGTCGTCATCAGTATCATCAGGGATAAACCCGTATTCTTCCAGCCAGTGGGTGATATTGAGCAGTCCTTCGGTCTGTACGTTTTCGGCAGGCTCATCAAAATCCTCGCCGGCCTCACCGTTGAGCGTGCAGAGCAGTTTGCCGTTCCCGTTGATGAAAAGTTCATAAACTGTCGCACCTTCGTAACCGCCGTATCCGTAAAAAACGGGATTATGGACCACCACTATCGGGGAGGTTTCATACTCCGGTGATTCCGACTCCCGGTAATGCACGCCACGGTTACGGTAAAACGTGCCGATAATATTGTTCTCTTTTTCCACGGCACGGCGAATTTTCCCCAAAAGTGATTCTCTAATGGAGATGACACTGAGTTGCATATAATCCTTACGGATACGCCTGTACACTTCCAGCTCGAAGTTGTCTTGGACGGAATCGAAAGGGGATACGCCGGCGTTTTCTTGGATATATTTGTCCTCGTCGAAGTTATAGTGCCGGCAGACAATGTTCCTGATGCGGCGAAATTCCTCCCCGGCAAATTCGTGGATGCCATCCTCGCTTAGCGAAGTCGGGAAATAACAACCGGGCATGTGCGCTGTCATTTCGCGGTAAAGCGCGTCATCATCTTCCGGAAAAATTCTGTCTGTTTCCGGTACTGTGGGATTTTCTTGTTTCATGTTGATTGTTTTTATCTGTAGTTGAACAATTTCCGGTTTGCCGCCCGTTGCGTGGCGGTCACCATATTCTTATGTCATAGTCCTTGAAACAGTCCTCCAGCTCTTTGAGGCCTTCCAGGCTGTGCAGCCCTTCCTGGGAGCTTATCTCTATGTCCACGGACATGCCGTAATCCTCCTTTACTTTCACTTCCGAGTCGGGGAATACCTCCCTGACAGCTTCCGCTATGCGGGTGTTTTCTGTTCCGTTCTTAACGATGTTGAGTATCATATGTCTTTCTTTTTCTTATGCAGTACGGTATCGCTTCGATTCTGCGGATGTTGCTTTTGACTTCTTGTTTCATAAATTCCCAGGCTCTCGTTTTTCCGTTTCCGGTACCTTTCCCTGATACTGTCGATATTGTCGATGAAAGACCGGTAGTCTTCCATTTTACCGCAGTACATGCTGAACGGGCGTTCTCCGTAAAAGACCGCTCCCGTACAAAGCGTGAATCCCAAAGGTTTCAACAGGGATCCAATCCTTTTGTATTCCTCGTTGGATTTTCTTATCCGCTCCAACAGTTCGGGCCTTATTTTATTCATTGCAGTATTTATTTGTCTGATTCTGTCTTGTTTTTACTGCGCCGGTAAACCGGGCATCGTGTCCGGTATTTGCATTCGCCCCGGGCCGCGTCGGTATGCGCCCGGTGCCATTCATCCCAGCTTTTCACTCCATTGTCCGTAAGGAATGTGATCAGTTGCATGCAGCAGAAACCGCTTTCCTCACGGTTCCGGTCGTGAAGGTTGGCCAGTCCGTTGTCCTTGAATCTCATTTGGAGGATTATTACAAGGAAATCATTTCCACGATGGCACGGATCGTGTCATCCTCGAAATATCCCAGCGGGATTACCGCACACGGAGTACAGTCTTTTGAAAGCATGATATCTGGAATATACACGTTCTTTTCCGTATCAAAGATGACGGGCTTGCCCGCATCATCGGTCAGGTCCCATTTACCACCGTTGTGTTTCAGCTGCCCCATGATATAGCCGAGCATCTCGGATGCTTCGGCATTTTCTTCTGGTTTAATAGTTTTACTTGTTTCCATATCAATATTTATTGTTTTTTCGCTTTTAGCATTTGTTTTCTCATGGCAAGCAGTATTGCCTCGATGCCTCGGACACTCACCTCGTTCTCTTTCAGTTTGTAATAGTAGGTGTTCGCCCCGTTGTAGTCTTCCCTTGCCTTGCGCAACCTGCATTCCTTGGCGTCACGGACTTGTTCATAGGACAAGTCGTAACCGATGAACTCGTCCATGAAGTAGGACATGGCAGAGTGGCCCTTCCTGTAGCGGGTCTCCACCACGGTGCTGCCGATGTCCTCGCACCGTTTGCCGAGCGTCCGGAGCACGTCGCTAATATGCCGGTCATGGAACTCGTAACCGAAAAAATGGGTGTGTCCGTAATATATTCCCTGTACTTTCCTCGCATAATATTCGTACCACCGGGCGTCGCATTCGGTATGTTTCTGGGTGACCCGGCAGATGGCGTACTTCTCACCGATCCATGTAAAATGTGCCAAAGTCTCGCTTGCCACCGTTTCATGCCGACAATATTGCCAGTTGGCCTCTTCAGTCCCGTTGAGCGGGCGGAACGATTGCTTGAGAATCCATTCCTTGAAACCGTTCCGTGTCACTCCCGGATAGTTGCCGGCAATCTTCCTCCACTCTTCGGTGTAGGTATCTTCCAATGTCGCAAAACTTTTCGCGTAACGTCTGCGGTTATTGCTGTCCCGCGTGATTTCCCGCCAGCTTTGGTCGCACACTGTTATAGCGATGTCGTTATTGATTGCGTAATCGCGTTCGCAACAGCCGGATGGGGCGTCACATAGCCAGTACCAGCAATTCTCACCGTAAGTATCGCGGCAGACGTAGCGTTTTGGTTTGCCTTCGGGTGTCTGTAGTTGCCAGACTTCCATACACTCCCCGTGTCTGATATGGTTCAAGCGTACCCTGATGCCTTTATTTTCCTGCTTTACTTCCATGGTAGTCGGTATCATTCTTCCACAAGGCTTTTTTCGTAATCGGGAAAAGTGTCCGGCGCGAGCAGCGCGAGCCGTTCCCTGTCGAACAGGTAGGCGTGCATCGTGACGAATCCGTTCTGGATATCGGGTATGACATGGGAGCGGCAGGCGATGCCGTTCCGGGTGAGAAACTCGCCCATTCCCTCGTTCTCGCTGTACTCCTTGACGAAGGCATAATACGGAGGAAGGGGGCGCATGTTTACCGTCACGTCGGTGAAGGATCCCCATGATGTCACGTTGTCATTCTCCGGTGAGAGAAGTCCCACGTAAAGGTTTCCGGGAGAATCGTAGGAAAATACTTCCAGCCGTACCGGAATGCCGTCAGGGTATGTCCTGTTTACATACCGCAGTTGCCCGGCGGGAGGGGTTTCCCATCCGGGAAGATCGAAACGGCAGCTGCCTTCCATGATTTGCTCGCCGTCAACCCTGACCGTGCTCCCGTCATTATGTGCGAGTACGAACGTGGGACAGTCGCCGATGCGGCAGTTTTTCTCCTTCAGTGTCAGGGGATTGTCCATGTCCTTCCCGTGAAGACAGGTACAGTGGATGGTGCTCCCGGGTTCCAACAGGCATAGCTCGTCAAGAAGCTGGAAGGGAGACCGGATTACCCTGGCGGCGCTTTTTTTATTCTCCTTTTCGAGAAGGCGGTAGATCTCTTCAAGGTCATATTCGTTGTCTATCGGTTGCCCGTACTCCGTATCCACGATGACCACACCGGTATTGGCCAGGTGGCATTCCGCTATTGTCTTGTCATAATCGCTCCATTCAGGATTGATTTCTGTTACCGTATTGAATTCAAGTCCGTATGATGTTCTCATTATATATGTTTTTTATATTGTAGTTATACTTTTGAATTGTATTTTTAGTTATTGTGACTGTTTTTCCTGTTCTGTGTTCTGTGGGATACCGTTCCCATTCTTTTCCAGCCAATGATAATAGGCGAGCGCCTCATCATAGTCTTCCCGTGCCTTTCGTAACCTGCATTCCTTGGCGTCACGGACTTGTTCATGGGACAGGTCGTAACCGATGATCTCGTCCATGAAATAGGAAACCGTGCGCCCGTAGTAGTGGTCCGTGCGGGTTTCCACCACAGTACGGAAGATGTCGTCACACCGCCTGCCGAGTGTTCCGATTACGTCGCTGACATGTCGGTCATGGAACTCGTATCCGAAAAAACGGACGTAACTTTCGTGTTCCTGCCGGTTTGTCTTGCCCGCGTAATACTCGTACCACCGTGCATCGCATTTGGTGTGCCGCCGGGTGACCTTGAAGATGGCGTACTCTTCACTGATCCATGTAAAACGCGAGAGAATCTCGCTTGCCTCTTCCTCACAGTAGCAATCCCGCCAGTTCAGCTCCTCGGTCTGGCTGAGCGGAAGGAATGACTGTTTGGTAATCCACTGCCCGAAACCTTTGCGTGTGACATGCGGAAGCCCTTTCACGACCTTGTCCCATGCCTCGTTGCATGCCTCGTCCAATGAAGGGAAACTTTCGGGAAAGCGTTCCCTGTCCATTCCGTCACGCAGTACCTCGTTCCATTTCTTGTCACATATGACAAGGATGAGGTCCGTCCTTACGTGGCAGTCCCTCTCGCAATATCCGTAGGGGGCATCGCAGAGCGTGTACCACTCCTTCGGACCATAACCGTCATCACGTCCCAGATAGCGCCCGGGCTTGCCTTCCTCCGTCTGTACTTCCCAGACTTCCGTGCAGTTCCCGCGATCTATATGATGCAGGCGTACCTTAATCTCCTTATAATCTTGTTTTTCTTCCATGTCAATCATTTTTTCTATTTTATGCTGCCGCCTTGTCCAGTCCGTCGATGATATGCCTGCATTCGGCTTCCATCTCTTTCAGACTGTCCGTTCCGTAGAATCCCCAACAGCTGTCCAGTTCGTTGGAGTCGTCATCCTCCGGTGTTATGCAATATCCGAAGACCTCTCCGGTGTAGTAGTCGTCAAGGGTTTTGATTTCACCTTGCAGGTATTCCTCGATCCGCTTCCTGCGTTCCACGGTGATGTTCTTCCACCCGTATTCCCGGCGCACCTTGTCCAACGGTACCGCGATGATGCCGAAAAATCCGGAATCCCACGGGCAGCTGAACGGCGAGGTGGATACCGTAGTGCCGCTATGCTCGTAGAGATAGACCGGCAAGGCGATATACTCCTTCAGGAACGATCCCCGGAAATTTCCGATGCGCCCGTCAAAAACCTTGTCGATATCAAAGTGCTCATCGAACTCCTTCTCCGGGCGGTAGCGACGGTGTGCCGTGTAGAGCGTACCGAGGTTGTCGAACATTTTTCGCGGGCTTCCGGCATCGTCATCATAGTAGATGTTGATGTGGTATCCGTTATATTTGATTTGATTATACAGGTTCATCCGCTTGGCTTTTAAGTTCCACTCTTTGTCCATTTACTTTTGCAACCAGTGTGTCCACACTCTCCACGGGGGCGCAGACATTGTTCATGCCGTTGATATCACCGAGCGTACCCGGAGCGAATCGGCGTGTGACTTCCCCGGTGTCATAACTGAGGACACCGCCGTCAAACGTGAAAGTCAGGCCGACGGTCCCGCCGTTTTGTGCTTCCCCGTAAACAGAACATGCTGCCCTCAGCCCATGGGTGTACAGGTTTTCGGCACTCCATGCCACCTCCGGGGTGAGGCGTGCCACTTCCCGCATGAGGGGAGCCACGATTTCCTTCGTCCACCACGGCCTTTCGATACGTTTCTGCTGTTCTGACAGCCTGATGATCCGCTTTTCATGCCAGGCAATTTTCCGGCGGGTCGCATCAATCCTTCCTTGCAGTTCATCCCGTTGCTGCCTGTACCTGTCTATCTTGTGCAGATAGTCCGCAATACATTTTCTTACTATGTCCGTTTCCATTTCAAGTTCTGTTACAGAGTTGTACAAATTGTTCCGTAATCTCATCCCGCTCGAACTCGTCGCAGTTCAGGTCGAAAAATATGCCTGAAGCCGCAAGCATGTCACGGGCTTCCCCGTAGGTGATGTCATTCCTGTACCGGTATCTCTCCACCATGTCCTGATGTTCGGCTTCCGCCCGGTCATGCAGTCTCTTTTTATACTGCCTGTACCATGTGGGGAACTGTTCCCTGAAAACCATATGTTCCAGCTGCAAGTCCCGGTATCTGCCCGGTGCCAGCAGGATGTGCCTGTCAATATAGGACTTCGCCTCGGCTATGATTCCCTCCCTGGTGAAGGGACGGTGGGAACGTGCCGTGAAATCTACCCATCCTTTGTGCAGGGGATGCTCGATTTCAATCCGCACGCCCTGCCGCCTGACGTGTACCACGATATAGGCGGTCCGGTGGGGGAACATATCGTCCTTAAGACTCACTTCCCGGCAGGTCAGCGGGTCAATATGGATGTAATGATCCTGCCTTGCGCCCCCGAGGAACCTTTCAAGCTGCCGCATTGACTGGCAGTAGATGAATGTTCCCACGCGGCACTGGCCGCGGCGAATATCGCCGTAATAGTACTTTCTTGCCTTTGCCCCGGTGATGCGGGACTCGTCCGATACTTCGAAATAGCTCCGATAGGTGTCATCCGTACGACAGAAGTCGTATATTTCCTGAAAGGTTCTTGCTCTCATACTGGTGTCTTTTTTAGTGTTCCCGTTTTTTGTCCGGAGGAAATTCCCCCGTCTTGTAAAATATCTCTCCGAGACGGTCCGCCTGTTCCGCCAGGCCTCTCTTCCAGACAGCCGACACGGCCTCGCGTGCGGCCTTCTCGTACATGCCCAGCAGCACCGCCTCGGGCAGGCGTTTCGTCCGCCACACCTCCTGTGCGGTGGCGAGCATCTCCACCCTGCAGCCCAGATGGCTGGCCGTGAGGATAATGACGGCATTACCGATGAAGTTCGGTACGCGTTCTTCCTGTTGTTCTCCTTTCATTGTTCCGTACCTTTAATCCGTTTCGAACTCGTCTTCATAGACCTCGATTTCCTTCCCGCTCTCACAGATGCGTACCAGCCAGGTGTATTGGAGCCGTTCCAGCAGCTCTATGCGGCGATAGCCCTTGTAGGGCACTTTCAATGTTGCAATGTCTCCCGGTTGCATGTCAGGCGGATATTTCAAATTGGACCAGGAAATGGAACTCGCTTATCAGGCTGCGGATGTACGGTACTGATTTCGGATCCTCCCCGTAAGGATAGAAGATGGTCCGGCAGCGCGTCAGGCATCGGATACCCTGTTTTCGTAACCGGTACAGCAGGTAAGCCCTGCGTCGTAGTTGTTTCTTGCTCATCGTATAAAGGATTATGTCGTTTTGATTAGAATAGTGGTGTGGTCGTCAAACGGGGGCATCTCTTTACGTTTTCGATGTAATGCCTCCATTGAAAGAAGCTCATCTTGTGTTAACAGGGATGAGCATCATTTCAATGGAGGGAGTACTGATTTATTCTGACCCGCCACACCGTGCCGCCTACCGGGCGGATGGAGATGACGGCCTACTTCTTACGCCATGCCGCCATCTTCTTCTTGATGTTGATATTGTTGTCCGCCAGCATTTTTTTCAGGACTGCCAGCAACCGCCATCCTTCTCCGTTTTTATACTCTTCCGCTTTTGCTGACAGGAACGCCAGTGACTGGTACTTGTCCAGCCTGCGCCCCGAATCGTCAATGGCTGTGCAGCCGTGGAAACGGATCAGGTTCTGCATGGTAAAGAACGCCCCGGCGCCCTTATAGGCGTCCATCCATGCCTTGCTTTGAGGAGTATCCCATGGCAGCCGGATACGGCGGTCATTGAACTGTCTGACCGCGTTGTAAAGCTGTGCGGCGTCCAGCGCGTGCCTGATGTGGGTTATCGCGATGGAAAGCGGGTAGTACAGTTTGGATTGCAGGTCCTCCACGAAAATATTACGGCCGTATACACGCTTGTAGGGAACTCCCTTGCATTTTCTTGTTTCCAGGTTACCCACGTGTTTTTTCAGCGCGCTGACATAGTCGCTCGCGATGGCCAGAACCACATCACGGTTGAACCAGCGGTTTCTCTCTACAAAACCTGTGATGTCCTTGTGTTCCATCTTCATCTGGGCGTGTAGCTCGTTCAGGAGCATTTTCCACTGGTAATCATAGCCTTTCCTGTGGATCATCTCGGTCACCCCTGCCGGCTCTTTCCGGCAGTGATGCGTATATGACATCATGTGGAACATCTGCGCCATGACCCACCGGCGGAAGAGGCGGTTGTTGGGAACGGTACCCTGTGCCATGATGCAGCCGAATATCGGGTCGTTGTCATCCAGGATGGTAAGTTTCCCGTCCTTGTTGGAGGCGACGTACTCGCCACCCCCGGCTCCCTGCATGGCGAACAGGCAGCTCACGTCCACACCGGCGCCTCGGAGCGCCTCGATACGCTCGCGCGCCCCTTTGGGAAGTCCGGCAGGGGGATTATGACCGGCCACCGCCGGATAGACCGTGCCCAAACCCGAATTCTTGCCGATAACGATGCCCGTGGCGGTAAATTCCTTGTCCGCGATGGCGAATTCCGTGCCGCATCCGGGGCACAGGATTTTTGTTTCTTGTTTCTTTCTGCTCATTGTGAATTTGTTAATAGTTGATTACTTCCGGGCTCCACCCATTCTCTGAGTATCACCAGGTCCTTGTCTTTTTCGCTTTGCCAGAACCATTTGCCCATCGTTTCGGGATTCCATGTGAACCCGCCCATAATCCGGCAGAGGATATAGAATTCCAGCTCGAATTGAGCGGTGTCCCGGTGTTGCCCATACAGCATGTCCCCGTCCTCGAGGTCACTTTCGGGCAATGCCATGAAATACCGGCGGGACTTGCTCTGGCTGCGCTCCGATGGTATCGAATGTTTATAGCGGCGGTACAGATCCTCCACATCCGTGAAAAAATCCCCGCAGCCGTACTTCGGCAACCACGGAGCGCCATCATGCCTGCCGTTCCGTATCATGTGTCTCCCGTTTACTTTTAAACTTCTGGACTGGAAATCAATCCGGAAATTTGCGCCGTTCTCTATGGCGGTGACGGTTTCTCGGTAAATATCTTCCATTTTCTCACCTGTTTACAATTAATGGCACTCAAACCCCTGGCGCGTATCTTTATAGTCCTGATAAATACAGTAGGACTTCGGTCCTGAACCAGGTAGTAGCCTGGCTCAGGACCAAGCTTGAATACTGTATTTTGAATTTGGGTCTCTCGTGCATATGCGGTCGCGCTACCTTCTGTTCAGGGGGCTCATCCGGACGGCACATCCCTTTAAAAACCTGATACGGGCCGCGAGTACGGCTGGACCCTGTGTCATCTGTCGTGTTAGCAGGAGATGACAAAGGTTCCAGCCGTGTAAATCGCGGCTCTGTTGAAATCCCGGCCTTGCCCCCTTTGTCCTGTGCTGTTCTTTTTGCGGTTCCCGGAATGCCGGCACGTTCCTTTACAGGTCCGATGTCTGCTGTGGCGGAAGCCGGAATGGCGCCGTCGTATGACGCTAGGGATACGACGGCGCGATACGGGCTTATCGGAGACAGCGGGCTGAATCCATTCCCCCGAACCGCACGTTCCCGTGCTGGAAAAGACTGAAAGTTCTCATAATACCGGCACATGGCTTTATGCTTCCGATGTATCCCGCGTATGGGTCTTCTGCGGAGTCCGAAGGCGACGGTCAGCCGCCTTCAGACTCGGAAAGAAGACGTCGGTACGCGGGATGCCCAAACCTATTCCTTGAACTTTCCCGGTGTGCTCCGGTAACGGGTGCGGGACAGACGGCACATGACTCTAATTTCCCGATACATTACAGGCGCAGCCAGAATCAAGGTGGGATTAACCGGCTGTTAGACCGGTTAATTCCTATATGGATTCTGGTTATAAGCCTGTAACGTTGAATAACCTGCCCGTTCACCCGTTCTGCCGTGTGCCCGGCATGCCCTATAACGATGCTACCAGCGTATTGTACACCGCCCGGCTCGTCAATAAGGCGCCGCGCATGCATCCTATGGTCAGGTAGCCCGGAATGATTCCCGGGGTCTTGCCCCGGTTCGCCTTCACGTTGCGCCCTTTGCCCCGGACAATGCAGCCGTCCTGCCCGGTACTGACATATCCCAGACCGCCTACCTTCCGCTTGCCCGTACTTACGGCCCGCAGGCAGTCCATCACGAACTTGTTCAGTTCGTCAAGGTCTCTGCGGACATTGCATACCGGAAGCACCTGGGTCGCCCAGCTGAACTCCCCGTTGCCCTTATACAGGTAGCGGTTGACTGCATTGACCGCTTTTGCCGGGGTAGTGCGGGGATTGCGGATCGTGCGGCGTTCAATCTCTTTCTGAAAAGTCTTGATACGGCTTGCCGAAGGGGAGATCATGTCCCCCTTGATGCTGAACCCGAGAAACTTGAACCAGCGGTCGGACATCAGGTATTCCACCTTCTTCGGGTTGAGCTTCATGCTTTTCTCGCCGAGCCTTTGTTCCAGCACTTGCATTGCTTTCCCGTAGTCTTTCCCGATGAACAGCATGTCGTCCGAGTATCGGATGTAGTAGCCTGTCATTCCTGAGAGTTCCCCGTCGAGATCATGGAGCAGCACGTCGGCCAGCCAGCTTGCCACGGGACAGCCCTGTTTGAGGGACTGGTACTTGGCTTGAAGGCGGTTGTCTTCATCGAAGTAAAGATCGTTGTGGTAGTACTTCCTGAGCACGTCAATTAAGGAGGAGCGTCCGTGTCTGGCCTCGACCTTGTCGAACGCCTCGTCAATGTACCGTATCGGCACACTATCGAAATATTTGCTCAGGTCCGACTTCCAGCCCAGAATGCCGCCGCCTCTCGTTTCCGCTATCCGGCGGCTGGCCTCGGTGACTACGCTGCCACAGCCGATACCGCTTTGGTAGGACTTACACGAGGGGTGTACCATTTCCGGCATGAGTTCAAAGAGCAGGTCGTTGGCAATGCCCAGCACTACCCGGTCGACGGGCTCGTTGATGTATACCGTACGGAACTCGCCGTTCTCCTTCGGTATCTGTGCGGTATGCGGGGGAGCGATTTCGTACTTCCCCTGTATCATGGCATCGGCCATGGCCATACGGGTATGCTCGTCGGTCAGCCGGATAAGCTGGTCTTTCCGGATGTCTTTCAGCACGCCTTTCTCAATGGCCTTTTTCCACCGGCCGATGTCGAAGAACATCTGTAATATCTTGTCTGACATGGTTCGTATATTTTTTATTATTTTTCCTGACAATACCGTTCAAAGTGTTGGAGGTTATAACTTTCTGTCTGCAGGTTCTCCCAGCAGTCCCGGATAAACTCCTCCCGTACCTCAACTTTTGCCTGCGGGAATTCTTCCTCCAGCATTCTTCGGGCAAATTCTTTCCAGTTCCCGTTTTCTGCCAGTTCCTTGCGGATTTCAGGCAACAGCCGTTCGTATTCTTCTACCGTTCCGCACAAGGACAGCAGGTCGTCATTTGAGAGGTACTCTTCCGCGTCGTGGATTTTTCCGGCCTCGTCGGTAGGGATGAGAATTTTTCCTTCCGCAGTCAGCTCTACCGATACGGCACTGCTGCAGGCTGCAAAACCGTACTTGTCGTATATGGTCACCGAACAGGGATAGAATCCCTTCCCGTCCAGCAGGTCACCGGCCGGATCACCCGTCGGAAGGATGAAGCGGACTTTCCGCCCGTATTTTTGCCCAAGGTATTCCTTGAGCAGGCGCATAAGTTTTTCACGGGTAGCGGCCATATATTCTTTGCCGGCATCTTTTTCCTTGACAAGTCTCGGCAGGATGTCGTCCGGCATGGGAATGCCGGTATCCGATATGCCGTTTTCTTGCGTTTTACTCGGTTCTTTTTTCATTTTCAATTGTCTTTATCTGTGTATATCGTATCATTTCCCTGTCTCATCCCCTTTCTACAAATGCGGTGAGGCCTTCTTGCGGGAGGAGGAACTCCTTTTCCTGTTCACAGTAATAATAAATACCTTCATCGATCCTTTCTGCGGCTTTTGAAACGGGTGCGCCGCTCCTGCGTCCGATGAGCTTCCTCTGCAATGCGGTGACCGATACGGTTGTTTCCATTTCCTGTTCCGTCCCCCGGAACAGTGTCAGCTTCCTTATGGGGTACTCCTTTCCCTGCCACTCAATGACGTCGAGCAGGCTTCCCTCTTCGGGATATACCCTGCAGAATGCAGCGTGCACGCTTGCCGACACCTTGCCACAAAGCAGGCATATCTGTTCTCCCAGGCCCAGACAGCTGTTTCTGATCATCGCTTCGAGCAGGTCCGTGCCTGCCCCATTGTCCGCTGCCTGTGTGAGAGCCTCCCAGTATCCCCTGCCGAAGTGGCTTATGAAGGGCACGAGCTGCGAGGCCCTGACCGTCTTTTCCGACCCGCCTCCCGATTGCAGCGCCTCTATTCCGGCGGATACCAGCTGTACCCTTGTGTCGCCCTGCACGGGAGGATATACGGGGCAGCACACCTGCATGGTTTCCATCAGGTCTTCACTTTCGTTGTACCAGCGTACCTGTTCCCCGAATCTTATGAAATCATATCTGTCCATTTTTCTTTGTCTTCATTGTTCTGTTGTTGTTTACAATTCTTCCGGTTCTCCATCGTTGATACTTCGGTAGAAACGGTCTCCGTCCGCCCATTTCTTGGCGGCGATAGCCAGCCCGAACGCTTCCTCTATGGAAAGTCCGTCGGCGGGAAGGGCATCAAGGAGTTCTCCCATGCATACATCGTTCCCGCCATACTCTTCCTGCACCTTCCCGAGTGTCATTCTGCCTTTGTCCGTCTTTTTACGGCACAAAAGCATCTGTTGTATCCAATTTATCATGCGGTTCTTTTATTAAAGGAAATTTTTGGCATAACTGCGGGCTTCATTGAAAGTGTTGAAACCGATTCCACTCACGCAAGAGATTGCCCAGTATCTCAATTTCCTGCTTTCGGCACGGGCAAGATAGATTTGCCCGATACAAATCCCGTCTTTGAGGATGCCATGCCACTTGTCTTTTTTAATCCGTATCATGTTCCGGCATTCATTAGTCCATTTTCCAAAATCCGTAATCGGAGCCGTTACCGGGGTGGGCGCCGAAATAGTAATCCTCCGGGGAGCAGCTGTCAAGCGTGTCGAACAGCGATTCCAGCAATCCGGCCGCGTCATCGCTGTTCCACCATTCAGCATCCTTGTCTTCCATGGCATGGGCGGGGACGGCATCCATCACCTGCACGTACTCCGGTGTGTCACGGATAACATCCATGAACACCGGGATCAGGTCTTGCGTACGCATCGTGCTATGGGAAATGCTCTCGCCGGGGATGGCATGGATCCGGTTCTGTGTCCTCTCGTCTATGAACATGTCCTTTTAGATGAATGGAAGTCTGGTATCCTGTAACATGGGGGCCAGCATCCGGCACATTTCGTAAGAAGCCTCGTTGCGCCCGTCGATACGGCGCGGGTCACGCTCCGCCATGGCGAGAATACCGGCTTTTACAGTTCTGAAGAATGTCTGTTCCAGTGTCTTGTGGAAATAAGGAAGCGCCTGGGCGAAACGTTCGGACTTGAATCCCAAATCGTTCATGGCGTATTCCAGCTGTTTGGCCGCCTTGTACTCGCGGCTGTTCTCCAGGCTTTCCGGAATATCACCGAACTGTGCGGCCCGAAGCTGGCGTTCCAGTTCGATGACGGCCACTGAAAGCAGGAGCTTGATGGCAGCGGCATTGCCGATACCGTGTTTCTTCCCGTCAGCGGTATGAAATTCGATCAGGTTTACACTGTCGTTCTCTTGTAATTCTTTGTAGCGCGCGAGAATTTCGCTGAGCGCTTTTGCTTTTTCTTTATCCATAATTTTTATCTGATTTGATTGTTGTTGCACACAAGTACGTCCCCGACGATGAAGTCTTTCGACGCCGGGTGATGAGCACGGAATATCCTGCTCGCTTCAAGATTGAGGGACAGAGGGATAAGTTTGCCTTCCTCGTTGACGACCATTGTCGTGTTCCCGTCCAGTTCCACCAGTTCGATGTAGCCGCCGACAATCGCCTGCATCTCCTTCAGCGTGAAGTCCGAGCCATTGGCAGGCTGCACGGGTTGGCGTGTTCCGTCCGTTTTGATGATTTCTGTCATGGCTGCTTTGAAATTTTAAGATTCATGACTCGCCAGTATATCCAAAATCTGTTGCAAAGGGAATTTTTCAGTCCAGAATCGCTCGTCGGTATGTTTGCCGTACGCCCGGTATCTGGCTTCCCCGTTTGCAAATACCGCCAAGATATGGCTGTCCAGCACATTGTCCGGCGGAACCAACCTTTCCAGTTCCGTTTCGGTAAGTTCCACGAAGCACCAGCTATTGTCTTCCGGCAAGTCCTCGCTGCCCAGTATCCCGTCCTCGTCCGGCTGGTAAAAACCAACCGATATGTCATAAAAGTTTAAAGACTGGAAACTGATGTCATCCTTGAATGGCTTGACGGCTTCCAGCCTGCCGGACTGTGTCTGTTTCCACTCTTTTGACAGGTACACGATTGCAAAGTCGCAGCAATCCCATGCACTGTAAGTTCCTGCCTTGAGCAAAAGGTATGGGGTAGGTTCATTTGAGATTTTCATCGTGTTTCCCTCCTTTTATGTCACGCGTGATACCGTTTCACGGTGCGTAGCTGGTTAATGATATGGCTGAAAAGCTCGCGTGAATAGATGCGGTAATGGAACACGGCCGAATACTCACGCACGTTGCCGTGAAAGTCCACATAGGAACGGTCCGGAGCGAAGTCGAACAAGTCGCCCTGGACTTCCAGCGTGTATTTGTTCTGCCGCAGCCAGTCGAAGAACTCGAAGAGGTCCTTCTTTTGGGAGTAGAAAGCGCAGTATTCATAATCGTTCCCGCGCAGGTTCCGGAGCAATGCCGCCAGTTCATTCCGATTACTGCGATCGTAGAATTCAACCCCCGTCCGTGTGGCGAGATTCCGGAAGAACCGTTTTTTCCCGTCCAGTATGAACGAGTACGGGATATAGGCCACGTCCGACCGATACCATGCCATGTAGCGTACCTCCGGCGTGCCCTTAACGAGGGCGGGACGGCGGTTCAGCCTCTCCGCATGTTCCCTGATCTGGCGGGAGAGTTCCCCGTCGGAAAGACGTATGGAACGTTCCGCCATGAAGAACCGCTCCTGCGAGCGGAAGCAGAACGGATACAGGTCACCGTAATAAGGTTCTCCAACGAAGAAATAACCGTTTTTCCAGCGTGCCGGAGGCAGGCATTCCCACAGGTCGTAGTAGCGTTCCTCCGTAATTTCACGGAAGGGCTTGCATAGTGCCCGGGTATAACGTTTCACAAGCTGTGTCATGCGTCCCGGTGATACGGCGACCAGATGCGGGTTCTTCTCCCTTTCGCGTAGTGCTTCCAGCGTCTCGCCGCCGTAGTCGCTGTGCATGTCATCGGACATCGACGTGAGGCATGTCCCGTCGAAATAACGTGAATCTATGATGTATTTCATGATGCCGGTATGTTAGAAGTCGATACGCAATACGTGCCGTGCGGCGGATTCTGCCGCCAGTGTCAGTTGCCGCTGCCATGCCTGGTGGCTCGGCGCCCATTTGAATGCGGTCTTTTTCAACAGTGTCCGGGTCTGCTCGTCCGGTTTCCCGTCGAAAAGTATCTGCAGTCGGTTCTCCTCGTAATTCCATACCAGTCTGCCGCCGTCAAACAGTATTTCACGGTTCTCACGACCGGCCTGTTCCTGCTGTTTCTCCCGCACCTTGCGGGCGATCTCGGGGTATTTGAAGATGGAATGACGCTCCGTGACGACGGGTTTCCCGCCCTTGCCGTTCCACTCGCGGAGGCGGGCGACGGCACGGTCGATTATTTCGACATTGCCATGGTTGGCATATGTGGAGAGCCGTCCGGCAAGATTGCTGACGAAAAGGGAGCGGCTATAACCGCGTGATGTGCCCGTATCAATGCCACGGATGGTGGCGGCCGTGTCGTCGATATCAGCCTTGACCCTCTGCCATTCCTCTTCGGCACGCTGTTCTTCGGGCTTGGCGGCTTCGAGGGCCTTGCGTATCGCTTCGAGGGCACGTTCGCGCCACTCTCTGAATGCCGTAACGCTCTTGTTGTGGCTGTTGCAGGCCTTTTCGTTACGGGCGGTGTTGAATCTCGCAGGTCCCGTGATCATCGCGCTGGCACAGCGGCTGTTGGCGGCAATCATTGCCGAGAAATAGCGTTTGTAGTTTTCCATGTAACGTTCCCGCTGCTGTTCGGGCATAGACTGCAAATCCTCGTGCAGTTCCTTTTCGTGCGAGGCGATGTCCGTTTCGCCCCGCTCTTCGGGTGAGAACGAGGTGAGGTTATAGGAGTCGCACGCCCGGCGGAAGTATTCTTCCAGATAACCCGGATGCGCCACTTCCACAACCTCCCAGTCCTTGAAATTCGCCGGGGCGAGGATTTCTTCCCCGCCCGGATTCCCGACAAGGTGGGAATAGCTGCAATACCCGTATCTCTTTCCCCTGAAAAGAAACGCCACCGGCTCGCTTTCCGGGGCATCCACACGCCGCACCATGGTCACACGGTGGGCATTTTCCTTTGTCAACAATGTTGTTTCCATACCTTTCTTCTTGATTATTTGATTGTTTCCGATTTTTATTGTTGCTTTATCCGGGCAGCATGGCCCATTACGGAGGCGAACCCCACCTCGATACCTATCTGGTATCCGCCCTCGATGGTCGATTCCAAATCCGCCTCGCTTTCGATCAGGGATTCCGAATCATCGGCATAAAGCCTGTACAGGGCAAAGACATCCGCCTCCCATAGCTTCCGGGCATTTTCCGCCGGTACAAGCAGCCACACGAAACCGTCTTCACGGGTTACCTTGACGGCGGCTTCGCCATGGCGCAGGGTCCGCCGTTCCCTTATGTCCAGTGCCGCCGTCCACACGATATACATCAGAGCGTCGTGGCGGCTTTTAACATCGGGGGAATCGCACAGATGGCTGGCCGCGTCTTTGAGGGTCCGGAAAGAGTCCGCCATGAACTGCTCCACGACATACGGCTTCCCGGCAATGGCGGAACAGGCTTCGTCCGCCCTGCCTGATTCCGGCACGGCCTGAATATCCTCCTCTTCAAGGAAGATTTCACGGTGCAGGCAGTCCATGTAGTAATATGATTTCATTCCGGTTGTTCTTTAGGGGTAAAAGTGATTCTCGTATGTCCGTCATAACCGAACTTGACCTGCAGCCCGAAGGCTTCGGCATCGCTCGATATGGCACAGATATCCCAGATACTGAGTTCCGCACCACAGGTTATGACGGTATTGTCTTCTGAAATCTGCGGTGACTTGTCTTTCAATGCGGCTCCGCCGCAGATACCGCGCAGGATCACACCACGCCGGTGGGTGGACAAGTTGTTTGTTCCCATGGTTCTCCTATTTGTTTTTCCGTTATTTTTGCCATTCTTTTTTTTCTCCTGTTTGTAAAAGCATAGGGGCATTCCGCCCCCATGGTTGTTATTAATTCATATTATTTTGTACTGACTGTCTGTGGCGCCTGTTCCACAAGGGTGTACCGAAGTGCCGGCTTCCCGTTTCGGAATATGGTAAACGAGTTGCCTTGTACCTGCACGTCCTTTGCTTTTGGCCACCAGAGCCACGAGAGTTTCCCACCGCTGAGGAAAGCCACGGCATTGCCCTGTACTTTGCCGACCTCACGTACGCCCATATCCTCGTTGCCTCCGGACAGCCTGACGCAGTGCCAGTTGGAACCGAGTTCCATTTTTCTTTTTACATCTGCTAATGTTCTCATGTGATTATGTCTTGTTTTGATTATTGCATTATACCGCATGTATCCGGCATTTCCGGTTGCAACTTCTGAGATTGTCGGCATATGGCACCGGGTATGACCTGTTCATCCAGTCAGGAAACCCTTCACGGAAGCAGTGTTCCGGAGTCGGGTATTCTTTGCGCAAACGTTTCCTGTGGCGTCTTTTTGTCCTGTTTTCGACGGCATGGGGAACTTTGGGTATCCGTGGCGTATGCCATTTCCCGCCGGAATAAGTTGCGACATATTCCTGTTGCGGTTCGTCATTCTTGTAGCTGCACACCATGACAGCCGGTTTTTCGCTGAGTATCCCGGCATCGGCAAGCCCGCTGAGTGTACCTTTGGCAGCCTTGAAATTTACAAAGCAGCCCAGACTCATGGTACGGTCTGTGGAAAATATCTCTACCATGTTGAAATATATTATAAGTTATCTGTTTTTCGGTGTTTCCTTTTACCTCACGTTCCAAACTGGGGATAACAGCGGGACGTAGCTCACCCAGTGAAGGGTGATTTGAAGGCAGCCCTGCTGCACTACGTCAACCGTGTTATGTCGGGGGTGGGAACGGCATCTCACGACGCAAAGAAGTAAATTGTGGAAGTTAAATTGGAAGTGTGGGTGTACGGGAATCGAACCCGTTTTCAGCCAAGACCTGAAGCACCCGTGAATTTAATCCGGCATCTCCCTGTAAAACGGGAGTTATGCTGATGGCGGCATTTTGACCGCAAGTGTTTGCCCGGATGTGCCACGCTGTATAACAATGGCGGTGATACGGCAAATAGCAACATCTTTACTCTCACAAACCACTTTGTTGCAGGATATACCATTGGCATACAGTGATATGTAGACAGTTGGACGGAAAAAGCCCGCAAAGTCGGCACACTGCCATACAATGCGGGCATGTTACCTGCAATTCACCGGAAATTCCAATGAATCAGGCGGCAGTTTTCATATCAGTGGCAGGTTGTTGTCCTGCCGCCTGTTCGGAAACAGCTCCGGCGGTTGTTTCAGCGGTTACTTCAGCAGGCTGTTCTTGGGACTGTCCGGCAGCCGGTTGTTCGGTTGCTTTGTTTCTGCCTTTGCCCTTGCTTTTGGCGCCCGCCTGTTCCGCCACGGTTCCGGCAGTCGTTTCTACGGTCACTGCTGCCGGGATTTCGGCAGGTTGTGGTACCGGTTGTTCCGCTTCTCTTGGCAGCGCCACACGGAAACCAAGCGCATCAAAGGACGCTTTTGCGGCGGCGTGGATAGCTTTCTTGTAGTCACGTGCCGTACGTTCAAAGTCCTTTTTGGTCGGTACAAGACCGATTTTTGCCCATACGGACTCTTCCAAGTCGAAGCGTTTCACCGTTTCACCCTTTTGGGTGCGGAAGATGACGGCACACGGAGTTGTGGCACGGAGTTTCGAGCGGATGCCGTCGTTCGCCTCACGCAATTTGATTTCTTCGGCTTTGACAGCCCAGAAAGTCATCACCACATTTTTCCACACACGGAAAATTTCATCCTGCGTCTTGTCTTTCGGTTCATAATCCGCACCGAAGAACTGTTGGGCGGTTTCTTTTTCATTGCCGTCACGGTCTGTACTTTTGTACACAAGGATCACGCCTTTCAACCCGTTCACCAAATTTACAAACTGTTCTGAATTTAATCTGCTTGTTGCCATAATGATAAAGTATTAGTTACTACGCAAAAGTGCGTATTGCGAGCACTTCCGGAATCGAACCGGAAATCTCACATTGCTGCGAAATGTGGCAGCCATTGCCACGTGCCCATAACCCGCCCATGTATTTCACCCTACATGCGCGGGTTTTAATTCATTTCCGCAACTTTCTTAACGTGCCCTATAGTTTGCTCGCAAAAAAATACTATATTTGCAATGTTAAATGACAAATACCTGTAACTTCGCATCATGGCAAACGCTCGCTTACTCCAATTTCGACAAGACGTTTCTTTGGCACGTCCCGGATCTTTTCCAATCCGGCAGATAACTTTAAGGTGAGGCATTTAGGCGTTTTGCCGAGCCGGGTATTGCGCATAGCATTGGCATATACATTTACCGGCGTCCCCTATACGGATAGTTTTTACCGCTATCGTGCATTTTATTCCGAGCGCACTGGGCGCAATTATGGCATTATTCTTACACGTCCTTTTTCATACAACTTGCACTCCCAAATTTGCGTGCTTTGTGTATGCGGTCTAAAAACACGTTTTTAGCCGTTCCAACTTGCTACATTGGTTTGTAGTCCTGCTCGGTGTGGTTATTTAACACCCTATTTAATCGCTCCAAAGCGAACAAGCGAATTTTTGATTTTCCAAGCCTCAAAAATAGGTTTCCCACAAAAAGGGCTTTTTGTTTCTCGCTCTTGGCGGTCTTTGTTTTTCTGTTTTTTAAATCTGTTTTTTAGTTATCTATTTTTTTTCTTTTTTTCTCCGTACTTGTTTGCCGTTTGTTTGGCTTTCGAGTACATGACTATTATAAAACTGTTTTTCAGAACTGCAAAACTTTTTGAGAATTTTTTTTAGATTGTTTCAAAAACACCCCTTTTGCGAATATGGTACGCATACGCGCGAAGAGAATTATTAATTCATTGAATATCAACAATATATAAAATAATAGCTTTTGCGAAAAAAAAATTTTTCATTGCAAAAAACGAAAAAAGCCCGTTTCTATATGTATATTAAAATGAAAGTTTTACTATATATTTAATTATCAATGGTATAGGTCTGAATAAATATCCAAATTAGATAAAAACAGAATGAAAAAATATATATTGCTTTCATTTTGTAACTAATAATAATAACAAAGTCTGTTTTATGTTTACTTTATATAAAAGTAAAACAAGTAACTTATTGTAAATTAATATAGTAACAATTTTAAAAAGAACCGGGTGGGTGTACTCCAAGGTGCGGATTCGATTTCTATCCTCGGGGCATTTTTCCAAATCCTGTTTTTTAAAACGATCCAATATGGGGTCCTGCCATAAAATTGTAAGCGGACGTCAAAAAATATATAATAACGGGGACATGGACTTACAGCGGTTTTAAATACAATCATAACTGTTATTCCGGCATTTATAAGACATTCCCAAGCCACAGATACACATACTTCCGGTTTTCATGGATATACAGACTTTCAGAAGATTTTCGTTTCTTGCGGGTAAGGCCGGTTTTGGGGAACATCGGAAATGTGGGCATAAATATATAGTGCCAAAGTATCCGGCTCTTGGTATATATTCTTGATTGTACCGGTAAGAAACGGCTTGTTGGATTCTGTAAAACAGCATGTTCAAATGGAATTTTCATCGGTAGGGATTACGCTGTAATAGTCTATTTATTAACCATATAGAATATATATGGAAATGCATGTGTATGATTCTTGACTTTTTTGTATGTTTTTTGTGATTTTGTATAAGAATCCTGAGAATTGGTGTTTAAACGCCTGTCTTTTTGCTGAATAATGTGTATATTTGCCATAATGTTTCTCTTGTGTATGAAACATGGCTTTTGAATGTTACAGGAAGGAAGCGAAGAAAAGGATGAATAATGAAACCATATCGTAGAAAGGATATCAGGAATATTCCGGGCGAACTCTCCATAAGCAAGGGGCTGGCCGTGTTCAATGAGGCAACATTGGAGACGGGACTTGTGGGTGATGTTTCCGGCGAGTGTATTTCAGTCCCGGTCAGGGTGACTGCGGACAAACAACTTCTTACGGACGATGTCGTAATGCCCTTGAAAGATTGCCGGGAGGCGGATACGGAACAGAAGATTGCGTTACAGCGTCTGTTGAACAAACGGCATCTGGTATGGGACAGGCGCAAAGGCGCATTGTCGGAATCGATGTACATACCCAAAGACGGGCAGCAGGTGAAAGTGAGCCTTTTGGACGAGCATGTCATATTGGGGGCGTTCAAGGAGATTGACAGGAAAGGGAATCTTGTGTTGTATTGCCTGATGGAGGAGGACGGCACCCTGCGTCATTCACTGCATGAGGAAATCGGCGTTGCGGAGAATTGGCAGATTACCCCGATAGGAACCAGTGCCCGCAGCCGGTTTGCCGATGCGCTGCACCGGGAAGGGATTGTATGGAACGGACGGCTGAAACGCCTTGAACCGCTGGAAATACATATCAATCGTGGAGGAAAATACTATTACCTGAATGATGTCCTGGAAATCTGTGAATGCAGGGACAGCAGCCGGCCGTCAGACAGAAAGCGCCTGGAATGCGGAAACTATTTCAGGGAGCATAAGGATGCCGAACTGGTGTGTGACTGTGTGCGCTCCATCGTCAAGCTGAACCGGGGCAAGGATGTCAGGCGATAACACGACAATAGGGGGAGAATATTATTCTATCGTTCTCTCTTTTAGGAATCTGAAGGGGAAGTGGCCTTTCTTTTTTTTGCTCTTTCCCTTATAAAAACAAAAACAGACGGCGATGCCGTCTGCTATCTATCTGTTTCTTTTTTGGTATCTTTTTTCTTTGCTCCAAAGAAAAAAGTACATCTACCATCTTCTTCTTGTATGATACTACTTATAGTATTGTTGCTACATTTGTAACACCCCTCGTCTCAGTTATCCGGTACATTTGTATCATCTTCAAGGTAAAAAAAACGGGGCGTCCGGGGCTTCTCCCCCTGGCGCCATATTTTGTTTCAATTTAGACATCTGTTGTTTGTCGCATATGGCTACGGATATAAAAAAACAGACGGCATGCAATGATACCGTCTGTTATTCTTCCATGTGCCTCTTTTCAGGGCGGACATGTTCCGTGCTTTTGCCCGTTCTCCTTCCAGTGGTAAACCTCCTTGTCGGAGACGGACATCACTGTTCTTTTTTCCACATCAAACACCTGCCGGCAGAATGCCTTGACACAAAAGGATGTTTTCAGTTCCGCCAGTATTCTCACGAGCCTGTCATAAGCATGCATGTCCCAGAGATAATCATACATTCCGCCAAGCGGCACCCGTTTAAGCAGCCCCATGCATGTTGCCTTCTTCACGCATTTATCAAAAAGGCGCGAACCGATCTCCATGCTCTCCATATGATACCGTTTGCTACGCAAAGTGTCATATCCCTTCTCCCGCAGACGTGTGCGGTCCGCCATGTACATCATGAATATGACCTCTTCCGGTGGAAATGCTCCCACCAGTCCGCTGAAGCATTTCAGAAACGGTATCACGGCCGCTTTTTTTTCATTATTTTCTTTCATGGCGCGCTATTTCCCGGAAACGTCCGTTTGTGAATTTCCCGCTTCATCATCCCTTATTGCGGGATTGACATAGAAGTGGCATATTTTGCCATTTCGCATCGGTTTATACACGGAGTAACCCAGTTTCCTGGCATAACGTCCCACGGAAACCCGGTTGGCGAACTTGCCGGTATGTTCCGTCAGGTGTGCCGCCATCTCCTCGACGGTCATTCTGCTTTTTAATTCCATATCATTGCTTTTATTTGGTTTCATGGTAAGGATAGCCATGACTGGTGCAAATTGTTTTCAATTGATATGAATTAATAAGAGACGGCCATGAAATCGGCACGGAGGAATTAACGGGTTATATTTTAGCCTCATTCACGGAGCCGTCTCCCGACTATTTCTCCATCAGCCGGCAGATCTCCCGTATCGTACCGGCATTCCGTTCGTCCAGCCACTCCCTGGCCACGTTCCAGGAGAGCGATTTGCTGAATTTCAGGTTCTCCTTTGTGATGGTGTGATATGACAGTCTTCCTTCCGTAGGTTTGAGTCCGATGGAGTGCAGCCCGCATAAGCCGTCCCGGAAAAATGTACATCTTCCGGCTTCCTGCCTGGCCTGTACCATTGGTACAATGCCCGGAACTTTTCCATGCAACAATCCCACAGCCCATCCGGTGGGTGCCAGCCTCTCCTTATATCCGGCTTTCAGTAGCCGCAGGATATCTTCCGGCGTACCAAGGCACGGGGTGTGGCATTGCCGCCTGCATAGCGGACAGCGGCATTCCACCGGACGCCTTCCTGTCTTGCGGATTATCCGCTGTAATGCTGTCTCCATCGTTATGCGCCCGGTAAATGGTATTCCGGATTCTTTTTCCGCCATAACTCTATGATACATTCACGGCCGGCCTGCGTCCAACGTTTTGTCGAACCGAAGGTATATACCTTTCCCCGGCTGTTTTCCCATGTGTAGGGGACATCACATTGCCATGCCCGGCAGGAGGGGAAGACCACCCACTGCCGTTTTTCGTACTTGCAGATTCCTTCCTCGGCAAGAAACTGATGCAGCTGTCGCGGGGAGATACCGAGCTCGTCGGCGATACGTGTGCTCTTGAACCAGTCCCTGTTCTCGATGAACTCCTCGTAGAAGACAATTTTGGGCATGGAGTCGCGCACCACTTTCCGTAGTTCCCGGATCAGTTCCTTTGCCGCCTCCATATCTTGCGGCATGGGACAATCCAGGCAAGGCATATTGGGGGGCGCCGGCTTCGGATGTTCACGAATGGCGGTCGTCGGGCGTTTCATGGACAGCTTTTCGATAGCTTCACCACACCATTCCGCCAGGGACAGGTCTTCCGGTGTGACCCACCGGACCAACGGTATGATAAGGGGGGATTCCAGCCAGGTCGCCCCATGTCCACGTCCACGCGTGGTGAAGATTTGCGACTCATACTTTCCGGTACGTCCGTTACCCGCCATCTCCCTGCGGAGCATATCTGTAGAGGCAATGCGGAGCCACTCGGATGGAATCTTCCCGAAATGCATCGTGATCTGTGTGGCGTTGACCATCAGCTTGTCACCGATGCGCCGGAATGTGACAGGAAACCCTTCCATGAAATGAAGGATTGTGTCATTCTGGACCGCGGAGTGCAGATCATCAGACTCCAGTTCCAGAAGCTGGTTGCCCCATGCCTCCAGCTCGTCAAGCATGTCGCGGGGTATAATAGTCTCCTTGCGCACCGTCCGCAAAAGCCTGCGCATATCGATGGGCCGGAAACTCCACTGCTCCCGTCCGTTCTTCCGGAAACTGATCCTCAATGCCGTCGGGCAGATACGGGCGATGGCCCCGTCTTCAAGCAGCTCGCTCCGTTTAAGTATGTTACATACGTCCATGGCACAGATGTGCAGATGGCCGCTGTGGTTTCGGGAAACCCGTATGTTCCAGTCCCGAAACGGAATGTTCCTATTCTCTCTCATAATCATTTCCTCCTTTCTTTTTGTTGTCAGATTTATGTTTATTCTCAAGCAAGGCCCGCTTGTGGGCCATTTTGCGCACCGGATAGTATGTACGTTTCTCACCGCAAAGGGCATCATAATCCTTCAGCATCAGCGTGCCAAGGTCGGACAGTTCGATCTCGACATCCGGATGCAGATGTCTGAAATAGAGCCCGCCGCTGCATACGTACTTGCCCGTGCAACAAAATGAAATGGCCTGCAAGTTGCCTTTTGTCAGTTCCGCCGCACTATGTAGCGAGCGCGTAATGGCGACAAGAACCTGTGCCCCGTTGAAAATGAGCACCATTTTTGGCCGTTTAAATGTACTACGTCTCATGTTGTCCTAATATTTGCGTTAATTCCTCCTTTGTAAATCTAAGGCCGGCAGTCTGTACCAGCCAAGTGTCTGAAACGGTAAATCCACCGGACAGCAATTCGGACATGCGCTCCAGAAGGTAGGCACCGAATGCAGGATCGATGTAAACGACAAATAATAGAGCCAGACATTCATCAATTAACAGATGTCCCGACGCCTCGTCACGGATAACCATGTTTTCCTTGTCTATTCCGTAAACATCCGTCAGCGCTGTTATCCAATGATGGAAAGAGGCGCGGAAGTCACGGACGTTGTGCCGGTGTGCGTCTCCTCGGGCCCGGATAAAATGTGTTGCGTCGAAATAGACCGGTCCGTCCTCCTGTGACGTTCCAAAAAGCAAATCGGGGAATTCCCTGTACCGGACTGTCCGGCAGGGAATCTTTTCTTCTTTCATGTTCTTTTTTCCATTGTTTTCAAATTTGTATTTAACATTGTGCAAATATATATCTTTTTACGGTGAAATATCACAAAAAACAAGACTGATTTTTCGTTTTTATTTAATTGATTATCGTTGATAATAAGCGATTTACAGAAAATTCAAATCGAAATATCTATATATTTGGTTGTATTATTTCGTTTTGCAAATCAAGCATTAAGAAGCCTGTTTTTCATATACTTTTTTTTGTACAAAACTTCTCTCCCGCCTGCTCTCTACTCTTTAGGTAAAAAAGCAAAAAAAATATGGTGACATCGGACAATTCATTCAACGGGGAGCTTTTGGAGAGCATATTCAGGACTTCCAAGAAAACCATTCAGGAGTATGTCCGCGAAATCGAACGCAACAACCGCTACCGTTCATGCCGCCAGGATATAAGTTCAGGATACATCCTTGATGACCGTGCCAGGCTCATTGACCTGTACGAGGCCTGCCTGCAGCAGGATGCGCATATACGGTCGGTGGTTGAAACTTTGGAGAGCCAGATACTCGGCGACCGTTATATGCTTGCGCATGTGAACGGGAAAGGGAAATATACCAAAGACGTGGTGAACTCGCAAAAGATACAGGGCTCGCAATTTGACAAGATAATCAAGGGTATCGTGGAAGCCAAGCTTTACGGGTATACTTTACTCGAAATCATGCCGTATGTTGATTCCGGAACAGGCAGGTTGGCGGAAGTCAACATCATCGAACGGCGCAATGTATTGCCGGACCAGAGAGTTGTACTGAAAAGGCAGGGTCTATGGGAGCCGCATTGGGATTTGCGCAATCCGGCCTACCGCCGTTGTTATGTGCTGGTAACCTCGGGTGACCTTGGGCTTTTTTCTGCCACAACGCCATTGATACTCGCCAAAAAGTTCACGGTGGCCAATTATGTTAACTTCTCCCACACCTACGGACAACCGATCATTCATGGAAAGACGGTCAGTGAGAGCAATGCCGACCGCAAACGGCTGGCCGGTGAAATAGCCAATGCGGCGCAGAACAAGGTCGTGGTCACCGGCATCGAGGATGAGGTGGACATCAAGACCTTCACCATGTCCAATTCGGAAAAGATATATACCGGACTGATTGACTTTGTCAACAAGGAGGTTGCCAACCTTGTGCTCGGTTCCGAGTCCATGGCCGGAGGGATGCAGTCGTATGTGGGTTCTACAAAGGCGCATCAGGATATTTTCCGTGACCGTATCGAGGTTTACCGCAGATATATCGAGAATGTCATGAATGAGGAGATAATCCCCCGGCTGGTAGCCATCGGATATATTCCTGCAGGACTGGAATTCAGGTATTCAAACCGGATAGAGATGAATAACGAGGACCGTATCAGGCTCTATTCGCTCATTACAGAAAAATACGAGGTTGCGGCTGACGAAATCGAGAAGGAGTTCGGAATCAATGTGGGCAAGCAGCTTAATGCCATCCCGGTTATGGGGCTTGAAGCGGATGGCGGCCGGTACATTCCCGGCCATAACGACCGCGGTATCATGTCAGACGAAGAGTATTTCCGACGTTACGGGCATCCCCGGGGGAGTAAGGTTGAAAATTTTTTGCGGGGAACGGAGTGATGGCCCGGCTTCCGTTCCCAAACGGTGTTCCATATGGAGCCGTCAGGGCGTCCGCTTTTCAGGAATCCGGTACGGAAAAGGAGTACCGTGTCATATTTGAGGCATTCCGCAGGTTCATTCTCCACTATGAAAACAGTGCCGAACGTCTCGATATTATGGAGGACATCATCACTTTGCGTGCTTCTTTCCTGATAGACAAAGCGTTGACAGGTTTACGTATTGACCTGGACCGTGCATTGGAGATTCTGAGAAACCATAATAGCTTTACGACGGAGAGAGAGAGGCTGCAGCGTGACATTCTCATCGCTGCCATAGACAACCTGGTTGATTTTGCGGCGGCCGAAGAGTATGCGATGTTCAAGGATATGCCTGAGACAGTGGATGAACGGGATATGGAGACATACGGGGAGATATGCCGCCGGTATAACTTTATTTATGCGGAGAGAGAGAACAGCCAGGTGCTTTTCGCCGCTTCGATGGCGGCATGGTGGCTCACGGTGGATACGGACACGGTGCTGACCTATATGACGCAGGGAGACGAACGGGTGCGGGCGTGGCATCTGTCCCTCGAGGGGCTCTCGTACCGCAAATCGGAATTCCCGCCGGAGTTGATACCGCCCATTGAGTGGGGATGCCGTTGTTTTCTGGTAGCGGACGGGTTCGCCGCGGTACGGGCTGCACTGCCCGTTCCGGAAAATTACAGGAAGAGGATCGATCCTGTCTTCCGGGAGAGTCTGGCCACGGGTGGACGCATTTTTTCCAGGGCACACCGCTATTTCGACATGCCGCTGCCGGAGCACATGACCAAAATTGTAAAACGGATAAAAGAAAAATTTCATGCAAAAGATAACACTCGATGAATTTTGCACCCATTGGGTGAGGGAAAGGGGAAAGGGAGGCTGGGATCCGTTCCTGCCCAGCCGTCTGGCGGGTAACACGTTTGATTTTGCCACCGAGGCCGGACAGTACAGCCGGCAGCAGTTTCTTGCCTCCTTTCCCTCGGGAGGTTTCTGCGGCGGCACATGGACGCCACGTACCTCCCGTTGGGGGCGGAAGTTTACACATCCGGTCATGAATGACACGGGAGCTCTTGCCGCAGGTATCAAGGGAGAAGCGGACAGGACCGATATCAGGGGGCGGCGCAGCGACGGCAGCCGGATATTCCGTAAAGGGGCCCGCTACTCAATATGGACTACCGAGAAGAGCATTCCGATTAAGGGCAAACGGGGACGCAGCAAGAACCGCTACGGGCACTATGCCGCCGTACACAATACCGACCCGAAATTTGGTCTGTACACCGTAAACCAGCATTCTTCACGGCGTCCCGTACACCGCCAGTTCATAGGTTTCTCCCCGAAGATAGAGGATTACATCGCTGATAATTTTATGGATATGATTTTTAAAGGATTCCCGGGCGTATGATAAAGGACAAGCATTCCGTAGGACAACCGCATCAACCGGCTCCCGTGCAGGAAAGCCTGCCGGAAGAAGTGTCCGAAAATCCGTTTGTGAACATGTATCAGGCGGTGAAGCGGGCCATACAGACCATAAAAGAGGACCCGGACGATCCGCTCTCACCTCCCTTTTTCAAGACCATAGCCATTGACAACGGACAGTTCGCCCGTATCGTACGTGGGGAAAACACGGAATATGAGACCGTTTTTCCGGCCGTCTTTATCCATTTCGTCAACGTGAGGTACCTGGTGCAACAGCAGAGAATCGGCGAGGGGCGCGCCACCATGCGTGTACGCTTCATTCTTAATACGCTCAACAACGGGGACGAGGATAGGGAATGCGAGTCATTCATCGTATTCCAGAGGCTGAACGTGGCCATTCAGGATGCCAAGAACAGGGAACCCGCCCTTAACGAACGGTGTAACCTGACCTATTTTGACATGCCGACCACCACTAATATGCTCCAGGCGTATTGGGTGGACTATGAGGTATGGTTCCGGGAGTCTTCCGCATGGAAATACAGGGACTGGGTAAAGCGCTATCTGGTCATGCCGCCTTTCACGCAGCATGGCGATGCGCCGCAGCATGACGGCGGCGGGCACGGCTATCACCCTGAACCGGGCTATGATAAGGCGACAGGATTCAGTCAGGCGGTGGAAACAGGCGTACATGGCGGAAACAAGGATGAGATTTCCGGCATTTGATGGTGGGGCCTTGCACATTCACGGCATGGGTATCTGAAAGGGTGGTCCGGCGCTTCGTCCGTTCAAACAATGCATGGTCATTTTTCGATTAAATGTCATTATTCCGGGAAGTAAGTCCCGCTACCATATCCAAATGTCTTGTAAAATGATCTTAAAGTTGCGTGGCGTGCAGGTGGACAGCCCGTCCGGAACTGTTTTTAACCCATAATCTTGTCTAACGCCTACTCTTCCATAAAAAGAAAAACATGAGTACAGAAGAATTGCAATATGTGGTGGGTGAAGCAAAAACGGGTGAACCTGCCGTTATCCGTTTCTTCGGCCGCGTAACGGAAGAAACCACCTCCCGGTTCAATGACGAGTTCGACTTTCTTGAAAATATTATCCGTCCATCCTGTATCCGCGTGTTAATCAATTCGGAAGGTGGCAGTGTCCTTTACGGCATGTCCACTTATTCCACCATCGCCAATGCCAAAGTGGACACAGAATGTGTCATCGAGGGCGTGGCGGCGTCAATGGCTTCCATTATCTGGGCTGCGGGCAAACGTTCCCTTATGCGGGACTACGCCATTTTAATGATCCATAATCCTATACTGCCGGACAATGACGGGGAAGAGCCTTCGGACATGCTGTTGGCTTTCACCAGGCAGATAGAAACGATTTATCGGAAAAGGTTCGGTTTGACCAAGGAGCATGTGCGCGCCATTATGGACGGGCAGGCCGGCAAGGACGGGACTTATTTTGATGCGCAGGCTGCCGTAAAAGCGGGCATCATTCCATCAGAGAACATTATTCGTACATCGAAGCAGCTCTGTCGCAAAGTACATGACGAGATTGCCGGACTGGCGGACACGGCGGCCATTCAGGAGTTGATGGACCGCGTCAGTGAGGGGAATAAACCTTTTGAGGATATTTTTCCTACTCTTACAGAAACAGAAAACGATATGGCAAACGAAAACAAGACACAAGGTTTTGAGTACGGGGCGATTGCCGCCTCGCTGGGCATGAAGGACGGAGAAGTCAAGGACGTGATGGCCCGTATCTCCGAACTGGCAGCGATGGAACCTAAATACAAAGAGGTGCAGAAAGCCCTGAGTGACGCACAAACGGTCATAGCCGGTAAGGATGCTGCAATCCGGAACTTGCAGAAGGATCTGTCCGCTGCTACGGCACGTCTCTCCACTTACGAACAAAAGGAGAAGGACGAGAGGACATCCCGCATCGAAACGCTGGTGGAGAACGCCATTGGCGAAGGCAAGATTGACCGTGAGGCAAAAGCGCAATGGGTGGAGATGGCGGAGGCCAACTTCGAGTTGGCGGAAAAAACACTGGCTTCCATCCCCGCGCGTGAGATCATCTCCAAAGAAATCGCCAATGACCCGGCCAACATCCAGGCCACGGCGGAGGCGACCAAGACGGCCGAGCAGATGATGGCCGAGAAGGTGGCCGAGGTAGTCGGTGCGGATTTCAAGTTCCGCAAACTCTGACAGGCAGACATCCGATCTTAATTGACATGCCGGAGGCCGCAGGCCTCGCGCGGAAACACAAGTATCCGCCAGTCGGCCGAGTTTCACATTTCAACGGAAAAACTTAAAACGACAATGGCCGATACAGTAAATTTTCTTCAAAATGGATATAGCGGCGAGGTTCTTGAGGACCTGCTGACCTATACCGTGCAGGGTAATGATACGGTTCGTGAAGGACTGATCCATATCAAGACGGGCATCCAGCACCGTTATACACTCCCTGCCATCAAGCTGGGCAATATCATTCAGGACAATGTGCCGACCCCACAGCCCATTCACGGTTCCAAAGGGGATGACGGCTCGAACGAGTACCAGTTCACCGAACGGTATCTTGAGCCCTCCGATTTTATGGTTTACCTTGAATTCAATCCCAGGGACTATGAAAAGTACTGGCGTTTCGCACAACCGGAGGGCAGTCTTGTATTCCGGGAACTTGACCCGAAAATCCAAGCCACGATGCTTCGCTTGCTCATGGACAAAAAAAACGAATACATCGGTAATGCCATATGGACCTCCGCACGTGGCGGAGATACGGTGGCAAAAATCACCGCACCGGAAGGCTGTACGAAAATTGGTGCCAACAAGGAGAAGTATTTTGATGGTGTTGTCAAACGCATCCTCGACAATGTAAACTCTACGGACACGCAGGTAGTTGCCGGCGGACAGTGTATCGTTTCGGGAACGACCGAGTTGACGGACGGTGCGGCGGTGGAAGCGGCTCTTTATGCGATGTGGAAAAAATGTCCCAAACAAATCCGCAAGAAGACATCCTTGGCCTTTGTGGTAGGATGGGATGCTTGGGACGCGTATGACCAGTATATCTCGGACAAACAGGTCAAATACTCCGAAAATACCGAGGTCAACCGCTATCGCTTTAAAGGCAAGAGGATTATCCCGATCGTGGGAATTCCCGAACATACGATGGTGCTCGGCGAGTTTTCCACCGGGATGGACTCCAATCTTTGGATGGGGGTGGATTATGCCAACGATACGGATATTCTGAAAATTGACCGGTTGCAGGCCAACTCCGAACTGTTCTTTTTCCAGATGCGCATGAAAATGGACGTGAACATTGTCCGTCCCGCGGAGATCGTGGTGCATACCGCCTACAAAAAGAGCGAATAACACACCTTTCTTCATTTTTCAATATCCACCCGGGGAGCGGAGGTCAGAGCCCCGTTCCCCATTTTTATTCCACTGTTATGGCAAAAAAAATAAATACGGAGGAGGAACCTCAAAAAGAAGGCAACAAGGTTGCCGCACCGGAACTTCCGGCGGAAGCAATACCGGAAACGTCCGAGAAAATATCCGCTACGGTTGAAGACAAACGGCCCGTCCCGGCTGAGAATACAGGGAATACGGAGGACGAGGCGGCAGACCCGTATATACTGGCCCTTTTGGAAAAATTCCCTGCATATCCGTCCCTGTATATCGACAGGCATGGTGGAACCTACACTCCGGACACGGCGGCAACTGTCAGAGGCGGGGCTGTACTTTACAAAAACCCTTTTTATAACGAACTTAAAACAAAACCATAATGGCACTCGGCAATGTCTTTATCAAGGATGTGGACGGCAATATCCCTTACGAGACCGGTTCTTCCAACGAGAAGGTGACGGGATTATTGTTTGATATTTCCCTCCAACCCACACTCTTTACGGAAGGGTATGGCAAAACCAATGAAACGAAGCTTAAACCGGGGGATGTATGCTACATCACCTCATTCAAGTCCGCCGTTAAGGATTTCGGTATTGTTGAGCGTGTGGAGGCTACCGACGAGGAGGAGATGAACGTCAATTTTCTGCATGGTATTCCTGCCTACCATATTCGTGAGTTTTTCCGGATGTCAGGCAATCTGAACGGTTCAGGAAAACTCTATGTGATGTTTGCTGACTGTTCTGCAAACTGGGACGCACTCGAAATCATGCAGCGTGCCGCCGGAGGCATGATCAACCAGATGGGAATTTGGACGGAACAGCCGCTGTGGAAAGCGAACGGGACTTCCGGAGAGTACAATCTCAACCTGGTAAAGGGACTTAATGATGTGGCTGTAGGGCTTGCCGGACAGAACCAGCCCCTGTCACTCATACTCTCCGCCAATCCATCCAATACAGGGGCGGACACGACTGAGGGGCGTCAGATTGACTTGAATAGAATACCGTCATGTATCTGTGAGTCAAGTCGTATCAGCTGTATATTCGGCCAGGCGCATCACGAAAAGATCTCCACGATGCAGATGCGCAACAAGAATCACACACCGGTAGGATTCTTGGGCGCGGTCATGGGTGCCATTGCCAAGGCGAACGTCCATGAATCCATAGCATGGGTCAAACAGTTCAACCTCTTCACGGATGATTTTCAGGAGATAGAGCTGGGGTTCGGTGATATCAGCCTTGACGAGGCGGAGGAACATTTTATCAGCCTGAACCGGTATGAGTCGTTGTCCCCGTCACTGCTTGACGAACTTGATGACAAGGGCTATATTTTCCCCATCAAGTACGCCGGCCGTGAGAACGGTATTTATATTTCAAAGGACCAGACCTGCTCAACGGGTGATTTCCGCACCATCGCAAGAAACCGTACTATCAACAAGAGTCGCCGCGCCGTGCGTGCCGCACTGTTGCCATATGTGAATTCCCCGTTGATGGTCAATCCTTCAACCGGGTTCCTTGCCCCGTCGAAGATCACCGCATTCAAAACACTCATCGGGGATATATTGGCCAAGATGCAGGCGGCACAGGAAATTTCAGGATATGCTGTCACTATCGATCCGAACCAGAATGTACTGGTGGACGATACGCTCCGCATCTCCTATGTCCTTGTGCCTGTCGGGGTGGCTGTGGAGATTTATGTAGAGGAAGGACTTTCATTAACCGCAAACAAATCATAGAAAATGGCAATAATTAATAATGTGGCATATTCATGGTCTATGATAACCCTGTCATCGACCGCCCTGGGAATTGACGAGGGATCCACGACCCTTGAAGGTGTGTCCGCTATCAAATGGTCGAAAAAACGTAAGGTGGAAAGTAACTATGGCATGGGTGGAAAACCTGTCAGCCGCGGATTCGGAAACATTACCTATACGGCGAGTATCACAATGGACTATGCCACGCAACAATTGTTGCGTTCAGTCTATGGCTCGTTGCTCGAAATCGGTGAGTTCGACCTGATCATCAGCTTTGCCAACCCCATGGCCAGTGATGACTGGACGACCACAACGGTGACACTCAAAGGATGTATCTTTACGGAGGACTGTCTTGAGTCGCAGCAGGATGATACCAACATCACGCATGAGTTCGACTTGAATCCGTTTGATATTCAGATAGGTAACGGCGATACAATCTGACTTGTCATGAATGTGACCTTTGAAGGAAAATCTTCCACCGGAAAAAATGAATGGCTTACACCTCCTTGTTTGCTTGACAGGTTGGGAGAATTCGATTTGGACCCGTGTTCACCGGTAAACCGTCCATGGGATACGGCGAGGCATCACTACACCGTCGAGGATGACGGGTTACGGCAGCCATGGTTCGGGCGGGTGTTTTGTAATCCGCCCTATGACACGCCGCTGATTGTCCGCTTTATCCGTAAATGTGTGGAGCACCGGAATGCTATTGCGCTCACTTTTGCCCGCACGGACACCCGGCTGTTTCATGAACTGATATTCCCTTATGCGGACACAATACTTTTCATCAGGGGGCGGCTCAGGTTCTATCATGTCACCGGAGAGCAGGGAGGCACTGCCGGGGCGCCATCCTGCCTGATCTCCTTTAACAGGGAAAATACCGCCGCCCTGAAAATGTGCGGTATCGAAGGGAAATTGGTAGCTCCCCGATTTTTATGATCATTCCTTGGTCGGGTATGCTGAAATTGGCCTGTCTGTCGGAAACGTAATTCCGGCGGACAGGCCGTCTGGTATATCAGGAACGTTACAAGCCCGGGCTATATGGAAATATGCGCTTCCCTGTCAAAGGACAGGTGCTCATTGCCGGACACATATCCCAATTGGTTGCAGATACATCGGGTATGGCCGATAACCTTGTTTATATTACGGTGGGAATGACCGTAAATCCAGTATTCAATCGGACTGTCTGCAATAAAGTCCCCCAGCTCGACAGTAAAGGCCCCGTTTAGCGGACTTCCCCTGAATTCTGCAGCCATCAACTCGAATGACGGCACATGGTGCGTGGCGACAATGATATGTCCGGCCGTACTCTGCATTACGCCCTGTTTTAAAAAACGAAGACAACGTGAATGCTCGTCGTTGAATCTTGTATAGTCCAACGGCTCACTGCCATGGCGTATCCTGCGGAAATCGGTGATGGCACTTTCCGTCGCATAGGCATCCTGCAACGGAATATGGGACCAGAGTGTGGTAGCAATCAGGTCGGTATCTTCATCCAATGAAATAACGGAGTTGTAGTGGCAGGTGATGTTTTCCCTGATTTTGAGCGACCAGCCGTTATACAGTTTGTCAATGTCGAACATTTTATAAAACTCGTGGTTGCCGGGGATCACTATGACCTCCCTGTAATTTTCGGAAGCCCAGTCCCAAAACGGATGTCTGGAATAGTTCTCGTCACCGATATATCCAATGTCACCGGCAAGCACAAGCACTTCTCCGGCAACAGACAACGGATCGTCCCTCAAGAGGCAACTGTTCTCCCTGAATTCAAGATGAAGGTCGGAAGCATATTGAATTTTCATCATTGCGTTGTAAAATTATCCTTGAGTTGTTTCAACAATTGTTCCGCCGTAACGTCTTTCAGTCCGGCTGATTTGAAAAAGTCCGCATTGGGCAGTTCGTCCTTAACACTCCCGCAGAATCCGTCAATGTCTTTCTTGAGAGTGTCGGGTACCGTATGGATATCTGCCGGAGAAAGCATTGCAGCCAGTCTGAACACATCTTTCTTATGTTTGGCAATATGCCTGCTGTCCACCTGCTCTCCATTGTCCTTTCGTCCGAGCATTTCCAGATAAGCCTTGCATTTCAGACAGATAAGGCTTTCAATATTGGCAATATGCACCCCGTATTCCAGTCTGCTGTGGGCAATTGTAAAATTGTAATAATCATCATCCATCAGAATGGCGGACAGGCTTGACAAGTCCTCGTCAACCGGAACCGGTGTGATATGGGCATCCTCCGGAAAATTGACAAGTCCGGGATTTCTGGAAAAAAGTTCCACCTGATAGGGGAATTCCGGGGCTGAGGGCTCCTTGAACCTGTAATATTCATGCCGCTGTTCCCCTTCGCCCGTTCCTTTGTTCCGACTCACATATCCGGCGACTTTTACGAACTCCCAAAATTTAGCGACAAAATCTGAAGACAGGGCTTCCACTATCAGAATAATGTCTATGTCCTTGGTCGCCCTCGGATTCTGTGCATATATTTCCTCATGCACTTCGCAGGCGGTACCTCCGATAATGACATAGTTGTCTTCGTAACCTACAAAAAATTCTTTGAATTTCTCTATACCTCTTACCATTGTATATTATTTATCATGTTCTCCAATTCTATTTGAATCCGTTCGTCCCCGATATCTTTCATGGACAGGAATAAAGACAGCTTGTCCACTATTCCATTGTCCTGCAACAGTTTCGGATTGTAACGCCATATTTCAATACGGTTCTCTCCATATTCCTTGTCTGTCCGGAACTGCAACCTGCGGAACTCTTCTTTCGAAACCGCATAGCTGCCGTTCCTTTCCCTGTTGAGCATCGAATATTCCGACAGGGCATTCACGCCGCTTATGGAAAGAGTGTCATCCGGGCGGATATCCGTATACACCACCCGTTCGACGGGGTTCGCCAAAAACGGCAGCGCCCTGTCCCATAGTTCATGTTTTGCGGATTTGAATTCCAGACTCTTTGTCTTAATCCCGGACAAAGTTACGATTTCTTTTTCCTCCAACCATCTGACCGCCCGGTTTGCATTGGCATAAGAGACTTTAAACAGGTCTGCAATCTCATAAGTACCCTTGCCGGCAAGGGAATTTACTTCCAGATGATAAAGGATGGCACATTGGGCTATCGCCGGAATTTGTGTCCCTTTTTCCTCTTTGGGGGCCTTTTGAGGTTTCAGGTCAATCAGTAAATCCGGTATGAACATCTGTCTTGGCGGTATAATGAAATTTACGCGTTGTCTGACAAGGCGTTGTATGTTATAAGACGCCATCATGTCAAATACAAATATTACCGGATGCCGGACCTTCCGCTCGACCAGTTCTTTCTGCCTCTGTATTTGCCCCGGCGTATATGCGGAACTGTCCGTACTGCATAAAAGAAAGACTTCCCGGCCCAGCAGGTTTGCCGTATAAAAATGGTATCCGGCGGTTATATTGACCGGGAACATATTCAAGACCTCTCTTCCAATGGGCGCAATATCAACCTTCAAATCAAACGTTTCGTTGATATATTGGCTTGTTTTATGTATATAATCATTTGATTTGCACATAATCATTCGTATTTGATAATGTGCAAATATAGTGATTATATCTTGTTTTACAAATAAATATAATGTATTATCTGCTTTTATTTCCTGAAGATTTGTTTTAAACGGGCTCTTGCCCGGAAATGCAGTGTTACGATCAGCCGGTAGCTTCATCATATTATATATGGATAATAAAACCCTATGTTTGGTCCATACCGGATAAAATGTATGCCCATATAATCTTTTCACCGTTCTTTGCCCTACTCTTTCGATGAATCAAAACAATATTCGACATGGACGAAAAAATGCTTTCACTGGAACAGGAAACTAAAATCAAGGAAAAAGCTCTCAAATTGAAAGAAGAGAAGAAGCTCCGTAAAATTTATCCGATGGTGGTCTTCGGAGACACGTCCAACGGCGAGAAAGAGACTTATGTGGCTTATATGTCCGAACCGAACTTTCCACAATTCAGCAAATTCATGGCCGCATCAAAAAAAGACGAGGTCATGGCCATGCGCACACTTGCCCGGGACTGTTTTGTGGATGGCGACAAGGAACTTGTGGATGACGAGTCACTCTTCCTTTTCGGACTTATGGGACAACTTTCCGAACTTATCACCACGCGGCAGAGTCTCCTGGTAAACTTATAGGCCGGTGGGTGGTGACGGACGATCAGCGTATCCGCCAGCGGACTGTCTATATCCGCCACTACTTCCCCGGCGTCAACCTTGACACGATCTCTGACGAGGAGTTCGCCATGCTCTCCGAAGAGGCGCTGTGGCTGCACGAGCAGATGCTTGCCAGCCGCATGCCGTTGCCGGTTTCCATGCCGGAGAGGATACCCTGAACGGCCGCTGTAATCCTCCGGGGTTACGGCGGCTTCGCTTTAAACCCCGTCCTTTCCGGTGACACTACTCTTTTAATGCGACATTCCCTTCAATCATGGCTCAGGAACAAAACTATCAGGTCAATTATACCATCAACGTCGACGCCTCGCAAGGCACTAAACAGGTCATAGCTTTCGGTGAGGCTGTGGGCAAGCTGGTGCAGGCGAAAGCCTCGCTGTCCCCTGCGGTAAACAACATCAAGACAATGATGAACGAAGTTGACCGTGTCTTCCGTACCAAAAATGGGAAGAAGCGTAGTTTTGACTATCGGTTGACCATTGACACGAGGAGCAGTGAGGAGAAGCTGGAACGTGTCAAAAACCTGCTTACGGACATTGCGGCCCTTTCCAAAGGCATCAGCCTGACCATTAATGCGGGACAGGTGCTCGACAGCAGGAAAATCAAAACCGCCGCTAAAAATCTTTACGAGAAGAAAGCTGCGGAGATTCGCAAGGCCGAAATTGAGAAAAATGCGGCCTCTTCAGTAGGTACGATGGTCGACGCCCAGAAGCGCATAACCAAGGCCATCGGCAAAATCAATTCCGCCCTGGTTTCCGTGGAGCGCGGCAGGGAGCTGCAAATCAGGACCGATACGGCGGAAAACCGGCTGCAACGTGTGCTTTCCCTGCTGGAACGTATCAAGGGGGAATCCCGCCCGGGCCTGGGCATGCAGGGTGGAATGTCCGTGGGGAGCTTGTTTCCTTCCGTTCCCGTTCCTTATGCCCCGGGAACATTCGTCATGCCGGAAAAGGCACAGCAGAAACTGATGGAGCGTCTTTATGCCCGGCAACAGCTGCATCGCCAGAAACTTGCACATGCCGAGGATGTTTTTGCTGCCGACCAGCGTCGCAAGGAGGAATCGGCCCGGGCCTCCGCAGAGGAGAAACGGCGTACCGACGAAGCCCGTACCAGGGAACGGGAACGTAAGGATGCCGCCCGCGAAGCGGAAAAGTTACGCCGGCAGACAGAACAGGCACGCCGGAAAGCCGAGACGGAACAGCGCAAGGCGGAACAGGCGGCAAGAAAACAGGAACAGCGTAACGCTATGCAGTCCGTACGGCTGATGCAACGGGAACATACCGCTGCCGGGACACTTTACCGTAGCAAGCGACGTGCGGCCATCAACCGTATCCAATATTCGAAGGCACCCTCGCTGAGGAATCTGCCTTTCGCTTCCATGCTGAACGCCTACATGGGCTACAGCCTGGTACGTTCGGAACTGTCCGACGCTGTCGAATATGCCAATATCATGAAGTCGGCCAGATCCATCCTGCGCGTGGCCGACATGGATCTGGGATCTTTTGAGACCCGCTTCGACAACATGGCCCGCCATGTCCGCAAGATAGGAATCGATACGAAATATACTGCTGTGGAGATCGCCGGCGCCGTCAAGTTCCTTTCCATGGCCGGCATGGATATCGAGACAATCCACAAATCCATCCGGCCGGTCACGAACCTGGCGCTCATCGGGGACAATGACGTGTCCTATATTGCCGACCTGGCCACGAACATCATGGCTGGCTATGATATCCATAACGACAGTATGGATAGTGTGGCGGACATTATTGCGTCGACCATCTCCCGCTCGAATGTCAATATCGTCGAAATAGCGGAATCCTATAAAATGGCTGCCGGTTACCTGCGTATGGCCGGTGTGGAGTTCACGGAAGCCAGTGCCGCCATAGGCCTGCTGGGCAATATGGGGTTGAAAGGAACACTGGCGGGTACCTCGCTGCGGGCCATGTCCACCCGTTTTGCCAAGCCTACGAAAGAGGCCCGGGAGGTTTTGGACCGCCTGGGCGTCAAATTCACGGAAAAGCGTGACGTGGAGGGGGTACGGGTGGAGAAGTTGCGCCCCATAGCGGACATCTTCGAGGAGCTGAACAGGAAAGGCGCCTCAATGGCGGACATGCAGGCGATTTTTGGAAAAATCGGGGGGAATGCAGCTATGATGTTTGTCCGTAATTACGACCAGCTGCGTGCACTCAGCTCCCATAATAGAGGTTCCCAGGGAATATCGGCGGAACTGGCACTTGTAAAGCAGGATACCACTAAGGGATTGTGGGCGCAGGTTACCTCCCAGCTGAGCGAGGGGTTCATGCGCGCGTTCGAGGTGATGGAACCCTCGGTACGTGCCGTTCTGCGTTCCTTTCTGGATAAATTCAAGGCTCCGGAATTTACCCGCGGACTGCTTTCTGTCGGGAACGCCCTGTTGGACATATTTACCGTCATAGGTAATATCGGGGCTTGGGTGGCACGCAACTTTCATTGGATAGAACCGCTTGCTTTTACGGGAGCGGTGGCTGTCCGGCTGTTCAAGGTGGCCGGTGCCCTGACCAATATCGGTATCGCCATGGGCTTTATCGGCAGACAATCGGCGGCGACGGCGGCCGTCGGATCTGTACAGGGATTGTTGGATATGGGGAGTCCCGGCAAGATGTCTTTCGGACAAAAGAGGGCCATTGTCTCGGCCATGCAGTCCGCAGGCGTGGCAGGACGGGGAGCTATGACGCGTACCTTGATGTCCGGAGGCGGTGTTGTCGGGGCGAAGGGTGTGCTGCAGTCGCTGTTCGCAACACAGGTGGCCACAGGTGGCAGCCTGACAGGCGCAGCCGCCTCCCTGAGTGCCATGGGCACGGGAGCGGTGGCTGCCACGGCGGGAATCGCTGCATTGGCCGGTGCTCTGGGATGGGTGGCATATAAGACCTGGAAGATAAAGGAGGCGAAGGATGCCGTACTGGAAGAAATCGCCTCGAACCGCAAGTACCGTTATCCGTCCATAGAGGCCCTCCATTCCTCTTTGAGTGAGACCTACAATATGGCGCTCAAGACAAAACGTGCCGTGGACGAGGTTGTGGCGGGGAAGAGCATCGAAGAGGCTTCGGGACGTAAGATAGGTGCGTTCACATCCAACTGGTGGACGGGATTTCTGGGAGAGTTTGCCATTGCCTCCTCAGAAGGCATGGTGTCGCGCGAGCATATATACAATATGGACAAGGCACGTCAGGACGACATAAGGGAGGCGCTTGTGACCCTCGCCAAGCGGGACAGCCAGACACGTATTGACGCTGCCTACGCCGAATTCGGCAAGATGGGTACGGCACTGGACGTCGACGCCTTCCTTAAAACGGTACAGGAACGTTTCGGCCAGCAGGACAAGGATCTGGACAAGTCACTATGGAACGTAAGGGACGGTAAAATCGTCTATGTGGATGATATTGGTGACAAGCCGGAAGCGGTGGCCGCCCGGACATACGATTACGCCCGGTACATGAACACGCAGACCGTACCGGAGATTATACGGGCCGCAACAGCCTACCGTAACGCCATCTCGAGCGCCGCAGACGCGCAGGAGTTTATGCGTAAGGGCGGTTTCGATTTTAACAGGCTCAGGAGCTGGGGGTTCGAACAGGATGAGAAAGGCCGGTGGAAACAGCGGACATTGGGACAGGATGCCACGGACGAGCAGCGTATAGACAATATTGCCAACCGTAAACTGGCACACAATGTCCTTGTCAAATTCTTTTCATCACTCCGGCAAACGTTTGGCGGGTCAGCGGAGGCGGCCGAGAATATCCTTCGTACAGCAGGATTTACACCCGGACAGTACAGCAACGAACCGGACTCCAACGATACCCGTCCGTTCGACACGAATCCGATCACCAATTCACACCTGGATGACGGAGGTGCCGGCGGAAACTACTCGGGCACGGGCAAACTGTCATCCGCAGCCCCCAAACAAGTTATCGTAAACATCGACAGCCTGCTGAGTGTAAGGACTATCGACCTGATGAAATCAAAGGAGGGACAGACGGAAGAGATACAGAACCTGAAGGAACAACTGGCACAGGCGCTTATTGATGTTGTCCACGACTTTGACGCATCATGGAACGCATAAAAAAACTATAAAAAATGGGAAGACTGATACAAATTGCATCCTCGACCTTGTTAAGCGGGGGGATACTTGGAAACGGTTCGATTGGCAGCTATATCAGCAACTCAGCCCGTCTTGCCATGGGCATGGGGCTGGCCGAATTGCAGGACGGGCAGGTGCATTATTTCTCCAAACATCATGACCTGCTCAAACGGGCAGCGGTACAAATAACCTCACAAACGGCCTACGGATTGTTGCGTTCATATCCCAGATACCTTAAATATTGGGAACAACAGGTACGGGATAAATACCTTCAGACACAATCACAATCCAGCCTGGCCAACAAGACCGGACAGTACTACCGTCTTATCAGCGAGCAGCAGGCCGTGGCACAGAAGAAAAGCCATACCGATTCCATTGTCGGACGGACGGTAGCGGATTTTCTGGAACTCTCCATATCCAAAGAGGGCAAATATTACGACAACAGTGAGTGCAAGGTGCTGCCCAACAGCCAATACGGCCTGGTTACATTCGTGGACCTGGGACCACAGATACAAATCGGCAGCCGGAACAATATCCTGTTGACACAAGTGCAGGGGCGTGATTATACCCGTAAGGAATATATATCCGGCGGTGACCTTGAGATCACCATCAACGGTAAAATCACATCCAAATATCCGGATGTGTATCCGGAAGCGGAAGTTTCCAAATTTATTAAACTGGTACAATACAAGGGGGTTGTCGATTGTGACAATACGGTATTGCGCCAGTTCAATATCTCACAGCTGATTATACAGGGGTATACGCTTCATCCGACGGACTGCAGGAACGTGCAGCCATATTCACTCAATTGTGTCGCCGTTGAGCCGTCCGAAGCGGTGGAGCTCAAACTGGCCGGGCAGGAAAAGGCAGATACGGCTATCAGGCACACGAACAAATGGATCAAATATGTCAAATTCGGTACGGAGATCGTCGATCCCGCCTCATTGCTTAAACTGACACGCCTATGGGTGTAGCCGCAATGGATGTTCTCTGCTGTCGTATTACCATTGGAGATGCCGATCCGTCCAATCCGATGAAGATTCGCAGCGGAGTGGAGATAACGGAGGTTCATACGCTTGAGATTAACGAGAGCTACAAGAAGCTGATCGGGACGGCCAAAGTCACGTTCCCGAAAGGTACCGTATGCCGTTCGACGATTATAGGCAATATGACACTGGAAGGGAAAGACGTGTCCCGGATAACGACAGAGGTCATGCAGGATGGTGTGATTATCGAAAAGCGCAGCACACAACACCTGGTTGATGAGACGACTTTTAAAGTTGGGCAACGCATCAATATCAAGCTGGGGTATAACGGTGTATTGAAAAATATGTTTGACGGTTACATTACCGGCTACAACTCGGACAGTACATTGGAAATACAATGTGAGAATATGGCCTACAAACTTAAATTGAAACAGGCGCCCCATTTCGAAACTCCGGCAAAGGGGACAACCGTGAATGATGTGCTGGATGGGAAATACAACATCTTGAAAGATACCGGTTTCAAGATACATTCCGATACAAAACGGTTTGATATCCATATCGGCAAGATCAAGGTGACGGATAACTTTACGGTGGCGGACATTCTTTCCGAATGGTCGAAATATAAGATTTATTGTTTTTTGAAATACGACGCTGAGGACGAAGGCGTCATGCCTTCCATTGCTGTCGGACGTCCTTATTCGTCCAGCAAGGCGCAGCCGGTATTTCCGGAAGACGGCCCGGCCGGGCCGTTCAAGATATATTTTAACGAACATGTGGCGCAAAGCAACCTGAAAGTGGTCAAGACCGACCCGAAGTTTCTGGCGGTGACGGGCAAGGCGCTTGGAACGGACGAGAAGTTCTTTGAAGTGACGGTACGCATGAATCCGGAATATGATCCGGCAGTACCGGGCAGCAAGGAGTTCCAAACGGTAAATGCCACCCAAATTTCAAAAAAGACACATAAGGTGACCGGAAACACGACGGCTTCGGGGGCAAAAACCAAAACAAAGGTGGATTTGTCCACTTATACCATCGTACCGTATATGTCACCGCACGTAGGCATCAATTCAGACCGGCTTGTGGAAGAGACAACTGAATACTTCCGGAATTACAACCTGAATGGAATCACCGGCAACGTGACCATATTCGGAGATTTCGGGCTGTCTCCTGCCGTACAGGTGGAACTGATCGATTTCCGTAACCCGTCCAAGAACGGCGTGTATCTCGTGGAGGAGGTCACGACTACGTTCGGGATCGGAGGGTACAGGCAGCAGCTGAGTATTCCGTACAGGATTCGCAAATAACACTATTGTCCACCAATGTACATCCTTCCCTTCCAGGAAATTTCCTGGAAGGGTAAAACTGCATTCCGTTCCGCTCCAAGGAGCATCATTATTTTCATTCATAATCAAAATTCATTGTCTCCAACAAATTTCTGCCTTAAAAAATATTTTCGTAACCGGAGTGTTTCCGGCAAGAAGAACAATATCCGCAAATACCTTTGATATCAATCAGTTAATCATCTTTCTGATTCTCTGAACCAGCATAGCCTTTCGTTTTTCTATAAAATCAGAAAAATTGGACAATGAAAGATCCGTATCCGGGATAAGATGGTCCTCCATGAATTTCCGCATATCCTTGTTCCGGGTCTGTTCACTGACCCACTTCTCCAATGGTTTGGCGTTTTTAGACTCGTTCTCATTGGCATCGAGCATCTGCAGGTTCAGGATGGAATTGTAGACCTGCCAGCCGTATTTTTCCTTGTCTTTCTCTTCCAGATCATTGTATGCAGAGGCTGGGTGCAGGTGGTCCTGATGGAAGTTATTGTTTCTGTAATCAAGATCCGGATACAGCATGGCCAATATTGGAAAACTGTATCGTGAATCTTTCTGGCTGTAAAGCAGGTCTTCTATAAAATCGTCACCTACATCCGACAGTTTCCTGATTTCCGAGTTTATTTCCGTTGCCGGGAACAAGGTCACGGTTTCTTTTATATAGCTGCCGGTGATGTCTGTTGTGTATGCCCTTCTTGACTGTGCAAGCACGGAATCCGCGCTTGCTCCGAATGCCCTGCGGAGCAGAATTGAGAACAACCATTTTTTTATGATTTCACAATCCTCCCTATTTCCTATCTTTTTGTAAAAATCCTGATATATGCCCTTGTGATAAAGATAATATAGTATGGGCATGGCGGCATTATATGAGGTCATTGTGAAATCCGTCAGTCCGAAAGATCTCAGCAAGTCGAACAGGTTTGAAATGGTATCCCTGATCCTCGTCCAATTATTTTCCACCAGTTCAATAAAGCCCAGATTGAAACTTGTTATAAGGGAACGCACATCTTTATGATACAGGTACAGGAACGATTTTAATATGAAATCGTGAGATATATTAAATCCTTTTGAACGTACATGCTCGACCAGATTATTGATTTCTGTCTTCGCGTCCATCTGTTTGCAATTGGCAATGGCAATGGACATCAGGATATCAGAAAAACTTAATGCGGTTCCCCCGGAATTGATCCGGATAAAAATATTCACGGCTTTGTCCGGTTTCTGTTCATCCTCCTCGTAAAAATTTATATTGAGCTTGGTGTGGATGACATTGTCCAACAGTCTCAGCAGTCTTTTGGATTCCTTGTCTATGTTATTGTCCTCGGCAAATTCATCGATGCCATAATTGTAATCCTGGTGCAAAGCCAGAATCTTACCTACACGGAACCATTTTTCATTAGACTTGTCAATAAATAAATCATTTTCCTTGGAGATATTCTTGTCAACAAAGGAAAAGATAAACTCCCTGTCGCTTTCCTCCTGTGTGTATTTACGGGATATATTGAAATATAGATGCCGGGTAGGGAAATTATATTCAGAATAATCCCAACGTTTCCTATAATCCTTGTACGCATAACTGCCGCACAGACCGATATACAATGACGTCAATCTCTGTTGTCCGTCCAATACCGCATAAAAATCGTTGATATTGTCTGTAGGAATCGGATCGTTGCATATCCGATGATACTGTATGAAAGCTGATAGAAACTTATAAAACCGGAAATCAGTCTTTGTTCCTCCTTTTACCTTCCAAAACAGCATGGAACTGATCGGGTAGCCTTTCATCAGAGAATCGAACAACTTTTCTATCTGTTCTGCCGACCATACAAAATCTCTCTGAAAAGCCGGTAACAGGTATTCATTCCGGTGGATATGTTCTATTGCCTGCGCTATTGTTATTGGTGATTGGAAACCTGCCATAATTACATAATTAAGTGTTTTTCGCAAAGATAGAAAATTCTATTTTTATGTTTTATTTTCGAGGAGGAAAAATGAAAACCTGAATATATTCCAACTACCTATTCTTCTATAAAAAGATCAATGTCTTCAGATAAGTCGAATCAGTTGCTTATTCGTGAGGCTATCCGTAAAATAGCTCTCGGCCGTAGCATGGAACGCATCAGTCTGGCTCCGGGAGGTATGTCGGGCATTGGCACGGCCCGTATGATACATGGATATGTCGCCAAAATACATGATGACCCGTCGGACGAGGAATTTTCCGAGTATGGCGGTACCGTTGATGTCGGCGAGTACCCGGACGAGACAGCCTCTGCAGAACCCGTCATCCACAAAGGCGTATTGCTTTCAGCGGCAACAAGCAGCGAGGGCGGTTTTTTGATTGTACCTGCACTTTTTTCCGATGTAACGATTTTTATGGATGCCGCCACCCGGTACGCCTATGTGGTGAACTTCTCACATGTGGATATCCTGCGGCTGAATGCCCGTAAGGAAACCGTTGTCGGTGTAACGGAAATGGAGGAACTGGATCCGGAGAGTGACTCTGCTCCGGACTACGACGAGCTGGAGGCTACGGGAAATATGGCTTTCACACATTATACGCCGACAACCGTTACCGCCACTGTCAGGAACAAAAAGGGTAAGGAAGCCTCTACGGGGATTGAGGCGGAGAGCATTACCCACATTGTAGACAAGTCGGAGGTCAGGCAGACAACGGACAAGATAATTCAAAAGGTGAACTCCACGACCGTAACGGTTGCCGACAACAAAGTGGCGCTCGGTGACGAGAATGCCACCGAACCGTTGGTATTAGGCAATGAACTTGCCGGGCTTATGCTCGACTTCCTGACCGAGTGCAGCAAGGTGATGACCCCCACCTTGATGGGTACAATGTCACCTGTCAATTTCCCTAATTTCATTTCTTTGACCTCGCGCATTCAAAGGTTCCTCTCCAAAACCAGCTATACCAAATGAACGTACAACTGCATCCGGACATAGACAGCCTTGATAAGGAGAGCCTGTGTTATTCCATCTATTCGCAGCTCTACCATAACTTTTTCAATGCCCAGCAGAAAAAGGATGATGACCATCCTTACGGTGTCGAGGAAGGGGACGAGACCAGCATAAGGTTAAAAAATACGGCCTACGGGTTTGCTTCGGCCATTGCGGGGGCGGTTGCCGGTGAAGGTGCCCCGGGTGATGGAGGGTTGTTGCTGGAATACCTCAAGAAGTCGGGCGGTGACATGACCGGGGCACTCCGTGCGAATTACGGTTTCGAGGCGGGTGTCGCCAATAACCGTATTCTGGAGATCTGTTCGCAGGACATTACCGATGCGGATGGGGCGGTGACTGCCGTTGAATACGGTGTCAAAATTACCGGCAGTCTGAAAATAGGCGGCAGCAGCCTCCATATAGGCGGACAACAATTATTGGGTTACGATACGGACAGGAACACGGCGACGCTCAATGCCTCCCGCATTGATTTTCAGGATGCCTCCATACACTCGGGCGGAGAATGGATTATCGGGAACAGGGAAACGGGAGTGTTCATTTCTCCGTCACGGCTGACTGTGGGGGGACATGGCGTATACCACCGGGGCAACGCCAATCTGGCGGCAGTGGACTGGACCATGCGGGACGGAACGGTGCAGCGTCATCTGGTGGTCTGCGGGAATACGGCTCTGAGCGGTGGTCTGGATGCCTTGTATGGGGTAAGGCTGGGTGACAAGGGAAAGTGCCTGCTTTCATTTTCCGGTGAGGAAGTCGCCCTCGGAGGCTTTCTTTCATTTCTGGACGGTTACGGGCTTCGTATTGGTGGTATGCCCGTACTCCAGAGGACTGATAATGACAAGATACAACTGGGCGGTATCGGAAGCGATCTGTTGCTGGGTAGCGGGCATACCACCAGAATACGCCTGCTGTCCGGCATTTCGGATGTGGACGGTGACTGTCTGATGCTCTCGTCCTACGGCAGGGCCTGCTTTCCGGGTTCGCTCACTGTCCGTCACAACTATGGTGCCGATCTGCTGTCTTCGTACCGGGTGGACAACTCGGATGAAGGCATAATTATTCACAAGCGGCTGCGTATGGGTATGGCTGGCGGATTTTTGATTACCGGAGATAAGGAAACCCTTTCACTGACCTCCATGGTTGTATACGAAAAGGAAGGCGTGCGGACAACCGTCCCCCATACCACAGTATTGGGACACCGTCCGTCCATAAGTGCCCATGCCCCTCAAAACCGTTACAGTGAGTCTTTCCATATCCAAACCGATGCCGATTTCATCTCCTCCGGGGTTCCGGTGGAGGCTGCCGGGCATGTCGGAATCTGCGCGTCGTCAACCCGGTTGGCAGACAAAATCCTATACTTGACAGAGTCGTTGAGGTTACAGGCTGTTTCCGGCGGTATCAGGCATTACGGTGACAGCTGTTTTCTCGGCTCCGTCTCTTCGGAATTCTTTTCTTCGGGCTTTGCCGGAAGCGGCTGGGCCATCCGGAAGAACCGTACCACGGGAAATGTCATCGCCACATTCGACGAGGTTGTCGCCCGGCGCAAGTTACGCGCCTACGAATTCGAGGTAAAGAAGGTTTCCGCGACCAACGGCTCTTTCTGGATCAGCGACAGCTGCTCGGGAGATTCCGTTGAAAAAATATCATAGCCCATGTCCGTATTCCGTTATTCAAAATACAAGGTCCGTATCGACCCCGACTCGCAGAAAACACAGGGGCTGCATGTCGGGGATATCGTCCGCAGACAATATGCCGGGCGGGAACGGGTGGTCTATTCCCTGATGTGCGTGACGGAAACCGGAACGGAGCTTGTCGGCGACAAGGAGGCGCCTTATTTTATCGGGGCTTTGCTGGACGGCGATGAACCGCAGAGCGGGGAGCTTCTGGACTTCGTACGGAGTACCAACCTGTTCGATACGACGCGTAGCGGGGCACTGTACCTGACGGCTTCGGACAGCGAAGCCCCCTATATGGATGTCATCGACGGCATGGCAACGGAGCGTTCCCTTTGCTATCCGGTCATGAACGGAGGGGTGGCGGGGGTGCCTGACAAATCCAAGTATGCCGTATGTGGCCATGTACTTCAATCCGGATACAGGGAAAACGATGCGGAGGCGACACGCATTGTCCGGATAGTCCGCAATGCGGAACCGGCGGGAGAATCCCTTTTCGGACTGATGCAGACTCTGGAGGAGTCGGTCGGGCATCCGGAACGTCTGCTGGTATCCTTCAAAATCAGGGCTTTCAGGGATTTGTCCTCCGTCCCCCTCTCATTCGGCTATACCAACCGGGAGAAATCAGATGCCGAGGATATATTGTCCGCCGGGCAGGAATGGGAGTACAAATTGTGGGTTATCACTGTGGACTATCCTGCGCAATATAGCCGGAGCCTGTTTCTCGATCTGACGGAAAGCCTGACCGCAGAGGGTGACTGGTGTGAATTGGCGGACCTGAATATCCTGCGGCTTTCTTCCGTGTCCGCTTTCGGCGATGCGGCCAAAGCCCGTGTGGGAAAGGTCTGCGGCATCATCGATCCGGTATTCGGCATACTGGACGGTTACGGGGCCTATTTTCAGAATCTCTACGCAACACGGAATGTCAACATCGCCGGAACATTGACCGCCGGAGATGAAAACGGTTTTTCCTCAACTTTCTATGTGGGCAAAATTCACAAAAATGTCATTCCGGACAGCCTTTCCTGTGCTTTCAGCGGATCTATGGTTGTCAGTACTGCCACTCCCGCCGGTATCGGAAAGAGTGTACGTGTCATTTCAGACAGCCGTCTTACATTACAGGATGCCGGTTGGCGCAAAGCCCGTGCCGGCAACTATTATTGTTTTTCCATCTGGATAAAGGCGGAAGAAACAACGGTTGTCCGTTTTTATCAGGACGAGCATCTTGTCGGCGAACAGGCTGTGGATGCCGGCAGGGGATGGACACGTCATAAGGTATCCTTTCCAGTCCGGGAATCCGGGGCTCCTGAAATGACACTGGGTATCGCAACCCCGGTACCGGTCCTTCTGTCCGCCCCGCAATTGGAGCCGGGCAAGACGGCGACACCTTACCAGGCGACGGATGGCGTGTTGTCTTACACGGAAGATTACGGGGCATGGTTCTCGAAAGGAGGTATTGGCGGAACTATCCAGAATCCGCTGCTCAGGTTGGGTGAGGACGGTTCGATAACCTCGCGTGACGGTTCTTTCGTCATTAATCCCGACGGTACGGGGCATTTCGCGTCAGGGCGCTTCAAATGGAGCAAGGACACCATCGAACTGCGGGACGTGACCATCCGCTGGGAAGATTTTGACGAGGAGGCACAGGAACAGCTCAAGCCCCGTTCCGTATCCCTGACGGGCGGTACGGCCTTCCATTTCACGGATGAGTTCTCCGGCATATGTGAGCCGGAAAGCATCCCTCTTGTCCCCACCGAATATAACTTTAATCCGGAAAGCCGCTTATGGGAATATCTTGCATCGGACGGAATATGGAAAGAAACAGGCTGCAATGCCGCCGTGTTTGAAATGACACCGGCGTTTCACGGCTGGGAAGGGCGTGACGTATTAACCCTCCGTTACACCGCTGTATTCCGGAATGAAAATATTGGAGCCACCCATACTTTCTTCAAACTTTATGACGGTGCGCCATCCTATACTGTTCATGTGGAGTCGAAAAATGGCACGATATTCCGTAACGGCATTGTTTCCACGGTTCTGCGGGCCAGAGTGTACAGGGGCGGTGAAGATATTACCGCACTCATTCCCGATGGTAATTTCCGCTGGCTGCGGACAAGCAGGGATACCGATGGCGACAGGATATGGAATGACCTGCCGCATTATGGCAGGGAGATTGAGATAACCGGCAGGGATGTATGGCATAAGGCCGTTTTTGACTGTGAAGTGGACATATCAACAACAGAACAATAAGCATATGGCAATAAAAGTAGCACGCGGACAGGTAACCATCATTGACCAGAATGATGCTGTCTCCTTACAGGCGTTCATCGGTTCTTCGCAACCGCTCACCCAGGTATTCAACAAGGATACGGGCGTTTATGCACCTTCATGGGCGGCATCGCCGTTTTTGGTGCTCACTCCTTCGCTGTTCGTCAGCGGCAAGGCCGCCACCGACCAGATTTCATCTGTCGGTAATGCGGCTACGCTGACAGCCGGTGTTAAAAGCGGCTCCGCCAAGTGGTATAAGAACGGTTCGGCCATAACTTCGGGCCAGGACAGCTGTACTGTCGGTGCGGCGTCCGCCAAGTATGCCCTGACCATCAAGGCCAACCATATGACCGTTTCCACGCCGCAGGTACGGTATGCCTTCGAGGCGGTTTATATCGATGCCAACGGGCTGGAGGTGCCTTTCCGTTCCGAGATACAGTTTACCCAGCATCTGAATGCCGGGGCGATGATAGCCGCCGTGGCATATGCTCCCGACGGTGTTGTCTTCAAAAATGACGAGGTACCCACACTCAAGGCGCATTGCGACCTGTGGCGTGGCGCCACCATCGATACCACCAATGTCACCTATGCCTGGGGAATCAAGGATTCCTCCGTTTTTGCCAATACCACACTGGCTGCCGCCGCTACTGCCGGTGCGACCACCGTCACGGTGGCCTCCACCAATAACATGGAAGCCGGCGGAAAGATTACAATAAATTCCGTGCAGTACACCATATCGGCGGTGAACACCTCCACCAAGGTCATAACGCTGACATCGGCCCTCACTGCGGCGGCCAATTCAGGGGCTTCGGTTTCCTGTCCGTATTACAATTCCATGCTCGGTGCCGGATGGTCCTGTCTGACTTCCACCAATCCGCGTGGCGTGACGGCAGGATGGACTACGAACGAAATAACCATTACTGCGGATGCCGTACTGAATTTCGAGACCTTCAAATGTGCCATCAAGGACACGGACACATCGGCCGGCAACGCCTCGGCCAACAAGGTTGTATGCGATATCATTTCTTTCACGGATATGTCCGACCCCATTACGGTGGACCTTGTCAGCCAGAAAGGGTTCACCATCAAAAATAACGGGAATGATGTCGATGCCAAAGCGGTGCTGTATCGTAACGGTGAGGTACTGGACGATGACGGGACTGCCTATACCTACACATGGAAACTGTGGAACTCGGCCGGAACATCCGTCATAAAGACTTATACGGGCAAATCCATCACCGTATCGAAAGCCGATGTGACAGGCAAGGGCGTACTGATGTGTGAAGTGTCGAAATAGTAATGAAGGAACGGGGCTTCTACGGATGGCAAGCGGTGTGAACCGGTCTCATCCCATCCGTGCGACAAAACGGGAGCCTTGCCATTTGGCGGCAACCTGCCGCCTTTTTTTTGTCCTATACTTTTCTTAAAAGAGCATATGGCAAAGATACTGGTCGCCCGCGGTCAGGCGACAATCAACATACAAAAGGACGGTTATACGCTTAGCCAGTCACCCGGTGAATACATCTTCCCTGCGGATGCCGACGGGAAGATAGTTTCTGCCGTATCCGTCACCTCCTCTGTCAAGGTCACGCTTGGCGATTCCGGTTTTACCGGATTTTCCATCGGCAACATTACCAGACCGGCAGGATTCTCCTCCATATCCGTCAACAACAGCAACAAGACCATAACTTATACGGTCGCAGCAGGAACGACCACACTGGCCGATCATGGCACTGTGGTTATTCCCGTCATTATATCCGGAATCACCTACACCCTGTCATTTGTCTGGTCAAAGGCCAAGTCAGGGGCACCCGGCAAGGATGGAAACGACACAGCGATGCTTGACTGGGTCAAGGAGTGGAATACCAACAAGACACTTATCGGCAGCAGCACGGTCATCACTCCAAAAATTTTTACAGGGATCAAAAACAGTGACGGCACGATAACCGGTGTGGCAATCGGGCAGTTCCCCCTCTCTGTCAGGACAGCTTCCGGTACCGTTACCTCTGAAACGGTTAACGGCATCTATGGTTTCAAGAACGGTTACAAGACCTTTTTTGTAGATAACGGCGGCAATGTCCAGTTCGGTCATGGCGACCAGGTTGTCAAATACAATGCGGCTACCGGCAAGGTGGAGTTCGGAAATGGTGTCAGCCTGAACTGGATAGGTGCAACCTTTATTGACAAAGACGGTGTCTTTACCGGTAAACTTTCAGCGGGTACGGTAAAGGCGGCGCAGCTTGACGCCTCACAGATAACTTCAGGTACGGTCTCCGCCTCACGTATCGATGTGGCTTCCCTGAAAGCCTCTCTTATTACTGCCGGGAATATCGAAGCGCTGACACTCAATGTCACGAAAGGGAAAATTGGCGGCTGGTCCGTCGACGGTGACAGCATCTGCCGGGGAACGAAGAACAACACTTCCGGGGCGATGACCGCCGCCTCCGGCTCCATGACTTTGGGGTCAAACGGCATCCGCGGTTTTAAATGGCGTCTGGATGCCTCGGGGGCGGGGGCTGTTGCGGGAGGCAATATATCCTGGGATGCCTCGGGCAATGTCACCTTTGCCTCTTCCGTCTCTTTGCAATGGACAAATCCGATCAATACTATCGTTACCGCTTTGGGCGGAAACGGCTCTCCGAAACTGACAAAAATCACTGCGGCCGGTATTTATACCGGCACTGTCACCGCCTCACAGATTACGGCAGGCACTATTTCTGCCGACCGTATTGCCGCCGGAAGTATCACCGCCTCCAAACTGGACATCGCCAATGTGAAGGCTTCTCTCATTACGGCCGGAAATATCGAGGCCCTGACGCTGAATGTCACGAAAGGGAAAATCGGTGGCTGGTCAATCGGCGCAACCGCGTTGAGCGGCAACCACATCCTGCTTGACTGCGGAAACAGGCGTGTGGTGGTTTACGGACTTAATTCCGGCGCGACAACCGGACAACGGGTACAATTGTATTATAACAGCGACAGTGATTTCGGGTTGTATGCCACGAACAGCACAGGCACATGTGTCGCACGTTTTGGGTCCCAGAACAATATTGCCGGCTGGACGGTGGATGCCTCCTCCATCCGTAAGGGAAACATTGTACTGGGGAGTGACGGTTCAATAACCAATGGTACGAAATGGAAATTGAACAATGACGGAAGCGGGCAGATTGCTTCGGGGAACATATCATGGGATACCGCGGGGAAAGTCTCGTTCTCCCCTGCCGTTTCCCTGCTATGGAAAAATGACATAGAGGCCGCAAAAACAACCAATTACGGCTATCCGTATTATTACAGGCTTGTCATCAACGGGGAAGAGAACAAATACTATCCTGTCATCCTCAAGGGCGGTGAACAGAATTTCAAGCGGGACATTCTTGTGCGTCGTGCCTACAGCGAGCAGGCTCCGGCAAGTTGGAACACGTCCACGCATAAGGGTGGCCTGGTACTGCTGCTGAAGGCCAATTTCGGTGGCTGGGGCGGCATCAGCTATTCATGGGACATTTATGAACTCTCCGAATCCTATTGCCGCATGTTCGCAGGTGCGGCCCTATGTGGGAACAACTGTATGTTCGCCGTGTTCTTACGCGGTGGCGGAACGACCGGAGCGGTCTATCATATCTATTCCGACCAGCCGATTGTCAGTAACGCGATGAGTCCGTCCCCCATACCGGCAGCACCGCAGATCGCTTACAACTCGGATTTGATTTTTCAAAGCGGTTCCACCAAGGCGAATGCACCGGCTCCCCGCACGCTGACAGCTTCGGTCGAGGAAGAAATACGCCGTAAACGTTTTATTGCACTGGCACAGGGAAGTGACAGCACTCTTGCCGCACATCCGCTGACCTATATCGGCTCTACAGGCATCTATACCGGTACGTTGACGGCCGCACAGGTCAACGCTGTCGATATCAGTGCATCCAGTATCAAATCCGGGACGCTTTCGGCCGACCGTATAGCGGCAGGCAGTATCAACGCCTCCAAACTGGATGCGGCCAGTATAAAGTCCTCCATCATCAATACCGGTTATATCAACGGCTTGAGCTGTACCTTCACCAAGGGAAAAATCGGTGGGTTTACAATCGGCAGCGACAATATAACAACAGGCAGTATCGGTGCAACCGGTGCAATACCATTACAGGTCCGCTCCGCATCTGCCGGTAGCGGGTATTGGTACACGGGGGCCTACAAACCGTTGGGCATCACGCTGACCTGGCATCAGAACAGCAATGCGGGGCATATTGTCTTCGGCCAGGTGGCTGCAAGTGGAAATTCTGTCAAGACCGGATTTATCGGTATCCAGATGATGTCATGGGACCATCTGGAATATTTCTGTCTTTCGGCCAACTATACAAAAAGCGGTGGAAAGGAGGTTTATAACCGGATTGCCGGCTGGGCGTTCGACCATAACCATATTTGGAAAAACAACATCTCGTTGGGCTCCGACGGTTCGATTACGAACGGCAGCAAATGGAAACTGAACAATGACGGCAGCGGACAAATCGCAGGCGGTAATATTTCATGGAACGCTTCCGGAACCGTCACCTTCGCCTCTTCCGTGTCTGTACAATGGACAACCGGCATCACGACCGCCCAGGAACTTGCCTCTGCCATGGCATTCGGCAAGATGCTCTACAGGGACCCGACCTTCTGGAAGGGGAACAACAGTACCGGTGTCTATAACAATTCCGGCAACGGCATGGTGACAGTCACCCGCCAGCAGGATACGTCGGCGCCCAATGACAGCAAGTATGTCCTGAAGATACAGACTAATGGAACCGCCAGTCCTGGCAACGGAGGATTCTATTTCGGAACGGCCTGCAGTTCGCGCAAGGTGCTGGTCGCCCGTATCATCGCCAAAATTCCCGCCGGACGCAATATCTGTTGGGCCTCCAACAACATTGGTACGGGCGGTTCGAGCCGCTGGCTTACCTCCACGGCAGGAACCGGAGACTGGAAAGAGTATGTATACAAGGTCGTATGCGGCACCTCAAACTTCTCCAGTACCCATTTTTTCTATATTGACGGGGCACAGGGGACATCTGCCGCACCATTGGTCTGGTATGTGGCTTATGCCACGGTTTTTGACCTTACTTCCACAGAAAAGTATACCACGACCATCGACGCCAACGGTGTTTATACCGGTACGGTGAAGGCAAACCAGATTATTGTGGACAGCGCCCTGGTTGTAGGAGGCAGCTCTTATAACGGCAGTATTTCAGTCAAGGATGCGGGCAACGCGGTCAAAGTGACGCTCGACAGGACGGGTATCACTGCCGTAGCCGGCAAGATCGGAGGATGGACGTTGGGCACCAGCTCGCTTGCGGCGTCCGCGCCAAGTTCCGGGCATAGGATTGTAATGGCGGCCTCCGGATATATCTATCATGACAACCCTTCCACAGGAAAAGAGTATTGGGCTTTGAAAACCGACGGTTCCGCTGTTTTCGGATATGGGAAAATTTCGTTTGCGGCGGACGGTTCCGGATATCTTGCGAACCAGAATATCAAATGGGATACCGGCGGCAACGTGACGATGACCGGCACGATCAATGCCAATGCCGGCACGATAGGCGGCTTTTCCATCGGCCAGGGACGCATTGGATCTACGGCCACGGGAAGTGGTTCCGGTGGCGGTCTGGCCATCTACAACGATTTGTTCCGCGTGGGAAACACCACTTCCTACGTTCTGTTTGGGGCCAACACTTTTCCCGCCACCTCGGGTGGGACCTGTGCGGCGGGGCGCATCGTCAACAACAAGGTAAATTCATATATGAACAACTACGGGTTGTATATCGATGTGAAGAACGGTTACCGGAACTATGGGGTGTGGTCCAATGCCTCATTGGTCGCATCGGCCGCCATCGGTATCAAAATGAAGAATATCTATTTTACAGGTTCCGGCTATACCATTGACTTTTCCGCCAGTAATGTCTTTTGTGTCTATGCCAACTCCACCTACAATGTCAATCTTCCGAGCGCGTCGTCGGTTGCAAGCATGTTCGGATATTCGAGCCTTCCCTCCGATTTTGCCTATATGTTTACCCTGTTTTACAGCTACAACTGGGGAGGGCATATCAATATCATGAATGTGCGGAATCAGAATGGGGGCACGTCAAATTACGGTATGGAAAGAGGGGACTCGCTGACGCTCCTTTGTTGCAATTACCCGTCTTTTCATTACCAGGTATTAAATTATAATGGTTAATAACCGGAACAGAAACTTTTACCCTATACTTATTTAAAATTCAAATTATATGAATATCACCAATGTCACTATTACCAGGACAGCAGAAGAGAAGACGGAAAATGCCTTTTATATGCTGGAGTATTCCGTTGTCAATGACGAGCTGAGCCGTCTGCATGTTTCTGTCAATGAAAAAGAAGCCGATGAGGAAGGCAACATAAAGCCTGTTGGAATTATCTATATGGAACAAGGGGTCCTTTCCTGCAACTTTCCGATGGAGAGGGAGCTTGGCCCCATATTCCAGGATTTCGACAGGATGCAACAGGATATTCGCGAAAAATCAATCCTAAATAAAGAATCATAATGGAACTGAGCGTCAAAGACCGCCTTTACCTGCCGACTTTCCTGCCGGCACGCGGCAATTTCAAGGAGTTCAACCTTAAAAAAGAGATTCTGCGCAAAATCGCAATTGGCGACGAGGAACGCAAGGGTATCAATCTCCGCGAAAATGCGGAGGACAAGCGTATCGAATGGGATGTGGAAAAAGAACAGCCGTTGCCGGTGGAGTTTTCCCCTGATGAGATGGCCTACTTGCAGGCCGCGTGTGAGAAAATCTCGGACGAAGAGTTGCCTGACGATATGTGGGGGACTGTGGAAGCGATTTACAATGAAATCTCCAAGGAGGCATAAACCGATTTTTCTATCTGCCGCTACTCTTTATGTAAAGAGTGCCCCGGCCGTACTCTTGGTATGGCCGGGGATTTTTGTATCAGCACATGCCCAGACAAGATATCATAATGGATGCCGAATATGGAGAAGTGGAGACTTCCGGACAGATTGCCGGAAAAACCTTCTACGACTTCCACCTGTTTGACAGTGTGGAGGGTGCCGGCAATGCGGCCTGCCGTTACGGGGAGATAGCCGTACCGGTAGATTTCCTTGCATCATACAGTGATGCAAGGGGTATCCATATCCACATTCCCTATGTAGCAGACATACGCCTGCTGAAAGTGCGTATCGCCATGAAAAGCGGTTCGGGGGGTGTCGAATATGTACGTGGTGCAGTTGACGGCAGGCATTGGTTTCCCGTCATGAGAGAGAACGAAAACGGGACAAGGGAGACGGTCACCCCCGCCTCGCTTTATGCCTTGAACGATGAGGGGATCTATAACCTGCTGCTCGAGGAGGACTGCCTGGTCATTTACAGCGGGGAAGAGACGGATTTTGGTATTGGCGCCTCTAAGGTGCAGAACGAAACTTTCCTTTTGAAAGCCGCCGCCGGAAACTTGTACCAGCATCCGACCACCGGTGTGGGGCTGATTGACTTCCTGCATTCCAATATGGAGAACAACGGGCTCGCCGCCAAACTGCAGGCTGAATTTACTTCCGACAAAATCATCATCAGGAATGCCTATATAGATTCGGTGACAGGAGAACTGTTCCTGGAAACCGAGGAGAAGGAGGACAGCCATGGGTAGTTACCGCGTCGTTGCAGGACAGAACATCTATGATGTAGCCCTGCACCTGTATGGAAGTGTCGAGGGAATCGTGGACCTGCTGGTCAACAATCCTGCCCTCTCGCTGGAAACAGAACTCTGTTCCGGACAGGAACTGGCATATACCGACGGCTTTGTCATCAATGCCGACGTGGTCGCCTATAACGAAATGCACGGCATCGTCCCCTCCAACGGGGAGCGGCACGTCTATCCCAAATATTTCACCGGTCCGTTCACGGCAGCCTTCCTGCTCCCGCCGGCATTGGTCTCCGCAGAGTGCAAGGTGTCAGGAACGGGGACGCTGGAAGTTGACTGGGGGGACGACAGTGCTGTGGAGACCGTCATTCTTGGCCATACGCCATGCACGCTGCGCCATACTTTTGACAGGCGGGTGCGCCGGAGCCGCAAGATCCGCTGGTTTACCGATGCCGAATTCCGGTATATGGATTGGAGCGGACTGCAACCTTCGTCCGTTGTTTTACTCCGTCCGCTGCACGTGGAGGAGCTGATCCTCCGGGACTGCACACCCGCATTGGACAGCTTCGGGATTCTGTCCGGAACTTACCGGATCGATCTCTCGGGGATAATGACGGACAACCTCGTTCCGCTTGCCGGGTGCCATAACCTGATGGAGCTCGACCTGTCCGGAGCGCGGATAAAGCCGGCCGTCATAGACAAATACCTGACAAGCATTGTGGAGCATTACGGAAACAGACGTAATTGCCGCATGACATTGCCGACAGCCCCGACGGGAACCTATAAGGAACCCGGGCGGGATGAAACGACCGGACGTTACCGTATCACATCGGGCATGGAGGCGGTATGGGTCATTCTGCATGAGGAAAGCTGGAACGAAGGTGGAGCGTGGGAATTTATCATCAACAATAAAATCTATACAGTGTAATGAGCCGTACAATAAAGGAAATATACAACGAGGCCGTAGCGGAACGGAACCGGCGGCTGGAACTGACAGAGTTCGCCAGTGATTCCAAGATGTCCGTCATGAACGGAATCCTGTGGGTAGTGGCCGCTGTCATATACAGTTTCGAATCCCTGCTGGATGTCTTTGCCGTGGATATTTCCGAAGCCATTAACGGACGCATCAACGGTACTCCCGCCTATTATGCCAACGCCCTGTTGCAGTATCAGCAGGGAGATGAGCTGACGGTACGGGAAGACGGCCTGGCCTTCGGCTATGCCAATATCGACGAGACCAAACGCATCGTCACGCAAGTTTCCTATATGGAGAGCACAGACGACCAGAACCTGGACAGTAAACTTATCCTGAAAGTGGCCACCGGTGCAAAAGGCAGCCTTTCTGCCATACCCCCGAAAGAACTGGCGCCTATCAACGCCTATATCAACAAATTGAAATTCGCCGGTACACGCGTGGAGGTCATCTCAACCAAGGGCGACGTGCTGATTCCCCACCTTACGGTCTTTCATGACGGGGCCGTACCCGAATCAGAAGTGTACGACTCCATTGAAGAGCAGTTGAATGCCTACATGATGGATATCGATTTCGATGCCGCCGTCTACGTTTCCCGCCTGACGGATGCCATACGGCGGGCAAAGCATGTGACCGATGTCCATATCGACGGGCATGCCGTTCCCGAACAAGGGGTTTTCATCGCCAGCCATGACACCGACGGCCATATACAGCCGCCACAACGCATTGCCCGTATGGCTTATACCGCATCAGGATATCTGAAGGAGTCCTCCGGGAAGGATGAGGAGGACGGGCTGCCAAATTTCCGTGAAGCCATCATTTTAAAAATAGAAAACCATGAGATATAAGCTGTCCATAGACCGTACCGTGAACCGCCTGGTTCCGCATTACCTGTCGGGACGCAGGTTCATCCTGTTCGTGCAGAGCTGCCTTTATCCGTTGCAATGCACCAATGAGCGGTTCCGTGATTTCACGAAAGAGATGCATATCCGGGCACGGATGACTTCCCAGGTAATCTACTTCGAATGGTTTCTGAACTACAAGTTCGGCAAATACATCAGGGACGGCAAGGACCGTATCCTTATCAGGGACAGTGAGAGTGTCGGTGTGGACCTCTACCATGAGGGTGCGGAATACCAGCGTCCCTGTACCATCTGGTACAATGGGGAACAGATCATATCAGATAATGATGCGGAGCGGCCCCGTCCGTTCTACCTGCTGATAGAGGAGAAACTTATCAACAAGGTCAGCTTTGTGGTCTGTGTCCCGCCCGTCACCATATCACCGCACGAGCTGGTCTATATGCTCTCCTATGTGGTGAATACTTACAAGACGGCCGGCAAGACCTATCTGATCAGGATTGACGAAGAAGAATATACACCTAACAAGAATACAGGACAATGAAAGAATATATCGCAGAGACCGGCGGACGGTACACTTATTCCGATGACATCCTGAACCTGCAGGAACTTGCCCTCAGCATGAGCGCCGTTTTTGACAGCTGTTCGGATTTCATCATCTCGGGCTGCGAGCCGGACGGTCCCCGTATCTCACCGGGATATGTGTGGCTCGGCGGTAAGGTCCGCCGTTTTGAGGGAGCCGCTGATGCCGTCTATCCTTATTATATTTACGAGGCCAACAGGCATGAGTCGGTGGTCTATGCCAATGATGTCAACAAACGCGGACGTACTTGCTACCTGTGTGCCGGAGCGAAGGCCATACCTGAAACGACCGATCCTGTTACGGGTAAATTGCCTGTAAGCATTGAAGTTACAGAAAATTATGCCCCCCGTTTTATTGATAAATTCTTCGGGCGTTATGCCGTACTGCTGGACACGCCTTTCACCCGGCAGACCGTCAAGAAGGACCTGGTACTGGCCGGCACCCTTACCGGACAGAAAGAAATCAATTCCAGAACCGCCGTTTCTGTCAGCGGGGAAAACGGCTATATGCTCAAAGGTGTCGTCAAAACTGACGGCGGCATCTCGCTTGGCGCTTATCTGCACGGATTGCCGGTCAGTGAAATTATCATCCGCACAGACGGCGGCTTCAGTTTCATGAAGCAGGGCAAGGAACTGGTACGTATAACGGAAGACGGGATCTCTTACGGTACCTCACTGGGTGATAGCGCCCGTATCGGGGCAATCCGTATCAAAGGTTCCGATATCTATAACACTTCGGATACGACAGATGAGGGCTGTGTCCGTATCAATTATTACGGTGCGCAGGGAGGCGGAACAAGATACCGCAACTTTGCCGTACATGACGGGAAATCCGGAAGCAGCCCGGTCCTGGAAGTAACCGGCCGTACCGCCACCGTACGGGCGGGCGGGCTGTTCGTCGTGCAGAATGCCGGACGTGGGATCGACCTTCAGAATACCGCCTATACGAAAGACAATGCCAGGCTCACCAATCTGGTCACCTGGCGGGACAGTGCCGCCTCCGTACTCGCAATGGCAGGTTTTGATACCACGGACGATTACCGCTTTATCCTGCGGAACACATTGGGGGATATTGTGCTTGCCCCTTCCGGCTCGGTGGATGTGCTCGGCACGCTTAAGATCAACGGGAAATCCGTATCGGACACCTATGTGAGCGTCACGGCCTTTGCCGGGGAGATGTCGAAGAAGGTGGATGCCGTCAAGGGAAAGCAGCTTTCCACCGAGGATTTCACCACCGAATACAAAAAGAAACTTGCGGCCATCACCACCGGGGAGCTTACGGGAGGCGGTGACGGCTATGTTACGGCGGGGGCTGTCCGTGCCGCACTGAAAATGAAGCTTTCAGCCGATGAGAACCTGTCCGATATCATGGACAAATCCGCCGCCCGGAAGAATCTCGACGTCTATTCCAAAACGGAAGCCGGTGAAGTCTTCCTGAAGACCTCCGAAGGGTTGAAAGAACTGGTACGTCTGACCGCTGAAGAGATCAACAGGCTTCCGGCAGAAGAGGCCGCCGCTTTGAAAGCGGAAAAGCAGGCAGCCGTGAGGGACACCCTTGATGCCGAAAGGAAAGGTACCGGAGATTTGAAACTTGCCAAGCTGTCGAATCTTTCAGACCTTTCTGACAAGAACAAGGCCCGGAAAAATCTTGAAGTCTATTCCAAGACAGAGATAGACACGATGATGGCCGGCAAGCTCGGTACGGACTCTGCCTATCAAGGCATTGTCTTCACGGCCGGGCTTCGGGATAAATTACAGGCCATTACCACCGGTTCTTTTGCATATACCGACAGTAACGGCACCTCACACGCACAGGTCGAGGGGTATGTGATGACCTCACAGGTAGTGGGGGAACTCAAAAAGAAGGCTGACCGGCTGTTGGGAGGCTACAGCGCTTCCGAAAAGGAGACCGTCGCCACGAACCTGAACCTCTATACAAAGGCGGGTGCCGACGCCCGTTTCGCCACCCTTGAGAATCTGTTCCAGGATTATATCAATTTTTTAGTCCGGCAGGGAAAGAGCACCTCGGAGGCACAACAGTTCCTGCAGGGCAAGTTGAACGTACTCTCCAAGAATGAGATTGTCAGGGATTACCTGCGCCGGGACAGCAAGCTGTCCGACCTTCTGCTGCCAACGGCGGAGGCCAGACGGCAGGCCTGCCGTGCTCTCGGAGCCGCTTATGCCGAGGAGTATCAGCCGTTGCTTGCGGATACAGGATGGGTACAGATGGAGAACAGCGGATCGGGTACCAACACACAGTCGCTCTTCGTCCGCCAAATCGGGAACATCGTTTCCATACAGGGTGCCGTCAATACGGCCAACAGGGACGGAAACAACTGGGGAGGTATCGTGGCGGTCATCCCCAACAAAATACAACCACCCCGGTACAGTGTGCGCTGCACCGCCACTGACTGGAATGATGACCATAAGTACAACCGTGGGGTATCGTTCACCATTTACGGCGGCTCGCGAAGGATACAGCTTTATGAGCGCGGTATGTACAATGCCAATGTGGAACTCAACTTTACATATTTCGTATAGCCATGAAACAGAAGATTAATGTAAACGGTGACATCGAAAGTCGCCGCAGAATTGCGGAACGCAGGTCCGTTCCCGCCCGAGAGAATATTTCACCCGACAACAGCCAACAGTATCATGAAACAGAAAAGGATCCGGCGGCAGCCGCAGAAGAAACCGTCTTTCCGGGGAACGAATCCCCGAAAGCGAGAAGACGGAAGACCGCAGGGGACGTTTAAACGTTTCCCCTTCGACCAGACCCGGATAGGGTTCATGCTCCGTTATGAGATGCCGGTGGTTTACCATCTGCTCCGCAGGCTGTATGACCGGCAACAGCCTTTCGAACCGGACTGGCATGTCATCGAACTGGTTGCGGAGGCGTCGAAAGACCCTTCGTTCAGAAAGGCGAAATTCAGCCGCTATCTGGATGAATACCGCCGGAACGGGGTTTACTGCCGGCGGGGCAAACGGCTTACGCCCGGACGTAAAACCTATTACGAGGGCATACGCCGTCGCAAGACGGAAGAGTATATCCGTCAAAACCGCAGGAAGCTGCTCTTTGAAAGACGGAATGGGCCGGGCAGTGACAAACTGCCCGGGGAGATTAAAAACATACTTAAAATGAAATGGTAATGCATTGACGGACAATGGCTGGCGCAAACATTCATATGCATGTATGGCTGTTCGGGAGCATTTGTCTAACTTTGTATTCCACAGTCGCTGCAAGACCTTTCCATATTGTAAAATGAGTATCCGGCCAGGATACGGTCGGCGGGATATCCTCTCCCTATATTGTCAAGTGAATACGGACGGTGCAACCGAACCCGTCTGTCCTGTAACCAGTTTCTTTGCGATACGGGCCTGCCGTGTCGCACTCTTCGGGCATTTTTAATCCATAAAACCAAGCGTTTATGCAAGAAGAAGAAAAGAACAACGGCATGGAAGGCATGTCTGTCGAGGAGATGTTCCTCGGTGTCCAGGAATCGTATCAGGAGGCACAGCAGCGTGCCCAGGAAGAGAACAGGGCGTTCGCCCGCACGGAATTCTTCCGCATGGACAAATTCGGGACCTATCGTCTGCGTGTCCTTCCCATCGCCCCCAATCCGGACGGTTCACCGGCCCGGCCCGGTTATGAGTATCCGGTTCACCAGTTGCTGCTGGAACTGGAAAAGCCCACAACCGGAAACAAGCCCCAGAAGATGTATGTCACCGTCACCCGCGCCACCGATGCCGGATACAGTGTCGATCCCATCGAAACTTACCGGCGTCTGGCCGTAGAAGCCGCAAAAGAGGCCGGGGATGAGAAACTGGCAGAAAAAATCGCCGGCGGTTCGTTCGGTGGCGGCTTGAAGTACAACTACGGGCACTGCCTCTATATCTTTGACCTGGGCGAGCGTGCCAAGGGAGTACAGATGATGACCCTCTCGCACGCCCAGTTCAAGGATCTGGACGAGCGGAAGTTCAAACTCTGGAGCAAGAAGCTGGCCAAGAACCCGTCTTATCCGTGTCCGGTTTCATCGGTGTACGACGCCTATCCCGTGGAAATAGAAAAACGGCGTAACGGGGCCAAAACCGAATACCTGTTTTCCATCGACAATGAATCCGACCCTGAACCTCTGACCAGGGAGGAGCTGACCGCCTTGCTGGGAGCGCCCCGTATTCCGGAAATCATTTACCGCTATACCCGTTATCATCTGGGTGCCACCGTTGAATTCCTTAAACAGTGCGACGGCATTTACGGCATGCGGCTTATGGAGACGGACGAGATGAAAGAGGTCATACAACAGTTGTCCGACGAACTGCCGAAAGAAGATACCTCCTCCTTCTCGTTCGACCGCCGTACGAAGGACAACAAGGACAATGTCCAGGACGGGACAGGAATTTCCCTGGACGATCTTCTTGAATATTATGACGAGCTCAGGAGGCAGGACCTCGGTGACAAGACCGAGGAGGGACAGGAGCTGCGTGCAATGATACGCAGCTACATTGAACAGGAAGCGTTGTCCGTCCGTGTCACCCGCTCGACAAGCAATCGGGAACTGCTCGAACTGATTGAGAGTGAGATGGAAGGTCCGAAACCCACAGACACACCGGAGGACGCTCCCGGGGAGGAGGAACACCGGCCTGCGGAAACGGAGGAGCGTGCCGAACGTCCCCGCCGTCGCAGATAACCCCTTTTATAAGTCTTTGAGTTTTAACCCGGCGGGAGGCATCCATGCCTCCCGTCTTAATCACACACATTCATGGAAGAGAGCAAACCTTGCATATTGTTGTTGAATGATATCCATGTCTCAAAAGACAACATCCCTGCATTTCAGGCCAACTGGCAGGAGGCCGTGGAGATCTGCAGGAAATGGGGTATCAGCGAAATCGCCGTCGGAGGCGACCTGTTCTTTTCACGTGCGGCACAGACACTTGACGTGCTGCTGGCAGTACATGACGCCCTGCTGGAAACCTCACGTGCGGGCATCCATGTCACGCTCGCCGAGGGGAATCATGACCTCGTGAACCAGGAAGCCGTCAGAGGTTACTGCCATGTCTTTGACTGCCATCCGGATGTGACGGTAGTGGATGACTTCCTGACCCTGTCGCGTCCCGGCTGGGAGTTCGCGCTTCATCTGATGAGTTATTTTCCGGAGGACGGATCGTTTGTCGAAAGGCTCGGACAGTTGGAAGAGAAAGCGCTTTCAGAGGAAAAGAAACATTTTCTTTATATACACGAAGGTATAAACGGGGCATTGGCGCAACCATCGGAGAAAGAATTGCCCGCCAGGATTTTTCTCCCGTTTGATAAGGTTTTTGTCGGCCATTACCATAACCGGACCGTCATTCCACAAACCCGTATCGAATACATCGGGGCCTCCCGTCAGCACAACTTCGGCGAGGATGAGGAAAAAGGATATACGGTGCTTTATACCGACGGCACACACGAGTTTGTCAAAAACCGGGTGAACATGCGCTACCGTGTGGTGGATGTGCCGGTGGAACGTGCCGGGCTGCACCTTATGGACGAGTTGCGCGAGACGGAGGCTGACGGCCGCTACAAGGTCAAGGTACGTGTCCATGCGCCGGCAGCTGCGATGAAGTCGGTTGACAAGGCCGCGCTGCTGGAAGCCGGGGCGGCGAAGGTGGAACTGATAGCTGATGACGAGGAACTGTTGGAGGCCGCATCCTCTTCGCTCTTTGAAAAGTATGACAGCTGCCGTATCCGGGAAACTTACGAGGATTTCTGCCGGGAAAAACAGATTGAGGATGTCTCAATCGGATTAGAGTATTTATCCAAAATAGATAACAGGACATGTGGAAATTAAAGAAAATAGAAGCTGAGAATCTCTGTGCCTTCCGCTCGCTGTCATACACGTTACGGCAAGGGGTTACGACACTGATATTCGGCGACAACCGGGACAATGAGTCCCAAAGGTCGAACGGTGCGGGCAAATCCGCCCTGCTGGAGTGTATCGCTGTCGGTATCACAGGCAGCCCGCTCCGTAAGATAAGGTCGGAAGAAATTATAAACGATGCGTCCGGGGAGTGCCGTATCGGATTACATTTCAGCAACGGCAACTCAGCGGAGGAACTGGTTGTCAACCGCTGCATTCCACGCAAAGGGGCATCCACGGTCAGTTGCACACTTTTCCGTAACGGTGCGCAGGTGACGACGGACGAGGCTGTCCAGCCTTCGGTCGATGCCTATAACCGCTATATCCTTGAAAAGTTAGGGATCACGCGCGAGGAGCTGCTCAACAACTTCATTCTCTCCAAATACCGGTATGAGGATTTTCTTTCGTCATCGGACAAGGAGAAAAAGGAGATAATCAACCGCTTTTCCAACGGTATCCTGGTGGACGAGGCCATTGCCATACTTGAGGAGGATATCGTGCCGCTCTCAGAAAAGAAGCAACAGGCGGCATTGGAACTTGCGGGACTGGACGGGCGTGTCGAGATGTTACAGGAGCAGATCCGCAAGGAAGAGGAAACCGGAGCGGAACGGGGACGTACCCGTGCGGAGCGCATCGCCTCCCTGGAAGCGGCCATCGCAGCCAAAAGGGAACAGATACGCATCGGACACGAGACGGTGGCCGGATATGAAACACGGCTTGTGGCGGTTCAGCAGGCGGATGAGGCACTGCAGTTGCTGGAATCGGGGGATACGGCACTGGACGAGTGTCTGGAAAAGATACGGGAGATGATGCCCCTCTTCCCCGATGCGAGACAGACGGACTGGAACGGGATTATCACCGGGACAAAAGAGAAGCTGCAGACGGCCGTTTCCGGGCTGTCGGATTGTGACACCTCCTTGAAACAGGCGGAACGGGAACTGGAAGAGGAGACTGAAAACTGGGAACAGTTCAAAAATAAGTATGCCGCCTTCTGTGAGGAATACAACGAGCAGTCCGGTACGGCAGCGGAGAAACTGAGGGAAACAGACATCCGCCTGCGCAATCTTGCAGGATGCATCGAAGAATTGCGTCACAAACGGCGTATTGTCTCGGCCGGTATTGACGAGCTCTCAAACAAGCTGGCCGGTTCCGTCACCTGCCCTGCCTGCGGACATAATTTCCTAATAGCGGAGCCGCAGTTTGACATTGAGGCGGGAATGAGGGAACTGAAACTACGACAGCGGCAACTCACGGAAATTAATGGCCGTATCGAAGACAAACAGGAGGAGACCGGTTCTGTGGAGCTGCAGCAGAGCCGCCTGAACCACGGCCGCCGTACCTTGGAGGCCAGACGTACCGAATGGGAACAGCAGCTGGCCGGATATGAACGTGCCGTCAGGAACGCTACCCGGAACGTGGAAGAGACGGAAAACAAACACCGGCGTATTGCAGCCGGGATTACCGCGCTGCAAAATGAGATTGAGAGCATCCGCCGTAAGGTATTCGATGAAACATTCGGATTTGTAGACGAGCGTAATGCCTCACTGAGCCGCAGCATACGGACGGAAAAGGAGGATATACAGGCGGCAGCCTGTGCCATTGACACTTTGCAAGGCACTATCAGGGAATTGAACGAGGCGGTGCCGTCCGATCTGATATCCACGCTCCGGAGCACGCTCCGGGAGGTGAGGGAAAAATCCCGCGAAGCGGCGGGACGGAAGACCGCCGTAGATGCGGAACTCCGAACATTGGAGATGCAAAGAGAACGGTTCATACAGTTCAAGACCTATCTGGCCAATACAAAAATCGAGGCACTCAGCCGTATAACAAACGAGTTCCTGCAGAATATCGGCAGTGACATACGCATCCGTTTTGACGGTTATACCGTCCTCAAAAGCGGTAAGGTCCGGGAGAAGATTTCCATTTCGCTGTTGCGTGACGGCATTGACTGCGGATCGTTCGGCAAGTTCTCGGCAGGCGAAGCGGCACGGGTGAACCTCGCAACCATCCTTGCCATGCAAAAACTCGTGAACAGTAACTGTGATGATGGCAAGGGACTGGACCTTCTGGTTCTGGATGAGATACTCGAGGCGGTTGACGAGGCGGGACTGGCTTCCATGTTCGAGGCATTGAACTCGCTCGGAGGTACCGTACTGGTTGTCTCCCACGGTAATGTTGCGGAAGGTTATCCCCATAAACTGGTAATTATGAAAGAGAATGGCGAATCAAGGATTGGAGAATAGTACCCCGGACAGGAAAGAGGTGCTTGCATTGGATATAGCTACGCATACCGGGTATTTTTCCGTGCATGAGGCCGGAACATGGAACTTTACCGAAAGCAGACGGCGCAACGGCAACAAGATGCACGGCGCATTCCGTACCGTCCTTGTCTCGTTTATCCGCGCGTATGGTATCCGGCGGGTCGTAGCGGAGGATGTGAGTGTGAACCGTTATTTCTATGACATGCGCCGGCTCTCGGAACTTCGGGGGATCCTGCTCGAAGTATGTGACAGCCTGGGACTTCCCGAACCGGAGTTTGTGAATCCGGCGGTGCTCAAGAAATGGGCGACGGGGGACGGGCACGCCACCAAGGCACAGATGGTGGTGGCATGCAAGGAAAGATACGGCATCATTCCGGTGGATGACAATGCGGCGGACGCCTGCCATCTCTTCCATTATTACATCCGCAGGCACAGGTTGTAGAACGGCACTTGCCAAGATTCGGGCGGCCTTCTCTCCGCCCGCTTTTTTTAATTGATGCTCAATGGCAGCTGACAGATTAGGACATGAGATTCATTATCAACCTTTTTTCGGTCAGTGAAAACGTGGAAAAGAAAGATGTGTTTATTGCGGTTGTACCCTCTGACGATGAATCCGCAAGACGGAGGGCGGAACTTCTCAGAAAGTATGTGATGCCGCACAAGAATCTGATATACAGCATTTGTATCAAATATACCTATAACCAGGAGGACATAGAGGATAACTATCTTGAAGCGCTGGTTAATTTCTTCAAGTACATGGACAGTTATGATCCGGCGCGTCCGGTGAAAACATGGATCTATGCCGTGACCAAGCGGCTTGTGGCGGACCTCAACAACCGCAATAAAAGCCGCATGCCCCCGGATGACAATATCGACATCTCGGAAATATCCTCCTCCCTGCCGGGCGAGGAGGAACCGTCGGAGAACTGCATGGGAATGGATAATTATCACAAGTATTACAATGATGATATCCTTTGGGCATTGGACAGGCTCAAGCCGATTTACAAAGAGGCCCTGCTTTTACAGCAGGCCGGCTATAAGATCGGAGAAATCATGGAGATAACTTACCGCAACGGAACATTGCAGACCAGAAATGTGGAGACGGTCAAGAGCCGTCTCTTTCTGGCCAAGACACAACTGCGCAAACTTTTGACACGTGATGGAGAAAAAAGAGTGGATTGACGGATGCCGGAGGCTTTTTACACGCTTGCTCCGTGCGGCAGTGTGGCCGGATTTCCAGTTCCCGTCCGGAGGAAAGGCGGACAGACAGCTTTCGGCATGTTTCGACCTGTTGTGCCGGGAAGCCGGATCTGTCAGTCCGGAACGCCTGTCCGATTTCTGCATATGCCAGGTGTATGCCCTTTCCGGATATGCCCCCTCTTATCGTGGAAAGTGGAACATTTCCCATTCGTTTGGCCGGAAGGCAGCTGACCGGTATCTTCATTCCGGAAAGGAACGCCGTTATTGGGAAGACCGGTGGCTGAAAGGTTTCGGACTGTCACGTGACAGTCTGACACAGGCAATGGAGAACCGCCGCGGGCATCCTTTCGGACGTTTCATTTACCCGGAATATGAGGAGATTACCAAACGGCGTCTGCTCTCCAGCGAGGCCGGCTATCTCGTCTGTGCGCTCTCCACATTGATGTGGACACCCTTCTCGCCGTCATGTTCCAAATGTACGAAAGCGAATCCGTGCCGCCGTAGAACAGAGGCGCGTTATCCGGAACTTTACCGGATTCGTTGTGAGGCATGGTGGAAAGAGGAGGTGAAGCCATGAGTTCCGTCAATCCGCTCAGCGCCGAGTTCCTGTATGAGCTCTATGCCACGGCGCTGTGCCAGGAGCAGCTGTGCGCTGTCCTTTCCCGCCACATGCGCAAGGAATACCTTCCGGACCGCTCATTCCAACGGGTGCAGGAGGCTATTGCCGCACATTTCAGAACCTACAAGACACCGCCGTCATATGCCGTACTGGCACAGACTTTCCATGAGGATTACGATGCCATTGAGTTGATAGATACCTTCCGGGAGTATGACGAGGGCCAGAGTCCCGAAGTGATGATCGACATGCTGGAGTCCTACATCAAGGGGGTCCGGTTACAGTCGGTCTATGCGGAAGTGGGAAAACTGTATAACGAGAACAAGCAGGACAAGGCGGAAAAGGCATTGCGCGGGTATGCCGAATGGCTGGCGGGCTTTACACTGAAGAGTACCTCGTTCATTGATGTGGCGGAGACCTTTACGGAGCGCTTCCAGCGGAACCGCCGCCGTGAGGAGGAAGAGGAACGCTCGGCATCACCACGTGTGTCCCGGTTCTATATCCCGTTTCTGGACGCGCTCAATGCCGGACGCAACCTGCGGGGGCAGCTGACCTGCTTTCTTGCCAGTACCGGTGTGGGGAAATCCCATATCGCCAAATGGATAGGTGTCAGGGCGGATATCGACGACGGGCTGCATGTGCTGCACTTCCAGCTGGAGGGGTCCGAGGAGGAAGCATTGAACGCCTATTCGGGAGGGCTGGTTTCCAAGAACGCCTATTATTACGAACGGGGAAAGATCTCGGATACGGAGATGCGCCATCTGGAAAAGCTGGTGGCATCGTATGCCGGCAGCATCACGGTACGCAGTTATCCGCGTTTCAACGCCCAGGTATCGACGCTTGACATCAAGAACGGAATCTCGGAATACCGCAAACTCAAAGGTCACAATCCGGACATCGTCATCGTCGATTCGATGGATCTGCTGACAGACGCCAACCGCCGTTCATGGGGTGCCGACCATGAACGCGCAAAGCGTATCGCCGTGGCCAATGACCTCAAGGACCTGGCGGCGGACGAAAAGGTATGGATGGTCGTGACATATCAATCGACCATTGAAGACCGCGAGTGGCTGAATGACGAAAGGAATGTACTGACAGAGTACAACTGTTCGGAGGCCAAGGGGCTGGCACGCCCATGCACGCACCTTATTTCACTCAACCAGTCATCGGCCGAACGCAAGGAGAACGTGATGCGCCTGCATGTGGCCAAGAGCCGCTTTTTCAAAAAGGGCGATACCATCAAAATAGCGACGGACTATGACAACGAGGTGTTCTATGACGGGCAGAGGACACTTTCATTACTACGGTAAAGAATCCACTATTCCTTTTTTGGAAGAAAGAGTGGTGTCTGAAGAGGCATTGGTAGACTTCTTGTCGATTTGTTTTTGTATATGGTACACATGTTGAGAAGACGAATCTTCGTAAACTTCAATGTCTGTTTTTCTTGCTTTTTGAATTGTCTCGAGTGGTATATGGTTTGTATTTGCCTTTGATGGTCGAATACAAACCAATATTGCCATTGCCAAGATTAATAAAAGTAATGTTATAAAGTAAGGATTTTTAAAGTTTTGCAATTTCCACACACTTTCTTTATCTGGATTTGCAATATTATATACGCAAAACACAAACACCAATATCCCGGTCATAAATGTTATAGAAAATAACATAAAATCAAAAATATCTATTGCAACTTTCTGCGTACCAACCAAAGAAGATACAAAAGCGATGAACGTTCCTAATAATCCGACTAATTGTAGCGTCCGCCCCCGTTCTTCTTTTATTGTTGCTATAGCACCTGTAATCTTTCCGGATAATTCTTCAGATTTTTTTATAGAATCCTCTATCGCGTCTCCTTCAAATGTCCTAAATTCCCTATTATATTTTAAGAAAAAGTTTTCCAGAAATTGCATATTTACAGGAGAATACCCTTGTGATGCAAAGAATATATATTGCTTGGTTTGTTCTCTGTCATAATTCTGCAATTCTGCCGGAGAAAGATACACTTTAATCACTTTCTTGTCTTCTACCGAGCAATATGAATACTCAAAATATGAACGAAATCTTCTCGGGGCATCTTTTTCATTTTTATATGCTATGATGAAAAGCCTTAAGCAGTTAAGTAATTTTCCATAAGTATATATTACTCTATGTTCCCTATTTACACTGTTCTTGAGATAGTTATATAACCATAATATCGATTTTACCAATGTAGAAGGTGATACACACTTAAATGCCGTAATATCTGAATGTTCTTGAACAAAACTTTCAATTCCTTGGATTATACTTTGGGGATCAGCATTGTTCTTTATAAGGTAATAAAGCCTATTATTTGTAATATAAGCCGAAACCCCTTCATCTATATTTTCGTTATACTTTTTAATAAGACTACACTCAGGATAGCGGCTATTATCTTTACGGCAATTTTTTAAATCATCTTGGAATTTATCCTGTGTTGAAATATCATTTTTAGAATCATGTTTATATAATACATAGAATATATCTTTAGTATAGTCTTTTGCATATTGGGAATATTGCTCAATAATTGAATTAATTTCAGGATTGGTAAGAGGGCTATAGCCAAAACATATTTTAGGACCTGCCGGCGCTTGCTGTTCCATCATTTGTTTTGACAATACACAGGCCTTGAAAATTAATGCCTCTATTACATTGTTTAATATTTCCAAGGCATTAACATCAAATGCTTGTTCAAGAAATATGGATGTTCTGCGAGCTAAAGTTGCTTTTGTTGGCGATAAACTTTTTTTTAGTTTGTCAAATGCATAAATAAAATTTATCAACTTAGACAGGTTACTTTCTGATGCGATGTATCGAATATCTATAACGGTGATATCAAAAAGCAATTGTGTCAATTTTATCAATGGTTGTAAATGTTCTGTTTTGACATATTTACCAGGAATTGAATCTATGATCAGATCTTGGTCCAGTTCAAAATGGACTTCGTAAAGCCCACCGTTGTTCTTTGGATTTATTCTATTTACAAATGTTGCTATTGCCGAAGAAATATCAGAATAGCAATTAATAAAGGCTGGTAGTATTCTTTCATCAAGATCATCTTTTTTGTCTTCCCATGCCCTAATTATATCCTTATAACCGGAAACAATATAAAATTCTCCAACCGCAACGGATTTCCATAAATAAGTAAAAAACAAAAAAGTTATAGCGTCACAATAGCTGTAAAAATCCATTAAAAGATTGTTTAAAAGAGTGCTTCCTTTTTTTCACAATTATAATAATTTTAATTTTGTCAATATGCTTCCAACGTATGTATCTCAAGTATATACCCAAAAGGAGGAAAGAGATAATGTCTGGAATTTATTAAAAAATATATTCTTAACAACCCATTGTATAAAAGATCTCATTTTATCAACAATAGATATATGCAAGGACTTCGGAATAGATATTTATAGTATTATAAATGAAATTGGAATTGTCGACTTTGACTGTTTTCTCCTTAAAGAAAATAGTCTACCCTTAAAAATAGAAGAAACCCGTAAAAAGCAAGCCAAAGGATCATTATTACAACAATGGGTTGTTATTCGTAATCTAATGGAATGTGCAGTAGATTGGAGGTTAACAGACGATAATAACAATCTTATGTACAACAAGACTGATGTAGCTAGGTTTTTATCATTTATCTGCGGAGGCAGTGAAGATAGAATACGAAAACGTTTAGATGAAGAAATTTCCTCCAAAGAAATGAATGAAATTATTCCATATTTGGAAAGCATAGGCCTTCACAAAATCGCTGAAAGGTTAAAAAAATAAAAAAACATAATATTTGGGACGTCCCAAAGGTAGTCCCACCCACAAAAACCGCTTATATATTTGCGTCCATAAGAACTAAAAATGTAAACTTATGGGCGCAAAATCTTTTTATACACCTACTACTTCAATGCTTATTCAAGTCATATCAATAGATGAACTTGAAAGCATGATGAGCCGTTTACTCGATAAGAAATTGGCTCCTTCTCAAAATTCCACCCCGACGGTAGAACGATTTCCTGAAAACAAATTGTATAGACGCAAGGAAGCAGCCGAAAAATTAAACATCTCTCCTACACTATTAGAGAAATGGACAAAACAGGGATTAATCAAGTCTCGAAAAATCGGAACTCGCATCTATTATGTTGAGAAAGACATTAACGAAGCTATCAAAAATGCCTTTAATTCTTCTAAATCCTAAAGACATGGGAAAGTCAGACATTAACATTACCCAGACGCAACAGATCGTTATGGGCTTCATCTCCCCTATTATTGACGAAATAGTAGACAGAGTATCAGAGAGAGTATTAGCTGCATCAAAGAAAGAACCTAAGTTCTACACTCGAAAAGAAGCCGCTGAAATCCTTCATGTCACCTTACCAACATTGGCGAGAATAACAAAAGACGGACTTCTTATCTCCAAACGTGTAGGTAGTAGAATCCTGTATGAAGCAGATGCTATCGACGAGGCAGTAAAAAAACAGGTCGTATTCAAATATCGGAGGGCATGACTATGAAAGAAAAGAAAAAGGCAGCCTCCACGACTGCCAATCTCCAACATAGATCCGGAAACAAAGATAGCAAATCATTTCGAATCAAACAACAGATTCGCAAACTATTCTTAGATGGTGGCAAGTACACTAGTAAAGATTTAAACACCCTTACTGGCGGAAACGATAGCCGGAAAGTCATATCCGACCTTAGAAAAGAAGGCTGGGACATTAAAGACGTTCGTCTGGACGATAGAAGAAAACTATACTGGTTAGAGCCGGACACACGGCAAATGTCTATTGACTGGGAAGGAGGCAATAATGAATAAAAAGTCTTTTGTTATATACTGTGATATAGGGGATCAATTAGAGCTACTCACCGACGAGCAAGTAGGAGTTTTGTTTCGTTCAGTAGTGAAATATGCTAGTAATGAAGAAGAGCTATCCAGTAATGACGGTATGGTCAAACTTCTTTTTTCGGTAATAAAGAAACAAATAGATCGGGACACAGAAAAATATAAAACAGTTTGTGAACGCAGAAGAGAAGCCGGAAGCAAAGGAGGCAAGCAAAAGGTAGCAAATGCTAAGCAAAACTTAGCAAACGTAGCAAATGCTAGCAATTGCAATCAAAACTTAGCAAACGTAGCTGATAATGATAGTGATAATGATAGTGATAATGTAAATGATACTCTCTCTCTTACTCTCTCTCATTTGGTAGAGAGTGCAAGTGTGAGCGAGAGTGTGAGTGTGAGAGAGGAAGCTAATAAAGTTTTCAATCCCCAATCAATCAAAGAACAACTACTATCGGATGAAACATGGAAAGAATCGGCATGTATGCAATCTACTTTGGGAGTATCATTCATGAATATGCTTCCCGCCCAGCTAGATAAGTTCATTGCTTATATCGTTTCAATCGGAGAGGAACGAAGTATATCGAACATATCAGACGCAAAGAGAAGGTTTACTTATTGGTGGCAGAATCACGGAAGAAAGGAGGTACAGGATGAAAACAAACAAGTATATACCGTCCCCAATTAAGGGAATGCCGAACGCACCTGAAGCAGAACAAGCCGTTATCGGTTCACTTCTTAGCTTTGGCGGTGACAAAGTATTCGATGCCATATCTCCCGAACTGAATAAAGATATGTTTTATGATAACCGGTACGCTGTATTGTATGATGCTATCCAGTCGCTTTATGCAAGCAATAAACCATGTGACATCGTATCGGTATCAAATGAAATCCGCTCAATAGGGAAGATCGAGGAAGTGCCTCCACACTTCATAGCGGAAACCCTCAATTACGGGTTTGATTCGTTTCATGCCGTCGAACATGCTTTGATGGTAAAACAGAAATATCTACAACGGAAAGCTATTGAATTATCCCATATACTCCAACAGCAAGCCTATGATGATACGGAAGATATCGGCGACGTCCTTTTCAATGCGGGAAAAGCACTGGAGCAAATGCAGCAGGATTTAATCGGGCAAAGTGAATCCCAGTCATTTAAAGACATTGCACAGTCCGCATTAAAAAACATAGAGAGGAAGATGGGATTGTATAGTAGCGGAAAACAGACAGGAATAACAACCGGGCTACAAGACCTTAACGATATGAATTCCGGTTGGCACGGTGGCGAGTTGATAGTATTGGCAGCACGCCCAGCTATGGGAAAAACTGCTGTATCTCTACATTTTGGAAAGTCAGCAGCTAGACAAGGTATTCCGGTAGTCATTTTTTCTTTAGAAATGGATTCTGTCAGCCTGTATGAACGTTTCATTGCTTCTGAATCCAATGTACACCCAAGCAAATTAAGGTCCGGCAATATAAGCCAAGATGAGCTACAGCAAATAGATAAGGCGATAGGGGGAACTTTATACAGCTTACCGATAACAATAAACGATAACGCAGCTATAGGAATGAGTTACATCCGTGCAACGTGCCGTTTATACCATCGACAAAACAAATGTGGAATGGTGATAATAGACTATCTACAGCTGATAACCGAAAGCTCAAATGGGACAAGAAACAGAGAACAGGAAATAGCCCGAATGTCCCGGGAGGCAAAGATTATCGCTAAAGAATTGAATGTACCTGTTATCCTTCTGTCACAACTCAACCGGGAAGTAGACAAGCGGCAGGATAAAAAACCTATTCTTGCAGACCTTCGGGAATCGGGAGCCATTGAGCAGGATGCGGACATGGTTATATTCGTCCATCGTCCGGAATATTACGGAATCAGCGTCAATGATTCATCCGGACATGAGATTTACAACTATGGTGAATTGATTATAGCCAAACATCGAAACGGTTCTGTTGGAACAGTCAAATTCAAGCATAACGGTTCCCTAACTAAGATATTTGACTACGATACGAAAGGTTATACGGAAAACAATCCTTTCTAGCTATGGAAATAGAAACAATCTACGGGCAAGTGATAGCGAAAGCAAACAACTATCAAGCCGTACCGGGCAAAGACGGCCAGAAACGGATCATCAAAAACGAACGGATCAGGGAGTATGAGAAATCCTTCTGCCTACAATGCAAGAAGTATCGAGGAAAGCGCATTTCCGGTCGTTTCAAGCTATTTATTCGTGTCTGGCATGGAAATATTCGCTTCGACCTGGATAATGCTCTAAAAACGATCCTTGATTGCTTGCAAATGGTGGAGGCTATTACAAATGACAGCCTATGTTTTGAGATTCATGCGGAGAAGCGGATAGACCGACGGAATCCGAGAGTAGAGTTTGGTCTGGAAGAGATAAACGAGCAAAAAAATATATTTAGCCAAAATAAAGCGATTTAAGCCATTTTCTTTTGCGGGATAATAAGATGTTCATCTTTGCGGAGAAAGTCGCTAATATAAAAACAAGATTAAAAAATGGAAAGATTAAAGCACATAAAATATCCTCCATTAAAGGATAAATTTAAAAAGTACGGTGATTCTTTCGAATTGGTATCTAAAAACGAAAGCAACCGAATGTACTGCTACCGAAGAACCACCCCGGAAGGGATTGTATATTTTGAGGTGTTCCGGTCGAATCTGGAGAAGGACGACAACGGGAATGTTTATGAATCCTATCCCCGTTCATCGCAATTTGGCGATACAGCTTGGTGTATCAGAGATGGCGAGAACGCAATGAAGAAAGTATTGAAATATATGCAAAAGACATTTTCAAATTAAATAAATTATTAACAATCAAAATTTTAAAGTCATGAAAAATAAAGTTTATGAAATTGGTAACCGGAATGATTTAAAATTCAGTGTACAAAAAACTACCCCATACATTATTAGGGGAAATGCTAAAGAGATGATGCCCGAAGAGATTACTTTTCTTTTTGAAGAAATTGATCCTGAATCTGATTTGACAGAAGATAACAATCTAGTATGTAGTATCAGTAAGGAAGAAGCCGTAAATCTGGCAATCCGTTTGCTAAAGCTTAGTACGGAGAGAGTACCGGAAAACGGGCTATTGTTGCACAACTTTTCAGGACACGATTTTTCCGTTCATCACGCAAAAGAAGATGGCGTACATATTGATGAACCGATTTTCGAGATCGGGAATTTGGAGACGGGTGATATTGCGGAGGATGGAACCATTTCCGTATGTCTGACTAACGAATCAGCAAAAGAGTTAATTAAAGCGTTGGCAAAGATTGTATAACCCAATACCGGGTAGGTCTGCTTCGGATGATCTACCCGGCATAAATCAAAATGATATGGAACAAATAGACGAAAAAAAGAACTCCGAAGAATTAGTAGGGCTTATTAATTCGGGAACAAAGGATATTTTCAATAAGAGAGAAGTTGCTTCACGTTTGGGTGAAGATGTGGCTAACCGCATAAAAGACGGATTGGAGGAAAAGAAAGATGAAAAAAGAGGAAACTAAAAAAATCTGTATCGGTTCCGGTGACACAACTTTTCGACGGGACTTTGAAAAGATGCTTAGTAAATTGCAAGGCATTATAAGCCGCCAAAAAATAGAAGAGTTTGGTATTGAGTTGAACACCGAAATATTGCAAGATTTGATTGCTGGCGGTGAAAACACCGGGAAAACCGTGTTGGAACGCCTTAATAAAGACCTGTTGGATGATGCCAGTTTGCCGATCATACGCAGGCAGAAGGAGCAGATGTACAACCAGCTCTTGCAGGAGTTCGAACTGTTGAAAGTAGCCGTACACAAGTTGGTGAAAGACTTCCCTTATGTTCTTCCAGAAATGTACTTCATTGGTGATGACGGTTGGATTCACGCCCAGGAAGAAGCGTTTGCCCTGTGTGATGAACAAGGAAAGATTTACATAGACAAGCCGGAGCAGATAGAAGTTTATCATCAGGCAATAAAAGCCATTGATGAAATAAACAAGCTTCAGGAGATGGCAGCTAAGTATTATTGCAGTGCTCTAGGACATAGGGCAGTGATAGGCTTTGAAAAAGATACTGCCCGCCTTTATCCCGGTGCTTTGATTGAATGTCACTCCAGCGGAATTTTTGTGAGAATGTTTGAAGGTAAAAAACAATAAAATTAAAAACTATGAACGAAATAAAAAAACAAGGACTTGAAAGGGTGCTATTGCGCCACCAAGACGAAAACACTATCGAAAAAATACAGCAAATAGTGAATTGTTTGATTGAAACAGGATTTACAATTTCAACGAAAGAACTACATGATTTGTCCTGTGTATGCGCATTGCTCACTAAACAAGCAGAAGAGATGGCGAAAAAAGATGCTTCCCGGATAAAAATTGCCTTTAAACGTGAAGAGGATTATAAAGAGACCTTTGATCGTTTGGAGGCTTGTATAACCGAGAAAGCAAACGAGTTGAGAAAAGTTCTTTTGTATCATACGACAAAACCGTTGGATGAGAACGCATACGAAATAGTAGATAATTGCGTAGTGTTTTCCCAAACATGGGCGGAACGGAAGGCACAAGAGTTTATGATTCCTCCTACAATAACCCGCCTACGTGCGAAAGGACTTATCAACAATGTGAAGGAAGCCATAAGTGAGTTAAATGCCTTTGTTGCGGATAATCCGAACTTTGGAAAGGGTATCACGACTTCACACGATTCCCGTAGATGCTTGTGTTGGCTGGACGATGATGGCGGGTTTCATGAGGAACAAGAAGCATACGAATTTATTTAAAGAATTATCATTATGACTACAGAAGAAAGACAAAAGTTCAACGCTTTCCAAAGGACATTACAGGAAAGCCCGGCGAACCGATTAAGCTTCTTTGCAAGTGTGGAAGGGATAGAAAAACCGCAACCGGCAAATAATCCGTTTGACAAATGGAAACGGGATGCCGAGTACGAGAATCAAGCGATCTGCAAGCATCTTGGTATTGAGTATCACAAAGAAGATTTTACGGTATCAGACGAGAAACTAGCCCGCAACTGGGCGCAGGGATTGCCGGACGCATAATATTAACATTCCGGGCAGGGATGCTTTATTGATTCTCTGTCCGGTTTACTAAAGAAAATCAAGATAAAAACGGTGTATTCTCTAACTGTTTAGGCTGAATTTAGAAATATGGCAGCAATCATAGATTACATACCAAGAGTTACGTTATCAAACTTCAAAGAGTTAATAAAACAACAATCCGAAACAAAGGAAACGCTGTTTATTCGCTTCACTCTTAAAGATATACAATATACCGTAGTGATGTCGGTAGAAAAACAGAAGCTTATTTTCTTTTGGGAACATCAAGGGAAAAGGAACCAAAAAGAGATCAAGCTCCAGACCGAACCAAGCAATCTTGGAAACGGGACTGTGTGGTACTTTCTTTGTCCTTATACCGGTCATAAATGCCGCAAACTTTTTCTGGACGGTAAGACGATTGCAAGCCGGTATGCTTTTAGCCATATTTACAGTATTCAGAAAGAAAGTAGATCGGGCCGTTTTTTCTATGGATTCGGACGATTGGAATACCCAGTACGAAGATACGGGAAACAGTTCTATAGAGGAAAAACAACCCCTTACGGGCATAAAGTCTGGACGTATCATAAGAAACTGGAAAAATACAATCAGTTGTTGGATGAATACATTTTACCAAGATCAAGAGGACGAAAACCATTAGTATCAAATGATGAAGTATGAAAGATAACATTTTAAACTTGCCAAGTGATGTTCTTGGCGACATATTCAAAGAGATTTATTCGGAGTATGAGAAAAGCATCCGTAAAATGTTCTCCGCTCCACCCTGTGAGATAGAGATAACCGCCCAACAGGTTGCAAAGGCTTTTGATAAAAGGGGGCTGATAGAATACGCTCCGCAATTCTACATTTTTGCCACTGGGGTGTTTATCGGGATCAAGGACAGGTGTAATCCCTACCAAGAGATTAACGAATGGGTTGCCGCCTATCGGATGGCTAAGGAGATGAACGTAGATGTCTCCGTTATAAATCCAAAGAAAGCATTTGAGTATTATCAACAAAAAAATAAATAGTTATGAATGAAACAATTATTATTAACGGGTGTAGTTTTAATCTTAAAGCAATAAAGATCAAAAACTTTGTTTTAGCCGGAGAGTGTTTAGGGGATTTTACCAACAAAGAAAATGCAGATGAAATGCTAGCGGAAAAAGACAAGAAAACCTTGTGTGATGCGATTTCCTTTCTTTTTGCTGGCGATAGTTCCTTGAGCGATACCTTATGTGAAGGTACTAAAGATGATGCTATAGAGGCTTTAAAACAAATAGCATTGTATTACCAGTCACTGTTTAAACGTGCTAGCCTCATGGCTAAAAGTGTGTCACTAATAGCAGCAAAACCTAAAATATGAAAGTAACAGTCGATTTATCCGGTTTGGATTCTTTCATCCAAGAAGTCGAAGATGAAATTAATCAGGGCTTGATAGATGCGGCTCATAAGGCTGTTGATACCCAGAAAGTAAGAAATGAGAGTGGCAAAAAGACTTATGAGAACCACACTTGGAACTTGCGTAATGCTCCCGGTGCTGCTGTTATTCGCAATGGGGAAATCGTTGATTTATATGTTCCGGCAGACGGGGAGCATGCTGAAGCGAAAGCTAAAACCGAAAACCTTCTAATCTACGGGAAACGCCCTAAAAACGGGATTGTTGCAGCGGACGGAATGGAATACGCAAGCTTTGTATCAAGCAAAGGTTTTGACGTTATGGACACGGCTCGTCATGTCTTAGAGAGAGAAGTAAAAGAAAATGTAACAACTAATATTAAAGTAAAATGGCAGGATTAAGAATTAATTTAGATGCTGATCTTACAAGATTCACTCAACTTGTAAAGCAAATACAGAAGGTAAGAGCGGAACTAGGTAAATTATCTACCGCTTCACCCAGTTATGATAAGTTGTACAAAGAGTTTAAAAGGATAAAAGGCGAGTTGGACGAAATGAAAAAGAAATTCGCTGAAATTCAAACGGCTTTGGCACAAGTAGATATAGCCAGTAGTATAGTGAAACAGTCTGAAACAATCAGGCATGAGACAGACGAAACATCTAAACACTTTGAAGATTATGCGGACTCCTTGAACGCTGTGAAAAAGCAAGTAGCCGCATTACAAAAGGAATACTATGCACTGGAAGAATCGGAAAGAAATTCATCTGTAGGACAAGCTAAACTAAAACAGTGGGCAGCTTTAAATGCACAGTTGAAGGTTACGGCTGATTCAATGCGTGATGTTGCTAAAGTGGAAGAAAACGCCATTAAAGTTTATAAATCAGCTGAAGGATCACTTGTGCAATTAAGGAAGCAGCTAAGTATGTTGAACTTCCAGTATGACAATCTTTCTCGGGATTTACGTAATGGTGCTACAGGAAAAGAGCTATTAATACAAATACAGGCGGTAACTAATGAGCTAAATTCAGCAGAACAAGCAACCGGACGTTTCCAAAGGAGTGTTGGACATTATGCTACAGCCTATAACGGATTAAACGCCCAAGTACAAATGTTAGCACGAGAATTACCGAGTTTGGCCGTTTCCATGAATACTTTCTTTTTGGCAATTAGTAATAATTTCCCGATGCTTATTGATGAAATTCAAAAAGCCAGAATTGAACTTGCAAAACTTAGAGCCGAAGGAAAAGAAGGTACTCCAATTTGGAAACAGCTCACAAAATCCCTATTAGGTTGGAATACAGCTTTGGTTGTCGGGCTTACTCTTTTATCTAACTATGGAACTGAAATCGGTGATTGGATAAAGCAATTATTTGATAGTAAAGAAAAACTAGACATTCTAAAAGAAGCTTTAAAAAGTTACAATGAAGCCATAATTGAGGGGAAAAAGAATGCACAAGATCAAATTGTAGAATTAAAAATGTTGTACAAGGCTGCGACGGATGCAGCAGAGAGCACGGATACTCGAAGTAAAGCCATAAAGAAGCTACAAGACCAATATCCGGATTACTTTGAAGGTATGAATAACGAAGCCTTTTTAGCAGGAAAGGCGAAAACGGCTTATGATAATCTAACCCAATCTATTTTAGACTATGCTCAAGCACAAGCTATCAAGAATAGGATAACCGAAAACTTCGATAAGATAATAGACCTTGATACCAAAATAGCGGAAGCGCAAGCCGAATATAATAGGTTAGCAATAGAATCCAATAATAGTCTTAATTTTGTATCATCTGGATTAATTGCGAAAAAAGCACAAGAGCAGTTGAAAATTTATCGTGAGGCGAAAGAAGAACGTGAAAAACTGATAGAATCCAACAAAAAACTAGAAGAGGGATTTAATGCTAGTGCATTTCTTTTTACTCCTAATTCTATTAAAACCAATGATAATAGTTATAGTGATGTTTATCAACGGGGCAAGTCTATATTAAAGGCAGAACAGAATATCAAGGACGCTATTTTAAAAAGCCAATTAGACGCCCAAAAGATAGCTATTGATATTATGGAGGAAGGAAATGCCAAAGAACTTGCTCAAATCAATGCTAATTATGATGCAAAGATAGCAGAAATTCAAAAACGTGAAAGGGAGCTTCTACAAACCTTACAAGACGCAGAATATGAAGCATGGAAAGCGGCAAATCCTGATTACAAGAAGAAAGGATTGCAATTTGTTCCTACCATTGTAGACATTCCTACCGAACATAGAAATAATTTTGATACTGAATATTCTTCAGCATATCAAAAGCAGCAAAATGATATAAACAAGCTGTTACAATCAACCCTCAACAAGTATCAGGATTACAATAAGCAGCGTGAGCAGCTGGTTAAGTCCTTCAATGAAGAAATGGAGTTCCTGAACTCACAACGTACCGAACAAAATTCGGAAGAGATAGACCGGGCAATAGAAGTTGCAAAGAAGAAACTCAAAGAAGGATTGAAAGGAATACGGGATGAAATGGAAAAGGAGTTTGCCGGACAAGAAAATACATTCTTAAAAATGCTATATGGTGATATTTCCCAAATGGGATTTTCTGACCTATCAAATTTGATTTCTCAAGCCCGCCAGCTGAATGATTATCTTTCTGGGAAAGGAGACAAGGAGGGAATTACATTTATTTCTAAAGAACAACTAGAAGCGATTGAAAAAAGTCCGGCAGACTTAGAAAAGTTGAGAAAAGCACTGGATAAGTTGCTCGGTACAGGTAAAAAAGAGAATAAATGGGAAGAGATATTTGAAACCTTCAAAAAGGGTTTTGCTTCTCTTAAAAGTGCAAAAGATTTTAAAGAAATATCTGGTGCCATAGGTACGATAAGTAATGCCGCTTCATCGGCAGCTGGAGAAGTTGCGAATTTATTTGAAGTGATGGGTAAGACTTCGGCAGCAGATGCTATAAGCGGTGTAGAAAGCGCAATGAATGCAATATCCAATATCGGGCAAGGTTTTGCTAAAGGTGGAATTGTAGGCGGTATTGCAGCCGCAGTAGGAGAAGCTGCCAATTTTATAGGAAAGGCTTTTGCAGCTAATTCTCGGCATAAAAAAGCTCTTGAGGCTATTATGAACGAAACGATAGATCAGCAAAGAGAATACAACCTTCTTTTGTTGGAGCAAAATCTTTTGTATGAGAAAGCATCTACAATCTTTGGAGTTGATGCTTATTCTAAGGCCAAGAACGCAGTTATTAACATGAAGGACAGTGTAAAAAGCCTTAATAAAGAACTTACAGACGGAGAATATGGGAGTTGGATTACAAATATTGAGAGAAAGTTTTTAAAAAGAGCAAATCAATACATCGGATCCGCACTAGCTTTAAAGGATCAATATGCAGGGCTTGCCAACGTAGAAATCAAAACCGGACACAAAAAAACGGGGTTGTTTGGTTGGGGAAAAGGAAAAGACGTTTATTCTTCAGTTCTTGATGTTTATCCCCAATTAATAAAAGCTAATGGAGAGTTTGATAAAAGTTTGGCAGAAACAATTATCAATACCCGTACTATGTCAGATGAAAGCAAGGCAGCGTTGCAGTACATGATTGACCTAGCGCAACAGGCGGAAGATGCCTATAGTGAATTAAATGACTATATGACCGATATTTTTGGGGATTTAGGAAACTCCATGACAGACGCACTCGTTAATGCTTTTGTCAGTGGAACCGATGCAGCAAGAGCTTTTACCGAATCCGTTTCTAGTATGCTTGAAACACTATCCAAACAAATGATTTATTCTGTTACATTAGCTCCAGTGATGGAACAGGCACAATCTAAAATGCTAGATGTAATGAAGAATACCGATTTATCAGATGAGCAACGCTTCAACCAATGGACTATTATTCTTGATAATTTGGTAGATGATGCACTAGCGCAACAAAGCAAGGCCGAAAGATTAATGGAAGAATATCAGAAAATAGCAGCTAACAAAGGTTTTGACATATTGTCAAATAGTTCCTCTTCATCCCAAGAAGTTTCAAAGAAAGGCTTTGCCACTGCATCGCAGGATTCAATAGACGAACTTAACGGACGTTTCACCGCTTTGCAGATTGCCGGAGAAGAAATCAAGAATCAAAGTGTAGAACAAACTAGGCTATTGGATTCTATAAACTCGATATTGCTTAATATAGAGCCTTCACAGGATTCTTTCAGTATTCCCGATCTATCATTAAACAGAGAAGCTTTAAATAGTAGTTTTGCAGCTGATATAGCAATGAGAGCAGAATCTAACGCCCAGTTACAGGCGGCTATAGTTAACCTAACCGGAGAAGTACAAACGATTAAAAACAATGTTAGTGAGATGTTGACTTTTAGCGCAGAAGATAGGATAAATCAGCAAACTATTGCCGAGAACTCCAGCAGTCTTAATAAAAATATTCCTAAGATAACCCAGACATTGGACGGTATTAAGCAAAATACTAACGGTTTATCACGTCGTTAATTTTATTCCATGCCATTATAGAAGAATCCCCGACCGCTTGTGATAAGTAGCCGGGGATTAGTAGTATTTATCCTTTAGAAAAAATATTATCCACCTTATCGAAAGTGTCGTAATCCTTGTAATTTAAAGTGAAATCTGTAAAGGATATTTTGGACTTATAAAAACGGACTATATTAGGATAGTGTAATTTCCACATATTTGCTCTATCTTCTTTTAGTGCTACGTTGTATTTTTGAGAAATATTGTTATACAATTCTACTATAGACATGAGAAAAGATTGTTTATAACACCTAAAAGCTTTTTCTTTTTCTCCATCCAAACATAATAATTGGGCTTCATCTATCAATTCGTCGGCTTTTGATGGAGATTGCTTTAAGCTGATTTTTTTCACATCATTAGTCATTTCCCATAATTTGAAAAACAATACAATTTGTAATACACCAAATACGATGATTACAATAGATACAAATAGTGTGATATTTTCCATAATTCAGTGTGTTTTATGTTATACAATGCGCAAACGTACAAAAAGCAGGAACAAAAAACAACTATTACAAATGTTTTCTAATTTTGCGGAAGGTACAAAGTAAAAGAGCGTCACCCGAACCACCAGATAGACGCCCTTTCCCAATTCATAGTAGTACAAATATACTATTTACTTTTAAATAATCGTACTATGTTTTCAGAAATCAACGAAAAAACAACGGTAAATACAGGGGTGAAAGGTAAGAAACAGAAGGAGATAATCAAGGCGAACAAACCCTTTTCGATCCGTGTCCTTTATATCAGGTACGGGGTTTATGATATTGTGTTCACTTACCAAGAGACAACCGTTTTTCAACCGATTTCAGACGAACAGTATAGGGAGTATAGGAAATTGTGTTATTTGCGCCCTATCAGGGCTAAAAACTATCTTCTTGATCTTGTAAACTTTGACGGTACACCATATAACAGGGGAGATTTTCAATTTATAGGTAAGGATGATGAACCGACAAAGGCAATGATAGCACTTTGGCAGGAGATAGAAAAGAACTTATTTAACCGGGATAATCAACATACATAGACCTGTCCTAATGATTGTTGAGATTAGCCTACTTTGATATTGATTTTAAAGGTAACCCAGAATTACCTTTTAAAAGTAAAATATGTACTCAAACCATATTTAAAGGTGCTATGGTGGCACTATTAAAAGCAAAGGTTTCAATCTTAAAATATGATACTCCCTGTTATTAACAGCAACCTAACATTACCTTAAATAAGATATAAAAAAGCCCGCACTGGTTAGTAAATCATGTACGGGCGTTTCCTTTATTTCTTTTCAGGTTTGATAAATCCGATCGGATTACGTAGCTTATTCTCCATCTTCTTTTGTGCCTGAAGCTCGGCTAACGTCTGGTTGATTAGTTCCAGCTGCATCCGTGTACTCCATTATAGACAAATATCTTTGCAAAGAGGCTATTTCGGCTTCAACAACAAGCTTTTGAAAGGCTTCCGGCTTATTCTCTGTATGAGATTCTTCCAGTGCTTTATAATAACTTATTTTATCCTCATTGCTACCTTTTAAAGTAACCAATGTATACCCATTCCGTAAAAGATAAAGATTCATCAATAAACGTGACGTTCGCCCGTTTCCATCAATAAACGGATGAATACGTACAAGTTCGTCGTGAAGATATGCGGCTATAAGTACTGGATGTACTTTTTCTTCCTCCATCTGCCGGTACTTTATCATAAAATCCTCCATTTGCTTCTGTATTAAATAAGGTTGTGGCGGCATGTGGGTACTACCGGAAATCATAACGGGAACGGTACGATATTTCCCGGCATTTTCACGGTCTATTCCATGCAAGATAAGAGCGTGTATTTCTTTGATAGTACGTTCGCTTATCTCTATATCCTTCTTCGCTATATCTTTGATATAATCAATAGCTTCGCTATGATTGATAGCTTCCAAATGTTCACGCATAGATTTGCCGGATATGGTAACTCCTTCATTTACTACTAATGCGGTTTCCTGTAATGTAAGGGTATTGCCTTCGATCCGGTTACTTTCGTAGGTGTATTCTATATCCAAGGCATCCTGTATCTTTTGCAGCGCATCTTCCGGTAATGGACGTAAAGCGGATAACTCTCCTTTGAGTGTATCGGCTTTATCTAACAACAGTTTTAAATCTTCATTCATGACTATTCTACTTTGATATTATAAAACGATTTCTCCGCTTTCTATTCTATCCAGCAACCGGGACAAGTCCGATACGCTATTTATATTGTAATTGGTATCTCTTATGCGGATCACTCCAATAATACCACCGGAAGAAGAAGGTGCAAACAGTTCTGTAATATCAACCTCTAAAGCATTGGCAATCCTTTCCAGTGTTTCAAGCGTTGGATTTCCATTGATAGCCCGGCTTAAACTTTCTTGCTTAATACCCATCTTTTCCGCAAGCTGGCTCACTGTGATGCCTTTTTCTTTACATACTTCTTTTATTCTCATGATAATGACATTTTAAGTTATAATTCAATTTATGTGCAAATATAGGAATAAATAACTCAAAAGTTATATCTCATAGTTAAATATAGTTTAAAGCATCATTATTTTTCATTTAGACAATTGTAGTTATGATATTAAGAGTTATATTTGCACTATGATAATAACAATAAAAGTTATAAAGATATGGCACGTTACGATTTAAGCAAAATAATGAAGAGAGCGCATAACCTTTATAAAAACGCTCATGCGAAGTACCCGACATTTGCCGATGCACTCCGTAAATCTTGGAGCATGGCAAAGTTTGAGGTTAGAGTAGCCGAAGAACGCCAGACAATAGAAGCGGAGACAAAAGCACGTGAAGCAAAGGTACGTGAAGAGAACGAGCAAGCCGCCATTAGTTCGGTTCTTCTTCGTGCACAAATCGAAGCCGACCGAATCAGGAGAGAAGCGGAAGCCAAAGCGGAACGCATGAAAGGCGAGATAGCAGCACGCAAAGAGGGTATCTCTTACAATGAGTACCAAAATCGTATTAATCGTGCAATGGGCTACGGGTGTGGTTCTTATTGTGGTGACTAATTTTTTTATTCATAATAATTGATTTGTTTTCATGGAAGTACTGGTTTGTGAAAATAGGTGCTTCCCTTTCACTGAATTATTAACCATAGGGGGAATTCCCCCTATCATAAATTATACTATATGACAGAAACAAAGGTTTACAAGCTCCACGAGAGCAAGCAAGTAGAGGATATTACTACCATGCTAAAAATAGAAGGGATAAAACATAATGTATTCGAATACGAAGAGTACACAGCAATAGAAGTGACTGGCACACCATTAGAGATAATAAGAGCCTCCACGATATACCAAACGGTTACAACCCTTAAACTATAACGAGATGGAGATATTGATAGTACTTGGATGCCTATACACTAGCTATAGGATATTTAGGAAAAAGGGAGAGCACTTCTTTGATGTTTAATCAATTATGAACGCTACACTAATTATTTGTATCATCCTTCTTGCTTTCTGTATCTGGGATGAAATGTTTAACGATAACAATGGGAAACCATCAATATAAAATATAACTATGGGAATGATAATAGAACCCGCTAGCAAAGAGCGGACAGAGCAAGGAGAGCAGTTTATCGAAAGACTGTTGAAGATTCTACAGAACAACGATAAAGTAACGGTTAACATTATGTACTGCCAAACTTGCGTTATTGATAGCTTAGCTAGTATAGACTCTGGCACTAGTTATAATGTTAATCTAGGCAAAGACGGTTACACCGTACTAAATGAAATGGTTTACAACTCACATCAATAAAAAGGAATCATGGACTTATACGAGATATTATTGCAAAGACTTGTATTTCTGACTAATGAATACTTGCAGTTAAAGGAAAGAGTTAGAAAGCTGGAGAACGAGGCAAGAATGAAGAGCTCAACGACTCCAAGGATAATAAAAATGAGAATAGATAAAGCAAAATAATAAGGTTATGCGTGATACACTGTTTGACATCAAAGCACTTATAGAGTCAAATAAAATACTTCGTGGCAAATTGAAAGAAGCGCAAAAGCGCATATATGAGTTAGAGGGGAGAATACCCCCTGTAATGAAGTGCAACGTAATAAGCCACGATTTCACGAAAGGGATTCCAAAAGAAGCAAAATAAGTTAGTGTTAGGGGTTTTCGGACCGGCACATTAGTTGACGCCAATCAACAAAGACGCCCCGGTAACAATACGGTTGCCGGGATTTTTGTTTGGGTAATAATTTATGTCCAGACAAAAAATAAAGTGATCAAATATAAAAATATTGATTACTTTTGTAATTGTACATAAAATAAGAAAGTATGAAAAAAGAAATCAAAAGATATGCTATTCACGAAGCTGGCCATGTATTGGGAGTATATTTTACAATGGGAAATATTGATAGAATAGAGTCTGCAAACATTGATGAACTTGGGGGATACGTTGATCTTAATAATGAATTTATAACTCAATTTGTCAAACCCGATATTACAACAGACGCAGGATGGCAAGAATTGTTCTTTGACGCATGTTATACTATTAGCGGGGGTGTTGCTGTTATGCTAATCTATAATGAACCAAATTTAGATTGGGAATCAATGTCTGAAGATAGGAAACAATTTGAAGCACGGTGGAAAAAAGAAATTGATAATAAACAAATAGATGTGGATGACCTTTTTACAAAGGCTAAAGAATATTGCATGAATAAGTTTAAAAATAATAATCCACTTTTAACAGCTATATCCACGGCTTTATTAAACAATTTTGCATTGTATCAAAGAAGTGGAAAATTGTATAGAAAAGCCTTGGAAGAAATCCTAAATAATACTATTACTATATAACTCAAACACTAATATTATGATTGAGATAGAAAGAAGATTCTCTGACGATACCCGTCTTATTGATCTGACAGTAGGAGATTTAAAAGAACTAATAACCAACCTTATCTCAAAAATCAAACAGATAGAAGAAAAAAGATATGTATATGGTTTACAGGGATTAGCCGATTTATTACACTGCACAAAGCGACATGCTTCAAAAATAAAATCATCGGGAATACTAGATGAGGCAATAAAACAAAGAGGGAGAACTATTGTAATAGATCATGATTTGGCTTTAGAATTATTCGGAAAGCAAAATTAATTGCAATAATGAAAGTTATTAGAACCAAACTTCCGAATACCGTTATTTGGAACTGATATGCTACAAAGATTTTCCCCAGTCATTACGCACGTACGAAAGAAATTCTCAAAAATGCGGATTTTGCGGATGCTATAAAAAGGGGAAGAAAATAAGCATGAAGATTTTTTCACGGTCATTACACGTGTGAGAAGAAGAGTCCCATTTCTCCTACTCTAACTTTGTAGTACCAATGTAGTACCATTTTCAGTTAAGAGCAAAGAAAAGCCCTTCCAGAAAACATCTGAAAGGGCTTCGTGAGGTTCCTGGCGGATTCGAACCGCCGTACACGGTTTTGCAGACCGCTGACTAAGCCACTCATCCAAGGAACCATTATTTCTCGTTTGCGGTTGCAAAGGTAGTACAAATTTTGAAACTACCAACTATCCGCAGCAATTTTTCTTTGTACTTTTTTTCTTTACATCGCATTCTCCGCGTTTCTTGTCTATCATATCCTTTAGTTCACAGCCACTTACACAGCTATCACAAGGATTCTGATTTTCTCGCGTACGACGAAAAAAACGAAATATTCCATATATGACGCGGGCAATGCAGAGTACAACCAGTACTCCGACTACCCAATCTTGCCAATTATTCATACAAACAATCCTCCAATCTGATAAACAGCAAATGATACAAGCCAAGCCAATCCCGTTGTGTAACAAGCAGCAAAAAGCGCCCATTTCCAACTACCCGATTCCTGTTTTATAGCCGCTATCGCCGCAATACACGGGAAGTAAATCAATACAAACAACATATAACAGAAAGCAACCAATGGAGTAATCGGAATTCGTTCTGCCAAACTTACTGAATCAGCATCCGGATCATCTGCATATAAGACACCTAATGTACTTACTACCAATTCTTTCGCTCCCACACCGGAAAGCAAGCCAATACCTAGTTTCCAATCAAATCCCAGTGGTTTTATAACTGGCTCTATACCACGTCCCAACTGGCCGATATAAGAATTTTCCTGCTGCTCGGCAACTGTTTCATAAGCATCATGATTCGGATAATACCCCAAGAACCAGATTATAATAGAAGCAATCATAATAATGCCTCCCATCTTTTTCAAATACTGCGCTCCCTTTTCCCATGTGTGACGGAAGATCGATTTTGCTGTCGGCATCCGGTAAGGTGGAAGTTCCATCACAAATGGAGTATCATCACCCTTCACCAGAAACTTGCTAAACAAGCGGGCCATTACCACAGCCAGTACAATACCAATCACATAAATACTTAACAACACCAGACTTGCATTGTTCGGGAAGAAAGCACCCACCAACAATAAATAAATTGGCAGACGCGCACTGCAAGACATCAAAGGATTTACCAACATTGTAATAAGACGGCTCTTCCGGTTCTCAATAGTACGGGAAGCTATAATAGCAGGTACATTGCATCCAAATCCCATAATCAAAGGAATGAATGATTTTCCGTGCAATCCCATTTTATGCATGATTTTATCCATGATAAAAGCTGCACGAGCCATATAACCCGAATCTTCCATAAGAGAAATGCAGAAATACAAAATCAAGATATTCGGCAAAAAGACAATAACCGCTCCTACCCCACCAATAATTCCATCAATCAGCAAATCTTTAAATGGACCTTCCGCCATATTATTGCGTAACAAGTCACCAATCTGCTCGACAAGCCATTCAATCCCCATCATCGGATATTCTCCAATGACAAACGTACCTTCAAACATCAGATACATAAAAAGGAAGAAAATAGGAAATCCCCAGACACGGTGAGTTACGATCGAATCCAGCACTTTTGTTGTCTGCGCCTGCTCCAAGTGATTATCTGTGAATGTCTCCTTCAGTGCACCACTGATAAATCCATATTTAGCATCCGTAATAGCCGATTCACAATCCTCATTCATTGTGTCCTGAACACGCTTCGACATCTTATCACGGACATGGAATATCTCATCCGCATTTGGTAATGTCCGCACAATGCGCTCAATGTCAGGATCATTCTCCAACAATTTAATGGATAGGAAACGGGTAGAATATTTATGACGGATAAATTCGTTTTTGGACACTTCACTTTTTACAGCTTCAATCGCTTTTTCGATATCAGGACCATGATTGATATGAATATGCCGGAAGACACGCCCCGTCTTTTTATGTTCACGTACATAATCTTCCAAATGCTCTTCCTCGTGGTTCTTACGATCTTCCAGAGAATCATGCCATTCGGTCAAATCCTTAAGAACTTCCGGATTCATATTTCCCTGTTTATCAAAGAAGTCTACTCCTTCATACAGATTGATAACAACATGAAACAAGGTATCCAATCCACGATTTTTCTTACTGACAGTAGGCAACATCGGCACCCCGAACAACTTACTCAACAGATGATAATCCAATGTATTTCCACTGGCTTCCAACTCATCATAAATATTCAGAGCTACCACCATGCGGACATTCATATCTATCAATTGAGTAGTCAGATATAAGTTTCGCTCCAGATTAGAGGAATCGACTACATTAATAATCACGTCCGGAGTTTCATCGATAATATGACGACGCACATAGATTTCTTCCGGCGTATAAGCAGACAAAGAATAAGTTCCCGGCAAATCGACAATACGGAAATGATAGCCTTCGAAATCAAAATAACCTTCTTTGGCATCCACGGTTACGCCGCTGTAGTTTCCAACATGCTCATGAGCACCGGATGCAAGATTAAATAAAGAAGTCTTGCCACTGTTCGGGTTTCCGACCAAAGCAACATTAATGGTACGGCGTTTACCTAACGCCAACCGTTTCATATCTTCTTCTTTTACTGAAAGGTCTTCAGGCAATCCTTCATGATAAACGGTCTTCTCGGCCAGTTTCTTTGCTTCCTCTTCGCTGATAACTTCGATCATTTCAGCCTCCTGACGACGAAGAGAAATTTCATAACCTAAAACTTTATATTTTATGGGATCTTTTAGCGGAGCATTCAACAGCACTTCAACCGTTTTACCTTTAATGAAGCCCATCTCCACAATACGTTTACGAAAACCACCGTGCCCCAATACCTTTACAATAACACCTTTTTCTCCTGTTTTTAATTCGGACAAACGCATAACTCTCAAAATTTTCGGCAAAGATAATTCATAACTTCGGAGCATGCAAATTATTTAGAATGTTTTTAAATAGCAGCTTTTTTCATCCTCTAAAAGATTCAGAAAAAATAAAAAAACTTATTGATAAACTCGTATCTTTGCAGGTATGATACAACAACGCGTTACAAAATATATAGAAAAAGAACATTTGTTCTCACCGGATGATAAAATCCTGATCGCATTGAGTGGTGGCGCCGACTCGGTGGCATTACTATATATTCTGCATACAGCAGGCTATCATTGCGAAGCCGCACATTGTAATTTCCACCTGCGAGGCAAAGAATCAGACCGGGACGAGCTATTTGTCCGCCAACTTTGCGAAAGAATGGAAATCCATTTACATACCATTGATTTCAACACGACCCAATATGCAACGGAAAAACATATTTCGATTGAAATGGCCGCACGGGAACTCCGCTACCAATGGTTCGAGAAAATTAGAAAAGAATGTCAGGCAGATGTTGTCGCTGTGGCCCATCACCAGGATGATAGCATAGAAACTATACTACTTAACCTGATTCGGGGAACAGGAATTACCGGTCTGTTAGGAATCCGCCCCCGTAATGGAGCCATCGTACGCCCTCTGCTTTGTATCAACCGGGAAGAAATAATTCGTTACCTGCAAAACATCGGACAAGATTATGTGACAGACAGCACCAATCTGGAAGACGAATATACCCGTAATAAAATCCGGCTCAACCTCCTTCCCCTCATGCAGGAAATTAATCCGTCAGTCAAAAACACTCTGGTAGATACGAGTAATTATCTAAATGATGTAGCCACTATATATAATAAATGTATAGAGGAAACTAAAAAGAAAATCATTACGGCAGAAGGTATCAGAATCTGTGATTTGGTAAAGGAACCGGCACCCGAAGCCATCTTATTCGAAGTCCTGCATCCTCTAGGATTCAATTCCGCACAAATCAAAGATATCGCTCACTCGCTTCATAGCCAACCGGGCAAGCAATTCTGTAGCAAAGAATGGAGAGTGATAAAAGACAGAGAATTTCTATTAATAGAAACTGCGGAATCTAAAAATGAGACTCTTCCTCCTTTTCAAATCATCAAAGAGGAAAGAGAATACACCCCGGATTTTCTCATTCCACGTGAAAAGGAAATAGCCTGTTTTGATGCCGACAAACTGAATGGAGAAATTCATTACCGAAAATGGCAGCCGGGAGACACTTTTATTCCTTTTGGAATGAAAGGAAAGAAAAAAATAAGCGATTATCTGACCGACCGCAAATTTT